ACAGACGCTATGCACGAATTTGATGCATGTTCTAACGGAACTAACAATCGAGGTGTATTTGGTGGAGGAGCTGGCAGCCCTGGTGTCGCATCAAATATAATGGATTATGTTACCATTTCATCTGTTGGAAACGCATCAGATTTCGGCGATTTAATAACAGCAAGATTTGGTTTAGCGGCAACATCAAACGGTTAATAGCGGCGTGTTTGGAGGTGGTTATTCTGATGCTATTACTAATTTAATAGATTATATAACCATTTCTAATACTGGAAATGCTAGTGATTTTGGCGATCTAACAATGGGTAGGCAAAGACCCACTGCATGTTCCGATGCATAATTTTAAGTTAAATTATAGTTATAGATAATATTATTGATATTAAGTTTAATAATTAACTAACCAGTCTATAATTAGAGGAATACTTTTATATGGGGAGGATTGTGTTGTGTCTACTAATAAACCTATAAAATTAGAAGCAGAAATTCAAATATTAGAGGAAACTGAAGAGCTGAGAAAAGAAGTCGCTGCTATGGTGGAGTTTCCGAAAAATAAAACCCCTGACATGTTGTTTTTTTCTGGGTGTTTTGTGTCTTCTGGTGAAAATTTGAATCATGCTTATTTCATGCCATCAGAGATGGTAAAGGCCCATTCTAGTATTGTGAATAAACCATTGGATATAGAACATGCTGAGGAAGAAATTGTTGGTCATATTTATTCTAGCGCTTTTGTGGATCATAGTGGAAAAGCATTAGATATTAGTGAATTATCTGGTATGGATGAAGAAACTTTGGATAAAATGGATATCGACGTAATGATTGGTGGTATAGTCTATAAAAGTCGTTTTCCAGAATTAGCCGAAGATGTTCAGAAGGGCAAATGGAAATTATCTATGGAGACTTATTTTCAAAATTATGATGTTAAAGTAGGTGATTTAATTTTGTCTAAAAAAGAAGCGGAAGCCATGGGTTTGGCTTCATCTGATGTTCTAGGTAAGGCAGCTAGAATAGTTAAAAAAGGAGCCGCAATAGCTTCTGGAGAAATAGCAAGGGTGTTAAGAGATTTAATGTTTTCTGGATGTGGTTTAGTAAAACAACCTGCTAATCCAAGGTCTTTAATATTTGAAACTGCTAAAAAACATGAAGAAGAAGGTACTATTGTTGTGGAATTAGATGAAGAAGAAAAAAAGGTACCTAAAGGAAAAGAAAAATCTGATATTGATACAGTGGATATTAGAAGACAAACAAGTGTGGGTATTTGTGTGAGTTATAAAAAGTATATTTATGCTAGTGAACCGCCTGGACCTGACACTGAAATTTTACATGAAAATTGGTGTACATTATTTGATGCTGAATGCACTTCTTTCGGTCATGATGTAACAGATCCTAATTGTTTACGTCGTAAAGCTGAAAGAAAAGCTGCGGAATATACCAAAGCTAGAATGCAAGAAGTTGAAGAAAACAACAATCGAGGCAAATTGTTGTTAGAATTAAAACAGTTATTACAAAAAATTTCATAAGGAGGTAATCGCTCATGCCACAAGCAAAATTAACCGGACGTAGCATACCCAAGGTTGTTAGAGTTAATGCTGATGATGATAAGGCATGTTTGTACAAAAACTTGGGTAATGGTCGTAGAATTCCATTTATTTGGGGTGATACGGTAACGTTGGCATCTGGTACTACCGAAGTGGTAGTAGCTAGCGGTGTTAGTTTTAATGACTTTACCCCCGAGACTGGTATAATCCAGGTTACTCCAGTATTTACAGTAACAAGTGGTGTTTCATATGATACTACTGTTCTCGGTAAAGTTTATGTTGAGAAAGATGTTACTAATAAGACACTTAAATTGAAGTCAACTGTAGCTGCTGGTCAAGATACTGATTTTGATGTCACTGTGTTTTTAGGTGATGAGGCTACATTTACTTCTAGCTCTTCAAACCAGATTTGGAAACGAAGAGATTCAAGTTCTATGTAATAAACAAGATTTAAGGATATAGGGCAAGGTTTATAAGTAAATTTGGATGATTTTTAAATAACATGAGGTTGGTTTGACATTTGGCAAATTTACGAAAATTTTATAAGGAGGTTTATTTTCTATGAATGATCAACTAGTTACTAATGTCGAATCTATTGTTGATGAAATCTTCAAGAAAAAAGAGGAAGCAGAGATGAAGAAAGAGACTGAGGCAGCACTGAATAACGCTGCCGCTACTATTACGGAGCTTAATGCATCCTTAGAGGCAAAGGATAATGAGCATAAAGCCGAGGTTGAAAGTCTTCAGGAATCCATTACTTCTCTTGAAACCCAACTAAATGAAGTTGCGGAAGCCAAAAAGGCGCTTGAAGATGAAAAAGCAAGTTTCGATGAAGAAAAAGAAAAGTTGACTAAGCGAGCTGAATCTGCTGAAGAAGAATTGGATAATATGAAGAAAGACCAGTTGGCTGCTGAAAGAATGGAAGATCTTAAAACAGCTGGTGTTGCTTCTACCGACGAGGAAGCTCAGCGTGATAAAGTCAGAGAAATGACTGATGAAGATTTTGCTTCTTATAAAGAAGAATTGGTTTCTGTTAGATCTTATGTCATTAAAGAACTTGAGGATGCTGGGAACAGCACCGATGGTTCTGAAGAGGCTAAGAAAGAGGAAGCCAGAAAGAAAGAAGAAGCGGAACAGAAAAAAGAATTATTGGCAACAAGGCTTGAAGAATTAAAGGAAGCCGGTGCAGAAATTACTGATGAAGAGGAAATTGCTAAGATTCAGGATATGACAGATGAAGATTTTGCGTCATATAAAGATGAAGCAGTTGCTGCTCTGAGTTCTAGTGATGATGATAGCATTGATCCAATGAAAGCTGTTGCCGCTGCTCTTAACATGGAGTTTGAACCAGCTAAAGATGTATTGGCTAAGTATCGTGAACTTGGTGCTCAGATGGCTGAAAATATTAAGAGTAAACAAGAGAGACAGTAAATTTGAAGTCTTTTTTGCAAATTATATATAAGGAGGAATGGTAATTATGTTTATTCCCAGACATCCTGTAGTGGAGAATCAATTTTGTCAATTTAATGAGACAAGCACGTCTACTGGTGTAGGTGCTGTACTCGCATACGCCGGTGCCGTGTGTTATCTTGTTAATGCCGCGGCAAATCAGGACGCCATTGTTGACCTTTATACTGCTGGTGATACTTATACTTCTCCTGAGAATTCACCTTTTGGATTCTTAATGCAGAAAGTTAAGACTGGGTATCATCAAGTACACCCATCCGGTTTTTATATGCCTGGAGATTTAGGATCTTCAGATGTTGTTGCACAGCCTAAGTATAATGCAAGTGGTCAAATTAGTGGTACTAAGTTTGCTCCTGTTGGTGTGGCACATTTAGGTATTTGGGATACAGTTCACTACACTGTTGCTACTAAGGGTACAGACGCTATGAAACCTGGTGATCATCTTTACATTGATAAAACCGGTGGGTACTGTAAAGTAAGTAATAGTAGTGCTAATCAGCCAGATGGTGTTAGTACATCTGTTGCTAGAGTAGTTAAGGGTGCTAGTGCAGCACAGGTCGAGGCTAATATCGACAATACTACTTTGTATCCTATTAGAATTAAACTTCTAGTGTAATTTAGATTAAATATAAAAAGTTGAATTATGGATCAATGCGTTTATCGCATCCAAAACTCTTGAAGGAGGAAATAGCTATTATGGATAGAAAGGAAATGCAAAAACTTTTTAAGGCAACGGCTGCTATTAACACTCCGGAAGGTATGGCTGCATATAAGGCGTTTGCTGCAGCCCTTACTACACCTATCCTTCAAGCGGTTGAGCGCGAATCCATCATGAGACAGCTGTTTGCTGTTGAAAGACTCGGCCCTGGTGCCCAGGCAGTTTACCCAGTAGCGGAAGATTTTGAAATCCCAGTGTGGATTCTGCCAGGTCTCGGTTATGTCGCTCAGAACTTCATTGAAGGTATCGGAGAAGAGGTATACGTTCCGACGTTTAACGTTGATGCATCTGGTGATTGGAAGATTACTTATGCAAGGGATTCGAGAATTGATATACCTCAACGTGCCGCTGAGAAAGCCGCTAAAGCTATCGCTGATTATGAAGAAGAATGTGGATGGCGTGTGATTCTTCCCGCCGCTACATCTGCGTTTTCTGGTAAAGGACTGTTAGGATCACGTCCCGCGCCTATTTACGAGATCAATCCTGCATCTACTGGTGCTGGATATCTGTCAAAAGAATTGATCAATAGAATGATTGTTGGTTTTAAGAGAGTAGGAAGAACACTTACAGACCTGTACGTATCTCCTGAAGATGCTGCTGATATTCGTGAATGGACTGATACAGATATTGACCCAGTGACCCGAAGAGAAATTTTTCAGGCTGCTGGTATGGGAAGTATCTGGAATGTAACATTGCATGAAATTCAGCATCTTGGTGCAACTGGTCTTTATAATATTAATGGCAACTCTTCAGAATATGGTAAATTTATTGCTGACGCTGGTGATGTATATAATGCATATACCTTAGATAATGCAAATGTTACTAATGCTGATGGTACTATTGCTACATTAGGTGAAACTCAGATAGTTGGTTTTGATCTTAGTGTTAATGACTCTCTTGTAATGCCTATTCGAAAAGAATATGATGCTTATGATGATCCTACATTGCTTCGTGTTCAGAAACAAGGTTTCTTCGGATGGGAAGAAATTGGATTCGCATGTCTTGATCCGAGAATGCTGGCTATTGGTGTGATTGATAGATCACTTTAATATCGTATAAATATACAGTGTCCTGTACTTTATTGTACAGGGCACTGATACGATAGGATAAAGATATGTTGTTTTTTATATTAATACTTTTAGTAATAAATATAGAAGCAGTGACTAATATATTAAGTAAATCTGACCTCTTTAAACCTGTTAGAAAATTTTTATTTAACCGGTCTAATAATAGAGGCGCGAGATTTTTGCATGATCTATTAGATTGCTCGTATTGTACTTCGATATGGGTTAGTTTGGTTTATGTTACTATATTTTATATAGTAGAGATATACGTATTATCGTCTGCGTTTATGTTTGTGATGTTAGTAATAGCTTTACATAGAATTTCAAATTTGTTACATCATATTATTGATCGAGTTGATAAGAACTCTGGATATGATATGATATTGGACAAGGAAAACGATATATAAGTTTTAAAAAGGAGGAAAAGGTTATGGAAGGATATATTAAAAACAATTCTCCTACATGGAGACATGCTTTAAAAAGGTCTGTGGGACCCGGAGAAAAAATTTCTTTGGATGATCTTTACGAACAATATGGTATTAAGCATGATATTGAAGAAGGTGATCAGTTTGTAAATTGGCTTCGTCAGGTAAAGTTACGTAATACAGATATTTGGGAAATAAAGTATAAAGAATCTAAAAGCAAAAAAGAAAAGAAAATCGAATCTAGCGTAGAAGCTAAAAAGCCGTTGACGAAATCTACACAATTGGCTCCGTTTGTTAAAATCGAAGATAACCCTGAAGAATTAGCACAGCTGTCCGTTAGACAAGCTCGTGATATTATTCCCAAATCTACAGATCAAAAAATGTTAAAATACGCATTAAATATGGCAAGTCAATTATCCAACAAAGATACTTTATGTAGAATGTTGAGAAAAAGAATACAAGAACTGGAACTTAGTAGGAGGTAATAAATGAATAGTTATATGCAGGGTTATGAGAGAAATACCCCATCTCCTAAGTTCTATAGCACTGTTGTAGGCCATGAGGGGTATAATCCCACTATAACTAACTATTACATTACTGTTAGTGGTGGGGATGATAAATTAGTTAGAGTAGAAGAGGTGTTTAGAGGAAAAATGTTTGCTCGGACTATCTCTGGATCTAATTATGCGCAGCAATGGCCTAATTATTCTTATTCTGTGACTTATGACGCTTGGGAAGAAACAACTGTATCTTAAATATAATTAGGATAAGAGAGGCAAATTACTGATGATACGTCTGACTATAAGAGTTACGGATATAGAAAATGTAATGTTGTTGTATTCTTATATCAGAATATATCGGTCTGATGCGAGGGATGGGACTTATTCTCATTTAGCTTTTGTGCCTCTTGTACCAGGCCAATCGGAATATATTTATGATGATATTACAGGTACGCCTGATTATTGGTATAAGTCTTCATATTATAGAGATGAAAGCATGGAAAGTGCTTTATCTGATCCGGCTCAAGGTACAGCGCCTACTTTATACACAGGTGCAACTTATCCTAATGAGATTGATTTTGATACAGACCAATCAACTATAATAAGAAAAATAAGAAGATATATTGGAGATTTTAAAGGATTGTCTAGAATATATCTTGAAGATGGTGAAGATAGAAGTTGTAATTATATATCAGAGGATAACAAAACTTTAGAACTGGATGAAAAGGGATGGCCAGTTTATATTTCACTTCATTCATTGAGTAGTGATACGACAATAGAAAAAACTGATCTAAATGATCCTGTAGTTCAAGGTTATAAATATCTTACATTCAGTGGTACTTTAATGAGTGGTACCCAGTGTGTGTATGATATTATAAATGTTTGGTATTATACATTTAAATATTCTGATAGAGAAGTTTATGAAGCTTATGGCGATGCTATGATACCGCCTAATGTACCTACAGATAGTGTTACGCAAGACCATTTGATTTTGCAGGCTTCGATTGATTTATTGGAAAACATGACTTCTGAAGATATGACTGAAGATGGAGCTACAATCAGAGATGATCAAAGTTTGTACGACCCATCTCCTGGTTTAAGGGAACGGGATAAGACAATCGGACGTCTTAAAGATATTTTGGACGCTTTGATTGATGAGTCTATTAAAAATGCGATAATAGCTCAAACAGGTGTATTAATAGATTAATGTGAGGTAGGAAAAACTATGGCTGTAATATTAACTAGACGACGTAGTGGTGGTGGTTCTGGATCTTACGTAAATTTATTAATAGTTAATGAAGCTGCTGTAGGTTCTAAAAATAACTTAAATCGTATTTTTCAAACCGCTTATAACTATGTAGCTGGGACATTATCAGTTTATTATAATGGGCAGAGATTAACTAAAGACAATGATTATATGGAGCAGGATTCTAACGCATTTAGATTAGTTTATGTTAAGCCTTATAGCGATGATAATTTAGTTGTAGATTATCAAATACCTAATTAATACTTAATATTTAAGCGAGCCAAAATTCAAATAGGAGGAAGCATACAAAATGGCTAGAAGTTTAATAAGGCAGTTAGAACAAATTAGGCGTTCTGCTACTTATAATGATCAGGTAGCTAACGTTACTTCTGGTACTGTAGCAGAGCCTACTGTATCTGGTTCGTTAGAGGACGACCTTAATGCTCTTCGTTCAATTATGCGTTTGACTAAGGGGTCTGCTAAATGGTATACTGATTTGGGTAATTATTTTGACCCAACTAATACTACTAGCGGAAGTGCAGAGCAGAAGGCGTTGAATCTAACTAATTTAAAGAATAACACCCTTGATGCTAAAACTGTTATTCTGGCTGTACAGGAAGACAATAGTGGAAATGGTTATACTGTTTCTGGTACTTCGACTGGTATACTACTTACAAGTGGCAATTCGACAGTTTATAATAAAGCGTATGCAACTGCGACTGATCGTACCGGTGGCTCAAGCGGTGCACTTCCGATTTTTTCTTCTGTAAGTGGTGATTATTGGGATGAAGGTGGTGCAGATCGTGTTTGCCGTGTAGATGTGTTAAATTCATCTAATGATTCACAGATGCAGGATACAAATGGTAATACTATTTACGCTAAGTTACATGATGGTGCCGATAATAGTGGAACTGGTGATGGTACCGATGTGTATGTGAGATTTTATGCTAATGATGCTGTATGTGACCTTTCAACTGTTACTGGTACTGTAACTTCTGTATATTTTATCGTTCCTGAACGTAGACGTATGACAGATGTTGAAGAGTACGAATGGCAGAGAACCGATTTTGTTAGTTCTTGGGAAGGTGATGTTGAGCTTCTTGAAGATATTATGAATTTATGGAGTTATACAGGTGCAAGTGATGGTATAGACAGTACCGCTGGTTCTTGGACTAATGCTACTGGAAATTACCCACTATCTGGTAATCCATCAGATTTACAGGCAGCTAGTGACGCATTGAATGATGCCGCTGGCGATAGAACTTATACTGAACAAAATTATGTTACAGATGCAGAAAGTTTTGCTGATTCTCTGGATGCATTGGATCAACAGGTAAAAGATAATGCTGACGCTATTGCAGCTGGTGCTGCTGATAAATATGTTGAAGAGGTTTCTGGTGATATTACGGCCGGTGTTGAGCACTCACTGCCTAATGGTTTGACTTATACTCCTGATGCAACCGTTGGTCAAGAAGGAAGTAATATGGATGTTTATGTTGGAGGTCAGTTACTTGCTGCTGATACTGGTGCGGCTGGTGTTAATGCCGATAGAGACTATGGTGAAACAAGTACATCTGGTATTACATTCCGCTTTAATGTACAGGACGGTAGGAATATTACCTATATGATTAGACAGTAAAAAATCCAATAAAGGAGAGTATAACAAATGTCTAGAAGTCTATTAACTCAGTTAGAACAAATTAGGCGTTCAGCTACATATGATGATCAGGTAGCTGGTGCAGTTTCCGGTACTATAGCTGAGCCGACAGTCTCAGGTTCTCTTGAAGACGATCTGAACGTTTTTAGAAGTATTATGAGACTAGTTAAGGGAAGTACTAACTGGTATGATAACATAGGTAATTATTTCGATCCAACCAATACTACTAGTGGAAGCGGTGAGACTAAATCACTGGATTTGACTAATTTAAAAAATCACAGTATGGATGCGAAAACTGTTATCGTGCCGGTAGTTTCTGACAATAGCGGCTCAGGCTATTCAGTCAGTGGTACACAAGACGGTTTCTTAATGAATATCACTACTAGTTATGCTACGGCTACTGATAGACGTGGTCTTCCTATTTATCAAAGTACTAGCGGAGATTATTGGGATGAAGGTGGTGCTTTAGATGTTTGTGCTGTGGATATTCTTAGCGTGGCTAACAACGCATCTATAACAACTAGTGGTGGGGATGTTATTTATGGATTGTTCTATGACGCCGCTGATGAAGGCGGAACTGGAACTGGTACTGATGTTTATGTTAAATTTTATGCAAATGGTTCTCCTATAGGTTTTCCAAGTGGGTATACAACTACAACTACAACTATTAGTGGTGGTTACACGCCTCCAAGTGGCGATGATGTTGATTTCGATTTTGGTGGCGGATATGTCACACCAAGTGGTAATCTTGTTAATTTTGATTTTAATGAGTATTCTACTACTGGTGGTATTAAGGTAGTTTATCCTCATAGAAAGATAATGACTAATGTTCAGGAATATGAGTGGTTCAGAACAGATTTTATTACTAAGGTAGAAGGGGATCCAATTTTTGTTGAAGATATTAGTAATCTTTGGGGTTATACTGGAGCAGTTGATGGAGTGGAATCTACTGCTGGTAGTTGGAATGCAACTAATGGTAACTACCCGTTTGCTTCTGATCCATCAGATTTACAGATAGCTATTGATGTAATGAATACAGCTTTAGGTGACACCACGTTTACTGAAGGTAATTATATGTCGGATGGGGACACTATAGCTTCAGGTATTAATGCATTAGATGAGCAGGTTAAAGATAATGCCGACGCTATTTCTGCAAATTTAGGTGTTAAATATACCGAAGACGTTAGTGTAACTATCCCTAGAAATACTTTACATGGTTTGCCTGCTGGTGTTACTTATACACCTGATTCAACTGCTGGCCAGGAAGGTAAAAATATGGATGTTTACGTCAATGGTCAATTGTTAATGGTTGATGCAAGTGGTGAATTAAGAGATTATGAAGAAACGACAACTTCTGGTGTTACATTTAGGTTTAATGTGGTAGCAGATTCAAATATAGTTTATATGGTAAGGCAATGATTAAATATATAGGCGCGCTTCGGCGCGCCTATAAATATTTATAGATTTAGGAGGAAAAGGTAAAAATGAATATGAATCAATTTAGAAATGTTATAGATAATGCGCGTGATAACGAAGTAATTACTAAAGAAGAAGCGGGATTTATAGTTCTGTTGGCTAAGCGATTTAGACAAGATATTGAACGGAAATCAAAGGCAATGATAGCTTTACAAGGCGAAATCGCTCAGTTAAAGGCTAATGAAAAAGTAATTATTGATATTGTGCAGAATTTAGTTGCAGCTCAACAAAGAGCTGATGACCGGTATAGGATTATGAATGATATTAAGGAAAATAAGAGTAGGAAAGGCGTGGCTGTCGTGGAGTCTGAAGAAAGTAAAGACGACAACACATAATATATATATATTTTAATATCAATTAATAGAGGAACCAAAGATGGCTAGAAGTCGTTTATCAGAGACACAAGTCTTCGATTCTGATTTTATGTCGGAGACCGAATATGCAGCTCAATTCACAACGATGTCTGGCCATTTGTATGATCAGATGGTATTGATTTCTGGTAGTTTGTCATATGAAATTAATGCTATTACTGATACTCTCACCAGTGGTTGTGTCCCATATTTCATTTCAGATACATTTAGTGATTCCCCAATAACAATTTCAAATATAGATATTGTGAATATTGATGGTAGTATAGAAATACTAGCTGACCCTGGAGAAAATAATAAGGGTAGAGGCGCAATAACTACTATGATTGTAGACGCTAATACATATGGTGTAGGTTCTGCTTTACATTTAGATACTGATGGCCATTGGATAGAAGCAAATGCTGAAACATCTATGCCTTGTGGGGCGCTTGCTTTAGAAGCTGGTGTTGGTAGTAAAAGAGTACTTATGCAAGGATTTATTCGTAATGATAATTGGAATTGGACTACTGTTGGTGGTCTTATTTATGTATCTTGTGTTACTGGAGAACTTACACAAACAGCACCTAATGGATCGGGAGATTTTGTACAAATAGTGGGGCTTGCTACTCACGCCAATCGAATGTATTTTAATCCTCAATACACAATGGTAGAGATAGTTTAGTTGGAGATTATAACAATCTATGTGGATACTTGCGTTTTTTACAAATAACGGTGAACCAGCTTTAGGTCTTAGCCCTCTCGTTAAAGTTTTAGATGTTGAAACTGGATTGACAGTTGTTAATGACGAGAATATGACAGAGACCGGGGATGGTTTCTATAGATACAGTTTCGAAACGTATGAGCCATCACGTGATTATGCTGTTATATGTGATAGTGTCACGCTTTCTGGATCTGAAAGGTACACCTATGCTTCAAGTGGGGAGTATGCTGAGGTACTTGATTCAATTGAATCCACTGTGGGTTTGGTAGATATACGGACTATTCTACTTAGAAAAATACAGACAAACAGATTAGAACTTTCGGACGGTGATACAGATAACTGGATATTATATGATGACGATAAGTCTACGCCATTTTTAACATTTAGTGTTCAAGATAAATCTGGAAGTTTAATTATTCAGCAACCCCATACCCCTTCTCGCCGAGGTATGGCAGATGGGGATATTTGTGGGTCTGGCATTTCACCGAGTGTTGAGATTTATATGCGTAAGTCTGTATATGATCCTGATGATGATGGTATAGTAAGTGTAGCAGAAGGGGTTAGTGATGGTATTTATTCATCTACAGCATCTGGAATAAAATTTTCAGTTGATAATGCACATCATCCGTGTTATTTGGGAACTAAGTGTATTGATGAAAGCGGTATGGCTGATCAGTTTGTAGTTAAGTATGACGCTGCGGCTGATCGTTTAATTTATGGAGTTACAAATATTTCGGGTACTTTATCAGGTACTATACCACATCATTGGTTATTGCAATTAGATGCCGATGATCATCCACAATATATATTAGCTGATGGTACACGACCATTTTCATCTACTGTATCTGGTGTTTATCCTATTGAGGATGCACATTTAACAACAAAGCAGTATGTGGATGAACAGGTATCAACTGTAAGTGGTAATTTATCCAATAATTACTATACTAAGCAAGAGGTTCTTGATTTAATAGGTCAAAATCAGGCTGGAATAGTACCGTTAGGTTATAAAGATAATCAAACTACTGTTGTATTTAACACTGCTTTTACTAGTGGTGAATATGCACTATTAGTTAGTCTTGATAATCAGCATGATTCAAAATCATCTGAATATGCACTGACTATAACTGATAAGACCGCAACTGGATTTACAGTTAATTATTCTGGTAAAATTGATTCAGATAATTATGTATTAAATTGGTATGCTACATTATCTGGTGTAGCAGGCGGGGTTACTCGTACTCTATCAAATGGTTTATTGAGGAGTATACCAGTATTACCAGAGGCTAGAAGTTTGCCAGCGGTACCTACTGGTAATTATGTTATAAATGAAATACCTGATACTTCTGGTGTATTAGAAAATGATTTAGAATTAGGAAATAATAGTATAATACTAAATACAACTCCAAGTGGATATATTACAAACGGATATATTGTTGGATGGAGCGGTGAAGTGTCTACTGTGAAGATCCAAGAGAATTTTAATGGTTTTGGCATTCCTATGCATGTTCAGCCTAACGGTAAGTTTGGAATGTGTATGGCTGCTAGTGGCATCAATCATATGCCATGCATAGCATTATCTTTGGACGAGGGAACTGGTAATAAAAGAGTACTATGGAGAGGGATAGCTAGAAAGGGATCTTGGCACTGGAAGCCGGGGAATACAATATATGTATCTACCGTTGAGGGCGCATTAACAAATAAAAAGCCGAATGATGGGTCATGGGCACAGCCAGTCGGTATAGCTATTGCTTCTGATACAATACGGTTTGATCCAGGTTTTAATGTTGGCGGAGTAAATAAATAAAGGAGGAACATATAAACTATGGCTAAGTTTAGAGGTAATGAATTATATTTAGCAGATGGGCAGCGCGTTCGTTTTGGTGACCACCAAGATGCTAATATGTGGTGGGATTCAGACGCTCAGCATCCTACTACTAGTGGTGATTTACGAGTAAATACTACTATTAGTGGCGTTGATCCTATCTATGATTATCATATAACAACTAAGAATTACGTAGACAGCGAAGTGGCCACATTAAGTGGTACTATCCCTTATGATCATGGTGAGTTGATTGGTTTATCTGATGACGACCATATACAATATGTGCCCACGAATGGAAGTCGAGGTTTTACTGGTACCGTGTCTGGTATTGATCCTACTCAAGATTATCATTTGACCACTAAGAATTACGTAGATGGTGAAATAGATACATTAAGTGGAACTATACCATATAGTCATAGTTATTTAACGGGGCTAGATGTAGATGATCATACTCAATATTCTTTGGTAAATGGAACAAGAGCATTTACTGGAACTGTTGGTGGTATTTATCCGACAGCTACAAACCATTTGACTACTAAGGAATATGTAGATCAATTAGTTCAAGGATTAGATTGGCAAGATTCGGTATTAGATTTTTCATTAGCTGTTTCTGGTGTTGCTGTAGAGGGTAATAGATATATTGCTCTTGATACTAGTGGCAATTGGACAGAAGATTATATTATGGAGTACACTGGTACCGCATGGAGCGGTACAGCGCCTAATGAAGGCTTTGCTACATGGGTTGAAGATGAAGATGCTTTATATGTGTATAATGGGTCAGATTGGGTAAAATTTGGTAGTACTATTACACATAATAATTTGAATGGATTACAAGGTGGTACTTCTGATGAATATTATCATTTAACTTCAACTATGTACACTGATTTAACTAGTGCTGGTGGAGTTGGTAATGCTAGCTCGGAGCATATCCATGATGATAGGTACTATACTGAGTCAGAGGTTGACACTATTAGTGGAGCGCTTTCAAGTGAAATTGATGCTGATATAGCCGCTCATGCTGCTATTTCAAGTGCTCACCATGTTAGATATACTGATGAAGAGGCCCAAGATGCTGTTGGTAATATCATGAGTGGCGCATCGTTTGTAACTGTTACATATAATGATATTGCTAATACTATTACTATTAGTGGTTCGGCTTCAGCTATAGATCATGGTTATTTATCAGGATTAGAGGATGATGATCATACACAGTATATATTGGTTGATGGGACTAGGGGTTTTACTGCTACTGTATCTGGTGTTTATCCTACTGAAGATTATCATTTAGCTACTAAGTCATATGTTGATGCAGCCATTATTTCTGGCACTATTGACAGGCATGGTAGATCAGGCCCTATTACTTATAAAGCTTCACAATGGACTGTTAATTTTGCAGATTTAGGACATACTGATTATACAGTGAATGTTACTATGGAAAATACAGCTGATTCACCGCCTTCTATTTATTCCTATATTATTAGTGCTAGAACATCTAGTAGTTTTACAGTTGATTTTTCTGGTAAGATGGATTCATCTAATTATTATTTAGATTGGAATATTATAGAAGACTAAATTTAAGGTGTAAAATATGGCAAGAATAAAAGGTAGAGATATATATTTAGAGAATGACGACCAGATTTATTTTGGCGATAATCAAGAAGCTGCTATGTGGTATGGAGCAGATGGTGAACTCCATCTGAACCATACCATTAGTGGTGTTGAACCAACGTCAGCTTACCATTTAACTACTAAACATTATGTTGATGATGTAATACTTTTAACAACAGGATTTCCATTATATTATATAAAATCTACAGTAAGTTTACAGGTGCCTGATTGGGGGCAGTATGTGATACATGAAACTGGATATTTAGAAGTAGCAGGCACTATTGAATTTGGAGAAGGTGGAATGTTAATAATACAAGGAGTATAATTATGGCAAACGCAGGTAAAATAATACTACCATATGGTGATATGAATGAAACACCAAGTACTGGTAAAGTGGCATTTTATGCCAAGAATAAAACTGAATTATATTATAGAGATGATGATGGTGTAGACCATTTAATAACAGCGTCTGGGACTGGTGGTGTTACTGACCACGGTGATCTGACAGGATTATCTGATGATGATCATCTACAATATCATACTGATGCTCGTGGTGATGCTAGGTATTATACAGAGATCGAAATTGATACCACTTTGTCTGGTTATTCTCAAATTGGACATACCCATATTGAGTCTAATATTACTAATTTGGATAAATATACACAGGTAGAAGTTAATACTATATCTGGTGTGTTACAGACGCAGATAGATAATATAACTGTTAGTGGTGCCACAACATTTATAGATCTTGCTGACACCCCTAATGTATATGCTGATGGTAGAAATTATTTATTAAGGGCTACTACATCAGGTATAGAATATCATTTTTTAGGTCATAATAATCATTTAGTTTGTGTATCAGCTGATAGAGGAACATCTGATGGTGATGGTAGCACCATATTTCCTGTTAGTAGTATAGATGAAGCTATAACTCATATAGAAAGCATTGCTGTGTCTGGTACTAATTATGTTATAAATTTATTACCAGGGGTATATGAAGTAGATAGTTTAAATATAAACAATTATAATGTTGTGTCTATAGTAGGTGAATGTAGTGAAGCTACTATTATTAAACCTGTAAGTAATACTCCAAATACATTTATTACTATTCCATATACTACATCTTTAAAATCTATTACTATTGATGCTACTGATTACCCCTCATTAGCAACGGCTTCTGGATCCATAGGTATAGATGTGCGAGATGATAGTTATAATGAGGTTGTTTTTAGTGATGTATATATAAGAGGTTTTGGAACAAATTTAAATACTGATGCAAAATCTAATATTTATTTATTTAATTGTGATTTTAGATATTCTAATGTTGGTATAAAAGCTGCTGCTGGAGCTATGATTGATGCTGACATTCTTTTTGTAGATGAATGTTATGATAAACATATTCATGCGCTTGGCGGAGCAGAGGTTTATTTAGCAAACACAGAAATTTGCTCTATGGATACGTTAAGTGGTACTGGATTATATGTAGAAGGTGCTGATACCAATGTTGAAATTTTCAGCGGAACTAATATTTGGAGTTGTGATAAAGATATAGTTGTAAAAGACACAGCAACTGTTAGAGTTGATAATTGTATTTTGGAAGAGTCGGAATCTAGGCCAACTATTGAACAAAAAGATACTTCTACATTAATTATAATAAATTCAAGAGCGCCTTTAGATAATGAAAGTTTTGTTGTAGAAGATTCTACTAGTGTATATGTGAATGCTTATGATCTTGATGAACAAATAACTTCAATAGGAAATAGATCTGGTCAAGATCAATCACTTATAAATATAATTAATGGTAGTACAGAAAGACCTAATCTTGGTTATATACATGATAGTTGTGGTACTTATAGGTCATTAGGTTGGTCAATACCTACAGATGGCGAAGATGCCGCATTTTATACACAAGCAAATAATGGTAATGCTAGACTTTGTTGCCATTCTATTGGGGAAAGTGCGTGGGATAAAAAGGCTGAAGTTGTTTTAATGTCTGATCAATCTACAGTAAAAAGAGGTTGGTTTATAAGAAAAGAATCTGGTGCTACACCACGGCTACTTTTAGAATACATAGATGGAACAAGAGCTTTGTATGCTAATTATGATGGTTCTATAACATTATGCTCCGGAGTTTCTGTTGATAAAATTTTAGACGAAGATGATTTTGCATCTAATGATGCGTCAGCTTTGTCTACACAACAGGCTATTAAATCTTTTATAGATACGGTATCTGGATCTATAGATAACAATATTTTATATGCTGATGGTAGTAAAGAGTTGATCGCTGATTGGGATGTTGGTGATTATTCTATAACTGCTGATGGATTTAGAAAAGATAATATGGAGATAGAGTTATCTCCTTATTCAAATTCTACTGGTATATTATCTGGTGGAGATTTATCTATAAATAGTTCTAATCCATATATGATAGATGTTACATCAGGCACCGCACTATATGTCGATGTAACTGATTCATCATTTCCTATTGTGGAAAAATTATCTTGGCCGTCTCAAAGTATTAGTGGCTCATTAGATGGTAGTTTTTATAAGTGGTTAGGTGTTTATAGATCTTCGTCTAAAACCGGTGATTTAGTCATAGGTACAAATTTTTCGCATTTAGAACGTAGAACTACGGCAGTTTTAGGTAAATATTGGTCAACTATTTCTGGATCTGATCAAATTACTAATGTCGCAAATTATACAACTACTGGTTATGGAAGTGCTAAAACACTTGAAGATTTTATTGATGCTTACGGTGTGTTGAATATAGAAGGCAATAGATATTCAGCTTCTTTAATAACACCTATGACTTTGGCAAGAACTGCTGGCCAAGCTTTTAGAAGAGGAGCTAATAGATCTGCTCAACCTACAAGCCCTAATATATATGAGTCATCAGCTGATGATTCAATTTCATCTTATTATTATCAAATTTCTAATAGTTATGATTATACTGTTAAAAATGTGATAGATCCAAATTACTATGATTTAAATGGTGTATTACTTCCTGTTCCTACTGGAAAATGGACAGTTCAAAGACTTTATTATTTTCCAGTTTCTAATGTAACAGTTATTTATTGGGGGCAACATTATTATGATTCTGATACGCAAGCCTATGATGGTGTTTCTAAAGATACATTTGACAGCTTACCTAATGCAATAGAAGGCGCAGTTTTACGAGGTTATTTGATAGTAAAACAAGGAGCTACTGATTTAACAAATTCAAATCAAGCGGTTATTTATACTACTTATGGACGTGATGGTATTTTGCCTGGTTTTTCAGATCATGGTGCGTTAGGTGGGTTAGATGATGATGACCATTTACAATACCACACTGATGCTCGTGGTGATGCTAGATATTATACTCAAAATCAAGTGGATACATTAAGTGGTACTTTATCACAATCTGAGAACATTGATTACACAAATACAAATTGGTCTCTTACTGATGTTGGAACAGCATTGGATAATTTAACTGATTATGTTGAGAACACACATGGAACTGGAAGGATTAGTCCTATTGAAACAACTATTTCTGGATTTTTACAATCCACATTATATATAAATGCTGGTGAGGGTTATATAAATTATGATGGTCTACATAAAAAAGTTACGTGGCCATATGAAGAAATAGATGTATCTGGTTATGTTACAGGTATCCATTATGTGTATATAGATTATAATGGAGATAGTCATATAACCACTACCTATCCAGGTACCTCAGCTAATATTTTGTTGGGATCTTTTTATTTTACTGGCAGTGATGTTATAGGACTTACTCAAACATGTGGTTGTGTTTTAGAAAACTTTTTTAATAGAATAATTGATTATATGTTTAATTTAGGTGTATTTTTAACTTCTGATAGTGGATTAATACAAGTTGCTTCTGGTGTTGATAATACAAGAATAACATCACCTGTATGTTCTGCTCAGTATGGTACTTCAATAATAGATTTACCAGAAAGAGGAAGTGATGATGCTGTTATAGGTAATTTTTTAGCAATATTTACATATAATGATGGTGTAATGAATAGTTGTGATTATTTTAATTCTTCTGTTGGTTGGAATGGTTCTCTTCCTATAAATAGATGGAATAATACAACTAGTTATTCTGGCACATTATTATCATCTGGAACATGTACCTTCACGCAATATTCTGATACAGTTTCAGTGTCTGGTACTACTGGTGATATGGAAATAGGTGATTTTATTTGGTATGGTGGGGATGCCTGTGATTATCAAACGCCTATTATAGATATAACTGGTAATACAATTACATTAGACGCTATATATATGGGTTCTGGTGGGACCGGTCACGCTCGTATAGAAAAATCTTTACCATTGATACCCGATGGTAAATGGGCTAAACATTTAATAGGAAGAACATTAGATGGAAATATGCAATTTATATTTTCTCAGAATTATTTTGATTCTGAAGAGGACGCTAACAATGCTGGATGTCCTGTCATACCATCAATTATAGAGCAGGGCGGTATAAAAATGGCGTATGTGGTTTGTTCTGGTACAGAAACTGATATTTCTAATTGTTTAATAGATATACGGCCATTACCATTTCATGATAGAGAGGGTGGTAGTCAGACAGGTGGAATCGCTACAGATCATGGTGATTTGACTGGTTTAGCTGATGACGACCACAGACAATATATTTTATCTAATGGTTCAAGAAATTTTGTTTCAAAAGTTAAATATGAATTTCATCCAAGTTTTTCAACTGATACTGATATAGTTGATAAGAAATATGTTGACGATCACCAATTTGATCACGGTGGTTTAGCTGGATTAAGTGATGACGATCATACACAGTATTTTAATCAAGCCCGAGGTGATGCTAGATATTTTACTCAAGAAGCTGCTGCTGTTATTTCTGGAACATTACAAACTCAGATAGATGGTAAATCTGATACAGGCCATACTCATACTGAATCAGACGTAACAAATTTGGATAAATACACACAAGCTGAAGTTACCACAATTTCAGGAAATATTGTAGATCAAATACCTTCAAATTTTGATGATAGATATTATACTGAAACAGAATTAGACAATGGTCAATTGGATAATAGATATTATACTGAAGCTGAAATAGATGATACTTTATCTAGTGGAACATCAGTTAAACTTCAAGATGAAGGTGGAGACGTTACTAATACACCTCATAGTAGATTGAATTTTACTGGTGTGGGTGTAACAGTTTCAGATGCTGGATCTGGTGTTGCAACTATTAATATTCCAGCAGCTTCTGGAGGAATAATTGTTAAAGACGAAGGGACTACGGTGTCTGGTGGTCCTCATAATACTGTGGATTTTATAGGTCAAATGGTAACTGCCACTGATGCTGGTGGTGGAGAAGTTACAGTAGATATTCCCTATCCAACTTTTGGTACTTATTATGGGTGGGGTGGGGATACTAGTGCACAATCTACTAATTCAACTAGCTGGGTACAAGCTGTACGCGTAAATGTTCCTTCTATACCTGATTCTTATTTTAGGGTAGGTTGGTATTTTGAATGGCGCAGAAATACAGCATCTAATGATTTTAAAGCACAAGTTCAAATAGACGATACAGAAACTATAATGTCTATGAATGAAGAAAGTAAAGATGTAAATTCTTGGCACCCAGCTAGTGGTTTCGCTATATTGGATTTAAGCACTGGTACGCATACAATAGATGTTGATTTTGCCGGTGAAACTACTGGAAATACTAGTTATATAAGAAACATAAGAATAGAATATTGGAGGGTATCATAATGTCTATGTATGAATATGTAAAAAGTATTGTTGATATTGATAGATTATCATATGAAATAGGAGAATCTGTAAATATAGTTACTGAGTTAGATTATATTACTTATAACAGCAGTTCTACTATATTACGTATTTATTTTATTGGTGATTTGTCAAATGACGAAGAAGTTACTTTAAATGATATTGTTACAAACCATGGTGGTCAACAACTGCCACAGACACCGGAGATATTAGCGACTACAGGTATTGATAGATCATATACTCTATTTGCTGATGGTGAAAATAGTGCCGTATGGCTTCCAGCTAAAGAATATATTTTTACTTTTAAATCAGGATATAGAGGCGTGATTACTGATTATGTGAAGATATATAGAAATACGATATGGACTTCTTGTGCTACTTTTATATTTAAAGGTAATCTATTTACACCAGTTTCTACATTTAAAATATGCGCCTGGGTTGGTGGATCAAAAGATCTTGGTTATGTTAGATTATATGATTATTACAACAATAAAGAAATATGTGAAGTAAAGGTGAGTAACGAAAAGAAATATATTTATACTTTGGAAACTCTTTATAATATACCAGATAACGAAACAATTTTTGAAATACATGGTATGGTAAAGCCAAGTAGTAAATTATATTTATCGTATGTTACTTTATATTAGGAGGATATAAATAATGACGGACGTATATAAATATAGATTATATTGTGAAACAGAAGATTTGTGGGTAGAAACATGGGCTGAAAATACCCCACAATATTGTCCTAATAATAATACTCATACTATAGTATCAGGGTCTATCACTATAATAGATAGTAAATTAGATGAAGGTCCTACAGTATTAGACGATGGTCGTCCTATAGTTAGATCTGATAGCCGCCCATTAAATCATTATACTTATTTTACTATGGTTGGTGATTCTGAAACTGATATTGGTAATGGTAAAGTAATGTTTTGGGATTTTTCTAATGACGATGATATTGTAACTACTAGTGGTGTAGTTCCAGATGGATATAAGATGAAAAGAATAATAATGAAATTCGTAGATCCTGTGTATATGAAAGAAGGTACTAATTATTTTTTCAGCGCTTTAAAAGGATCATATGTCACCTTTTCTATTGTATGTCCACAAGGGCAATACTATTTGAACTATGATGGAACTCCCGCATACGCGTCCGATGACGTAGTGATAGTTAGATATGTGAATAAACATTATTTTAGTGGTGATTGTCCTATGGGTGATGAATTAAATACTGAAGGTTGTGCTGAAAACGCTATGCCTTCTAATTATGAATTATGGATTGAGGTATTTGTTCCAGAAAATGATAATTCAAGTTATGGTTATGGTGAATTAGAATTATATAGATTAAGAACTTGTTTGAGACCAGGAGATACAGTATAATGACTTGGGTTGTAGCATATTTTGAAAGACAAGGAGAACCTGCTATTAATTTAAATCCAGTAATTAGAATACGATATGTGGAAACTGGTAGTATAGTAGCTGAAGATGTTATGGATGAAGTTGGCAGCGGTTTTTATAAATTTAATTTTCACAGTTATGATATGACTAAAGACTATACTATGTTAGCCGATGGTGGTATTAGTTTAATACAAAGAGATCGATTTCTTGAAGGTGCTACTGGTGAATACGGAGATATTTCTAGTAATATTTATTTAATGTCTGATAATATTGGTTGTAGAATTTTGTTAATGAAAAAACTTTTTGAAAATAAATTAGAATTGGAGAATGGAGATCAAGATAATTGGATATTATATGATGATGATGGTGTTACGCCATTATTAGTTTATGATGCAAGTGATGTAAATGGTGATGATATTTATCAAATCACTGGAATGGTTTCAAAAAGGTCAAAAGCGAAGGAAGGATAATAACTTGAGTAATATATCAGTATGGGGATGGGGAGCAACCACAATTTCTGTTTGGGGATGGGGCACACCTCACCATGAATATATTCCAATAATTTTAGCAGCTTTTATAGAAAGCCATGCCTATACATGTGTTTTAACTAGGGATTATGTAGAAGTATTAGTTCGTGAAACCGGTGAAATTGCTTTAAGACTTCGTCCAGATCAAATTCCACAAAGAGGTTATGGTGAAGTATTAAGTAGAATGAGGGAGGGTGATTTATTAGTTAGAGCCCGACCAGATCAGATTCCAGAAAGAGATTATATTGAAGTTGTAAAACGATTACGAGAGGGAGATGTTGTATTGAGGGTACGTCCAGATCAAATACCAGTCAGAGAACGCGGAGACATTATTAGTAGGGTTGTAGATGAAGTTACTGCAAGGAGCAAGGGCTGGCCTTGGCAGGAAGATCCGTGTTTGGATGACGAGGAATAGAGAGGAAGCTTATGGCTAGAAATCGAAAAATAGGCTCAAAAGCCAAGAAACGATGGAAGCAATCTATGACAAGGCTCATAGATGGTTTAGGCCGTCGTATTATTATTTATTTGCCAGATAGACGGGCAGAATGTCCAAATTGTTATTATGATAAAGTACATGACAAGAGTTCTGGTGTGTGCAAGGCAAACCCCTCTAGCCCTAATTACTTTACCCATGGACGGTGCCCAGTTTGTAGTGGTAAAGGTGTGATAACTACTTCTCGTAGAAAATGTATACAAGGTATAGTTATTTGGAATCCTCAAGGTAATGCTACTAATAATTTAACTTTTAGTGAAGCCGGTATGGAAGGAGCAACGTCGGTAGAAATAAAAACTGATGTATGTTATTTAGATTTAATTAAAATATCTAAATATGTCATAATTGACGGAATAAAGTGTAAATTATCTAACCCGCCTATAATTAGAGGAATAGGTGGTAAATCTGTTTTGATAGCTGCTTTTATCACTATGGATAAACCAAGGAGAGGTAGCGGTGAATACGTCAATTAAGGAAGGATTAATTAATCTTATAAAGGTAGATATTAAAAACGATATTATATCTCAGCTTATGGAAAGGTTTGATAACGAAATCGTAGTGTTAGAGGACGAAGAGGATCCTATGCGGCCATCTGTTTGTCGGGAGGAATTTGAATCTTTTTTGGAAGAAACGATAAATGATAGTTTGGTAATTACTAAAGATCAAATAAAATTTGGTGTTGGTGATGAGCGTAAATTGGGATTCGATGAAGAATTAGATCCAGATACTACAGATTGTATAAAAATAATAGGTACTATTTTACAAGGAATCACTGGTGAGTATGTTTTGGTTACTACGGAAATGGCAAGGGAGATGTTTCCCAAAGAACGTTATAGTCGTTTAGGTCGAACTGGTCAAGCATATTTAATGTCTAGAGAAGAATATAATCAAGGTATTGAATTACGGGGATGGCCTGAAAAACCTAATTGGAGGTTTTCTAATTTTCGTGGGATACCCGATTTCTTTGAGCAAATTCAGTTAGATATGAATAAATATAAAAAGAAATTAGGGGCTAGGTAATGAAAAGAGTACGCAAAGAAGACATTAGCTTACATCATTATATAAAAAATTACGTACTTTCTGATTTTGTGGAAACCGATACCACCACCTTATCTTATTTGGAAGACCAGTCATCTACGGGTTCATATGTGTATGAAGCTCAGTTTTCAGTGGTACCAAGCCCTGTAAGTTTAGGACGCGGTTGGAGATATTTAGATAATCCATCGGATTTAACTGAACAACAAAATGCTATCACCGTTTATGATGAATTTGGATCGGTAATTAGTGGTTCAAACTATCGTGTTGATTATATTGATGGACGTATAATAATGCCTAATCAGAGCATAACCCCATCGAGTGTGATGTATAAATGGAATTATGTGGCCGTTGTGGATGAATGGTCTGCGGTTGAAAGCTCAGAAGTTCCCATAATAGTTATCGATATTTCAGGATTTATTAAAGAGGGTTTTCAATTAGGTGCTGGTAAAAGAGTTCCTAGACGTGTTAATTTAAACGTATTTGCAGTAGATACGGCTGAACGGGATGATATAATGGAAACGTTATATGACGGCTTGTATCTTAAAAGCTGCGCCAATCAGCAATTCTCTAAAGGAACTATGCTTGATTGGGACGGTACATTTAATAATGATTATGAATATTCTACAATCAGTGGTTCTAGCTCTTTGAAGTTTGAAGATGTAGAAGCAAGATCAATTTTTGTACCTTTAATGACTATCCCAAACAGAGAAATGATGATGTTAAGTGATTTGAATAGATATAGAGGACGAGTTAGATGTGAAATGTTTCATTGGGACGAAGGGTGGTAGCCTCACTACTCTTCAAAACCAAAGCTTTAATGCTTGGAAAAGGGTAAGGCGTTTAAACTATCAGATAATGCCTCTATCTGTAAGGTTTGAACAAGGATTGGATTAACAACACAATAAAACCAACCTCAATTGTGTTAGATTAACTTAAGGAGGAATATTAGATTATGGCTAGAAAGAGAAATAGAATTATCTATGGTTCTCAGTCAGTATGGTGTAATGGTGAAATTCTTTATAGAGTGCAAACTCTTGGTAGCACCACTACTTTTACCTCTGAAGATATTTTCGAGCTAGGCCATTTGGACATCATTGATGTTGTCGATGACGTGCCTGCTGTTGCGGTCACTCTGAATACAAATGACTGGGGAGATGTAAAAACTATGGCGGTTCTGGCACAGGTTACAGCTGATAAACTTGCTATGGATGCTACGGCATCTGGAAGCAACGCTAACCTTATTGCTGGTGGATCCGATTATTTACATGGTGTTTCTCTAGCCGATTTCGCGGTAACTTGTGGTAATTTGACTGGTGTTTCTCTATGGGCTCCTATTCAAAATGAATGTGATCTTGGTACTTTGGCTGATAACATTGACCAAACCCTTTATATGGATGAAGTTTATGTTAATAGTCTTGAGTTCAGTTATACAACTGGTGCAAATGCGACCGAGAATTATGGAGCTGAAACAGACCAGAAAATGTGGTTACTGAATGCTGGTAGGTTTGTAAACTGGGAAGAGTCTGTGTACACAACTTTTTCTGGTGGTAGTTTTACAGTGGGTAATGGAGTAACAATTCCAGTACTTTCTGATGGTTCTTTGGCATTCCTTAGAACTTCAGAAGATGGTGAAAGATCTGTAAGTTTTTATGATAGTAGCGAAAATGAAGTTATTAATTACGCAGTAGTTTCAGGAGTAGCCGCTGATGCATCTGATTTTGTGTACAATGAAGCTACAGATACTATGTATGTACCTACTGGATTAACTATTGGAGCTGGTGATAAAGTTTATGCACTATTTGGTGCTGATGGTTATACAGCTGCTATGGGTAACAAATATTTTGAAGCCTTAAGTGATGTGGATCGTCCGGCAACTGTTGGTGCGTTGAGACAGGGTCAGGTGGAAGTTTATGTTGTTTCAGACAGTGACGCTTCTTATGCAAATGCATGGAGATTAACTGGTGTGACAATTACTTCAGACCTTACTCGTGAGCCTCTTGCTGAACTTGGTCACCTCGGTCCATATGATAGACCGTTGACATTACCTATTCCTATTACAGTAACTATCGATACCACTGCGGGTGATTTAGAGCATTGGGCACGCTTTGCTGATAAGTATGCGGATTATGCAGCTGGCGATCTTGATGATATCGACCTTGCGGATTTAACTGCTTCTGAAGATCTTAAACTTGTTGTTAAGGTTTATGCGCAAACCGATGAGGAAGCTGGTGGAACTGGTGCAAATAGAAAGATTGCCCAGGGATCAGATCTTATTGGTAAGTCATATTTTAACGACGGGGTAAAGGGTACTTATGCAGCTGCTGGTGAACAAGAGTACGCTCTTAAAACCATCACTGTTGAGCATATTAAGATTACCGATGAAGCGTATACAATAGATATGGGAACTAATGCTACACAAACGTTTGGTTTCCGTTCTACTAATGATTTGTATGTGGTTAAGGGTGATGTATCACTTAGCTTGGTTCAGAGTAGTATTCGAAGAAGCACCACATAATTTGTGAGTTTGTGTGAATTTATAGGATGTTGTGTGCGGGGGTTTCCTTACTCCCGCGCACACATAATTATGGAAAGGAGTAAAATTGATTATGGGAAATGATAGAGTGGATAAGCACAAGGAAAAGATGAATCACATGGTTAAAGAGGAAGTAACAAAAATGTTTGAAAAAATTTTGGATTATGCTGAAGTTGCTGTGCCAAACAGTGACCAATATAAAAAGCTCAGATCTAAAATTTTGAGAGTCGGAAATAACTGTATAAGAAACATTCAAAAAGATGTTGACAGGCATTATGATGTTAAGTACAGGGCATCGGCTGAAACTATTGTTGAAGTAATACAAAAATAAGGTAAAGGTTAGATTGAAAAGGAGTATTTATTATGGCAGATGAAAAAAAAGATAAGTCTATGGAAGAAAGAGAAGGTAGAAGAGTTTTTCAGGACCCTGAAAATGAAAAGGATTATTATATAGCGGCGCCTACTGCTGATGATATTCGAGGTGCTGATTGGCAATATAGTAAAACTTATACCAAGTCTTTGGTGGAAGGCATTACGACTTCCGCTGAGATGATGGATATTTTGATGCGTCGAGGTGTTATTGGTCCAGAATTTGAACAGCGTCAAAGAGAATTGTCGGATAATTTAGCTGCTAAAGTTTTGGAACTTCAAACTACTGATAGTGTAGACGAAAAACAAATGTTGGCTATGGCAGTAGCTAATGCTCGAGAAGAGTTGTTTAATTGGAATCAAAGGCTTAATGGCCCAATGTCTAACACTTGTGAACAAATAGCAGATGATGCGCGATTAGAATATTTAACATCACGAATGGTTGAGCATGAAGATGGTTCTAAATTCTGGGAATCTTATGAAGATTTTCTTAAGGAACGAAGTCAGGCTTTGGCTGTTAGAGCACGATTTGAAGTTATGCTTTATTTGCAGGGGTTGGAATCTAATTTTATGGAACAAACCCCAGAAGCTGTAGCTATGAAGGAAGTTGAATCTGAATTGAAAAAGAAGGCTACCAAAGCTATTGAAGATTTGGCTAAAAAACAAGAAGAGGAAGATAAAAAGAAGTTAGAATCGAAGTCTAAAACAGATAAGCCTAAAAGAAAAAGAACCACTAAGAAGAAATCTACTAAAAAATCTTCGGAGTAAAAATGCAATTAACTCATGAAGAGGTAGAGGAATATTTGGAGTTTATTTCTATAGGCTCCAAAATAATAGATATTGATAGTAAAGGTATTTTATTTAAATACCCGAATATGTATTTAAGAATGCTCTCTAGACGTGTATATAAATCTGATTATAATATTGCCATCGAAGAAGGGTTGTTGACTTATGAACAGATGGCAGATGTAATTAAACAGCGAAATTTAATTGATGAATCTGAACGAAAGAAATTAACTAAATTAGAATCTCAGATAGAAGCTCAGAAAGTATTATTAGCTAAGACTACTAGAGTTAAGGCTAATCAAAATCGTATAAAAGGTATTATAGCGGATTTAGAAAAACAAAAATCTAAGATTGAAGCAAAAGAAAGATCAAAATTCGCTATGACTGCTGAAACGCGAGCTGAGGAAGCTAAGATTTTATTTTTATGTTATAGTAGTACTTTTGATGTTAATACTGATAAGTTATACTGGGATAGTTTAGAAGATTTTAAAAATGAATCCGATTATATATTTCGACAGGCTGTTTTGTCAGAATTTATAAGTTTTTATACAGGTATCAGAACGCCTGTAATAAGGGCTATCGCTCGTAGTAATTTGTGGAGGATTAAATACATTACTAGTGTAAAAACCGGAGATTCGTTATTTAATGTACCTATTTCTGAATACACTGGTGATATGTTGAATTTGGTGTATTGGTCTCATTATTATCAGAACTTAAACGAAATGATGCCCGAAGATCAACCACCAGATGATATTATTGAAGATGATGAGGCTTTGGACGCTTTTATGCAAGATTATCACAATGAAAGGTCCAAGGATATAGCGGAAAGGAAACATAGGAAAGGTAATAAAGGCACTCTGTCAGCTTTTAATCAAGAAGAGGTAATCGTAGCTCGAACTAATGAGTTGTTTGAAGACATTGAGTTTGATGAACCTAGAGAAGCGGCAGCAATTAAAAATAAGGCATTAGTTCAAAAGAAAACACGCCGAAGATAACCTACATAATACAGGCTCAGATAGGTAGGGAAATTTTTAGTTTTAGTGATTAGGGCATATACAAATACATAATTGTATATAGGGGGAATGAGCCTTGCCAGTCCAAGAGTTCAATTTTAATATAAAATCACAACCTATTGGAGATGAGGCTAAAAGTCTTATCAAAGCATTAAATGATTTGAAACAAATCATAACCACTAAGCAACCGACTTCTGTGGATGTGGATACGTCTGCTCTTGAAAAGTCAATTAATAAACTTATTAGCAGTTTAGACAAACAAAGTGGTGATTTTGGTAAGAAACTAAAAGAAGTAGCCGGTCAGCTCAAAGTTACATCAAAAGTTGAAGGTGCTGTCTCAACTCCGGATATAAAGCTATTAGATCAAAGTTTGAAAACTTTATCTAAAAAATTAGATAAACTTTCTGCGGAAGATTTGTCTAAAAAAGTGGCTATAGTTGATTTAGAAACTGCTCCAGTAAAACGTGGTGGCAAGTTAGCTGGCAAAACAGACTTTATTACTCAAGTAGGTGTTATTGAAGCTACGCTTAAAGATATTCTTACTAAAACCGCTGAGGAGTTACAAAAAGCTGGTAAGATTAAAGAGATTAATATTAAGCCATCTGCTGGTATGACAGAAGCGGATTATAAAAAGATATTTGAAGATATTGTTAAAAAAGGATTTAAACCTGTAGATTTTAATAAGTTAGTTCAACAAGGTAAACCTTTCGAAGAAGCTATGAAGGAAGTCGGTGATATTCTTAAGGATTCGGCTATTGTTGCAGGTCATAATTTAGTTAGTTTTGATGCCAAGGTGCTTGATGCGGCTTTAAAACAAGCTAAAGTAGATATAGATCTTGCTGGTAAAGAGTATTTAGATACAGTAAGAGAAGCTAGAAAAGCATTTCCAACCCGTAAAAGTCACGCATTGGAATCTTATGAAAAAGATTTAGTTGATGCGGGAAAGACATATAGTGGTGTGGCTCATGAAGCAGCTCATGATGTTGCTGTTACTGCGGATGTTATGAAAGCGTTGGCTAAAAGTAGTAAAGAATTAGAAGCTGCTGAAAATAATTTAGGTAATTTATTTGAGCAAGTTTCAAATAAAATAACCGGATTGTTTACATCATTAACTAGAACAGAAGAAAATCTGAGTAATTTTAGTGATATTATATCGAAAGATGTTAATGCTTTTAAAGCATTTAATAATACTGTTACAGCTACAGATCAAAGTTTGGCTGAATTGACAGGTAAAGCTGATCAAGCAGCAAGAATTACTTCTGATTATGCTAAGAAGGCTAAAATTCAAATAGATGATCTTGCTAAAGTTAGATCTATGCAGGCTGCTGTATTTAAAGAGTCAACAGTTTATCCTACTGGACCTGATGTATCATATAAGCAAACTTTTTATCCTGGTGTTAAGGCAATTAAAAAGATGGAAGTTCTTGTTGATAATTTGTCTAAATCACTAAATAAACTTCAAACAAATATTGTTAAATCATTAGAAGGTGGTTTACGAAGTGGATGGAAAGTTCTTCAGGGTGAGCAAGGCGAAAAATTTCAACTTGGTAAAGGTGGTAGAGAATGGGAACTTACTGTTGTAGATGTAAATAAAATACGTAGACAGTTAAAGCAGTTTAATGTAAATTTGGGCCCTGATGTTGATCCTAGAGACGCTATTCAAGCTTATAAAGAAGCTTTTGTTAAAAGAGAAGAGAGTCGTACAGAAACAAGGGAAGATGTTGCTGCTAAGGTAGAACGGTGGTTATCTCGTGTAAATCCAGAAGATTTAAGTAAATTTTCTGATACTACTAAATTATTAGCTGAACAAGTAAAAGGCGGTAAACTTACTGGAGCACAATTGGCGAATGCTCCTGCCCTACAAGATATTTATAAAGCTACTGTTTTAGAAACTAAGGCGATTGATGATTTACGTAAACAATTTTTTAAAACTATAACAGTACCAGCTGCCAGATTGACAGCACAGGGTACTTTAGGTATAGAAACTAAATATGGAGCAGAAAGATCACTTGCTAATTTTGCTACCATAACAACTGGTTTAGAAAGATTGGCACAAGAATTTAAATTACTTGGTGGTGATTATAATGAATATTTACGTCAACTTAATAGAATAACTGAATTACCTTTTAGACCGGATCCATCAAAACAACCTGAAAAATTTAAAGCTACTGGAGATTTAGCTACTGAATTAATACAAAGAGTTAAATCAGTTGGTGGTAAAGAACTTATTTATAAAGGTTTGAGCGAAGCCGTGCAGTTACGTATGACTGAACGTGGTATGCCGACAGAGGGTTTTGATACTACTTATAGATCATTGGCTCAATTAGAGGAACAAGCATCTAAATTGGGTGTAACATCTTTGGACGTTGCTAAAGCGTTAGACCAAGTAAATTTTGAAAATTTTTATGATGTGTTAGATAGATTATATCAAACTGGTAAAACCCCGTTTATAACTGAAAAAGCTAAAGGTATTAGTGGGGTAGAAGGAGAACGAAGTGTAAGACAGATAGCAAAAATAAAAGACGAATTATTAGGTATAATGCCGTTAGTTGAACCTGGTAGACCTAAAAGGCGCGCTTATGACGAGGAAGTTGTTAAAATTTTAACTCGTAAGGTAGCCAGTGCTAGCCCTTACGCCACTACTTTAAGACCTGAAGAACAGAAAAAACATATAGTAGATGTTGCGTTAGCTTGGCAAGAAATGGCTGATAACGCTCGTAAATTAGGTAGAGCTGGTTTATATGCTAATGCACCAGGCTTAGGTATTCCTGAAGCGAAGCCTATTGATCTTAGTGACTCCGCTAGTTCTCAAATTAATGAGTTTAATAAAACTTCTACATCAGCGTTGAGGGATTTAAATAAAACCGTAGTAAGTGCTAGTACGGCAGGTATTCGTGGATTGGCGCCTTTTGAAAAATTTAGTTCTATTAGTCGTCAAATGTCTTATTCAGCTAACGCGCTGGCTGGTGCACTTCCTAAAGGTGGTTTTGAATTACCTTCTCTTGTAAGTGAACGTGAGAAGGGTATGATTGAAGCAGGTAAATACGGAAAAGGTGGTTATGGTTTAAATGTGTTAACCGAGCTACGTAATACTGCCGCAACATTTGAAGATCAAATAGTTATTTCTGGTAGATTAGCCGAAGCTTTTACTCGTATAGTTAAACCTTTAGTTGGACCTGCGGCGTCCATGATACAAGATATTGGCGAGATGGAACGTGGTAAATTAGTAGGTGTTACTGCTAGAGGTAAAGCTTTAGAAGCCGAAGCTAGAGGTATGGATCCAAAAGATTTTGAAAAATTGGTAGGTAAAGTAACTTCTAAATATCAAGATATACTTGGAGTGCCTAAGACATACCAAGGTCGAGCTGATGTTGCTCAAATATCAGAAGAAATACAAAATGTAATGCGTATGCATCGCGGAGAATCAATAGAGGTTCAAACCGCAAAGTTAAGTGAAACATTTTTAAATTACTTTGGTCGTAAATTGTCCACTAGATTTGGAACTAAAGGTGTTTCAGTTACTCCTGGTAAAATTCCTACAGATATACAAGAAATTCAAGATGTAGCTAAAGCTATGGCTGGTGGTTTAGTGGCTAAAGTTGAACCTGGCGCAGGGCTTGGTTTTGCTAAAATGCCTAAAAGTGTCGGCGAGATGATATCCGATATGTTAGAAAAGACTTTGTCAGGCGAAGATCTTGGTTGGGCAGATATGTTTAGTCAAGAAATACTTGACGATTTAATAACAAGATTACGTGCATCTGGTAATAAATTTATAGTAGATTTATTTACTGAAGCTAGTTACGGTATAGTTTCTAAAGAAGAAGCTGAGAAACAAAAGAAATTATTTTCAGAGACAGCTAATGTTTATAGTGAACTTTTTGGTAAGTCTTTAATGGGCGGTGTTAAAGGCATAGAACAAGTTCAAGAGGACTATGTTGATAAATTAGGTCAAGCACCTTTTAAATTACAACCTATTGAAGCCCGTATCAGTGCTCGTGGTGTAGCTAAACGCGGGTTGATGCCAGAAGTACTTGAAGGTATGGTTAATAATTTAATTGGATCTTTAGAAGAGTCTACAGCTATAAAAGATGTTGATTTAACTGCTGATCCTGGTGTTCGTAAAAAGATGAATGATTATTTACGAGCATTAACTTATTCAGCATTGGATTCGGCAGAGCAAAAAGCTGTAACTAAAAGATTAAGAGCTGAAGGTGCTAGTGAACAAGACATAGAACGTTTAAAAGATTTTGAAAAACAATGGTCTGTGTATACTGACATAGTTAATGAGTATGGAAAGACTATGAAGAGTTTTGTTTCTCCAAAGTTTTTGCAAATTGTGGAGGAACCTCATCTATTTAAGGAATGGTCAGAACGTGATATTTCTAAAGGTGTACGTGGGGAAAAATTAAATTTTCAAGCTTTTGCCGCTTATGCTGGTATTTTTGGTGAAGGTTCTAAAATGATGGAGGAATTGTCTGGGGCTACATCGTTAGCGTCTCGTGAAGGATGGGAACTAATACGCGCTTTACAAATGTTAGACCCATCTATGAAAGATTTAGCTAAAACTATGACCGAAAGTTTGAAAACTGTGAAGTTAAGTGATGTGGATGTTTTCACTGGTCGTACAGCAGAAATTGGAGAACTAGAAGAGACTATTTTTGATGTTGGTAAATTTCCAGCACCTTTTAAATTAAAAATTCCATCTACTGCTCCGGGTAAATTGGGTGAATTTGAAGATCTTTATGTACCTGGACCTGCCGCACGCGCCACTTATGCTGAAGAATTGATGGGAGGACGCGTATCCCCTACGAATATAGCAAGATATTTGAGTAATTTAGTTGAAAGGGCTAAAAACGTTGAAAATTTGATGGCGCTTTCTAAGGAAGGCGAGTTGGATCTAAACGATGAATCGGCTCGAAAATTCGCTAATACAATAAGAGCAGAGCTTACTGAAAAATTAACTTCTACTTATAAAGAATTTGCAGGCATTGAGCAGAAACAAGTTGTTACTCCTGCAAATATTGAATTTATGCAGAGCTATATAGATCAATTGAAAAAATCTCTTTCTCCAGTACGTCATGTAGCCCCAATATATATGACTGCTGAAGCTAAGCGTGGTAATTTAAGGTCTCAAACGGAATTAGAGTCCGTGGAATCTTACGAGCGCCAGTTAAGAAAAACAGATCCTGGCAAAATGTATAGTAAACTGCTTAGTCGTATTATGGATATTTTAATTGGAGCTCAGCCAGAATCATTGAAAGCTGAGGAATCAAAGATAGAAAGGGCTAGGAAGAAATTTACAGAAACTGGTGATGTTCCTAAAGAATATGCTAAGCAATTTCAAAATTTGGGTAAGTTTTATGAAAATGATTTTGATAAAATGTTGGCTGCTTTTCAAAAACGTGTTGAAGAACGACGCGCTGCTAGAGCCGCATTTGATATAGAATTAGAAGCAGGTAATTTAAAAGAATTTTCTGAAAACGTCGGTCTTAATTTACATATGACTGTTAAGGAATCTTTAGAAAGAGCTTTGCAGTCGTTAAGTCGTGCACGAGTTTCTTATTATGAAGAATTAGCTAAACAAGTTATTGGTCCAAAACATGGTATAGAACAAACATTTTTCCAAAGAACTATCCCATTTAGTGTAACGGCTAAAGCGGTAACTGCTGTTACTGATAAAACCAAAGAGCTCGATAAAGCTATCACCAATTTGTCTAGCAGAAGTGGGTCTAATTTTGATAACATAATCGATAAACTTAAAGAAATAAAAAAAGAACATGTTGATTATATAGCAAAAGCCAAACAATTGGGTATGCCAGTACTTAAAGAAGGTGAGATTGGTATACATCCTGAGATGGCTGAACAAATTAAATTAAAGCAAGCGGGCCGAGAAACTGATTTATCTAAATTACTTTCAGAACAATTAGAAGAAGCTTATGTGACTACTGTACGATATCCATTTACAGGAACACTCAGTGTTCAACCTCATAAAGCTAAATTAATGGAAACCGGATTAGCCAGACAGTCATTGGCTGTACCTGGTGCACCAGAAATGAATATAGCTTCTATGACAGAAGAAGTTGTTAAGCCGTTAAGAGAACATATCGATAAATTGGTAGCTGAACGGGAACAACTATGGGAGCGTGGTGGTGATGATGCCGCACAAAAAGCTGCCGAGTTGTCTAAAGAAATAGAGGGTTTAATATCATTAACTAAGGAGTTGACGCCTAAGTTTGTTAATATGGAACAGAAGCTTGACTTTGATGGTGATGCATTATTTTTGCATACTGGTCAAGTTGAAGATTCTCGTATGGAGATTAAGAAGCATTTTGAAGCACTAGGTGATGATGTTACATCTGTGAGATCTTTGTTTAACACATTATTTACTGCCGTAGAAGAAACTAATGTAAAAGCTCTTTCTGAAATGGCTTATATATTCGGTAAGAAGCAGCCAATGGAAAAGGGCTTTAAATTTTTGGAAAAGCCTTATATTGAAAAAGAAGTATCTAATCTTGGTTTAGATGAAGTATTTAAATCTTTGTCTACGTATGAATCTAAAAAACCAGAAACTGATGTTGATTTTAAAAATTGGGTTTCTAAATATTTAACAGAAAATGTTTTTCCTGAAGTATTTAGAAAAGCCGGTGGTACTGAAGCCGAAAGAGCCGCATTTGCCGGAAAAGCTACTGCTGCTTTTGCGGGCGGGGGAGCTGGCATCCCTATGGGGCCTGGTGCTGGTGAGTTTGAAAAAACTGCATCTAAATTATTGGAAGAATTAATTAGGCGTCGTTTATGGGAACAAAAATATAGTGATGCTATTGTTGGTCAGTTATATAAATTACAAACTGGTCAGACTGTTGAAGGTATTAGTAGAGTAGCTCGTTTAACTGAGCTTGAAACTGGTTTCGGCGCTGGTTTAGCTGGAACTGGTAAGCGTAAATTTGAACCCGCTACGGAATTTTTAGAAAGATGGCCTAAGGAAAGTATAGTATTAGGAAATAGACCTGTTCAAGAATTTGCAGCTCGTATGAATGAAATTTTAAGATTTGTTATTCAAAAAGGTCTTGATGAAAAACACGCTGGTGTAGAGGCAGTTGGTAAACACATTATAGCTAATGTTGGCAAAAAAGGTGGAGCCGAAGCTATAATGAATATTATGGAGAAAGAGGAAGATCAGTTTAAGGATTTATGGAAGTTTAATGATCAGATAAAACAAGAAGCTAAACTTAGATTAGGTAAACATCCTACTGAAACTCTTCGTGAAGAATTAAAGAGATTTCAACCAGATATAGCTGAAGATATGTTAGCTGGGATGTCTCGACAAGAATTAATTGATAGAATTACTAAACAAATAGATTTAAGTGCTGTATTTGAAGAACTGTTTAGAATGATTAAGAGACAAGCTATTAAAGGTTACGTTAAAGAATTACGTGGTGGATTAGAAGATCTACCAGTTGAGCAACGAGCTAAAACTGAAGCGGAAGTAGCTCGTATGGGTGGATTTGAACCTTATGCTCGTAAAAAGATAGAAGAAGAATCTATGGAAGATAGGGGTATTAGCATATTAAAATATGTTACTACCAATTTAGAGCCATTATATAAACTACGTACTAGTATGGAAACCATTGGTACTGTAGGTAGTCGTGCTGGTATAAAACCTGATGTTGATATTATTTTACCAGAGCAGAAAAGAGAAGCTGAACGACTTAGTGATGTTTATGAGAATACTTTAAAAACCGCTTATGTATTATCTAGGTCTATGAAAGGTATTGTTTCTGGGGCTCAAGGTGGCGCCCATTCTATGATGGTATTAAGCTCTGTTCAAAAAAGATTGGAAGAGCTTAGTGCTATAGCTAAGAGGGCGGAAGACCTCGGAGTGCCTATGGCAGCAGAAGCCCCAATACCAACAAAACGTATGGAATATGCTGGTGGCGCCTATATGGCAGAGGCTCCTACTCTTTTTGAGGATATATGGTCTAAAGCTTTGATGTCTCAAACTAGATTGGGACCAATAGAACAATTAGATCCTTTAGAATCATGGAATAAAAATATAGAACGTTTAAATAAAGTTAAAAAACAAACTGAGAGTGAGTTAGAAAATTTATCTCAAACTCTTGGTATTCCTATGATTGGTAAGGAAGAAAAGAGTAAAGTTTTCTTTGAATTTGGTGAAAAAAACGAAGATGTAGTAAAAGCAATAGATCTTAGATCTAAGGCGTTTGGTGAATTTCTTTCAACTAAGCAACCAGAATTAACACCGGAAGAAGTAAGAAAATCAACAGATGAATATGCTAAATTTATGACTGATTTACTTAAGTTTCAGGTATCAATGTCTGAACAGGCTAGACGTGTATCTGAAGCTATGAAGGCAGTTCCATTTCAGAAAACCTATCTAGAAAAATCATTCGCTGGCTTGGCTTCTCGAGCCGGAAAATCCCCAACCGAAATAGCAAATGAAATGTCATCTATGGAAGAGTCATCTTCTAAAGCATTTGATAAAGAGATAGTTGCTAAAAGAGAACGACGTTTGCAAGATATACAAGATTATTTTGCTAAGCAACGAACATCAACAGCTCAATCTATGATAGATGTAGCAGCTACTGATCAACCGCAGGTAATACCTGATAGAGATCTTGCTGATAAGGTTAGACAGGCTGCACAGGATTCTATACAACAAATAGCTGAGGTTGTTAATGAAACGGTTGTGTATAAAACTCGTCAGGCTTTGAAAGGTTTGGAGCGTAGAGCTGGCGGTGGTGCTTCGGCTGGTGGTGAGGAAAAAAGATTAGCTGAATTATATCGTGCTAGTGGTATAGCTGGTGGTGGCGGTTACGGAGGTGTGCCACAACCAGAGGCTATTTTAAGACAAATGCTCGGGTTAACTGAACCTAATATGCTTATGGAAGCAACTGCTTTTAGAGGCACTGCTTTACATAGACGTAAGCAATTAGAGATGGGCCGTAAGTATAAACAATTTGGTGGTTTTGAGTTAGAAGGTTTGACCAGATATATTGAAGAGGGCCAAGATTTAATGACTGGGCATTTTGATGTAATTTATAAAGAATCTGAAGATGCTCAGAGAAAATTGGCCGATATTAAAACTATTTATAGTGGTAGAACATTTAAAGCATTGGAAACTTTAGCTAATAATATTAGTAAAGGCGGTATAACTTTAGATTCAGCGTTAAAGAAATTTGAAGAAAGTCAATCGGCTTTTGACAAAGAGTTAGCTAGAAGATTGAATAGTTATATTAGTCAAATTAATTTTTATTTAGAATCTAATAAAGACGCTATTGGAGAAATTATTGTAGTTAGTGCGGAAGATCCTACTAAGGAAGCTAAAATCGAAATTGGTGGATTTGATCCAGCATTATTTGCTAAGGATATTCAAGTAGTAAAAGATGCGAAAATGAAAGTAGCTGAATTATTAGAGGCATTATCTAAAACAGATGATCCTGAAACAATAAAATCTTTATTTAGTGATTATAGAGGTGTCTATGAAGCTTTAGTTGATAAGTTAGGTGAAGTTACATTTGAAACCGTATCAGCCGCATTGCCCACCAGACCTACTTTTGAAGTACTTGAACAGTCACGTTTAAAAAGTTGGGAAGAATTTGCTTCCACTTTGAATAAGGAAGATCAAGATTTATTTGAAAAGCTAAGCGCTGAATATTTAACAGCGTTTGAAAGAATGCGTGGTCCTCGTGCTGAGAAAGTATTTAAGAAATGGCGTATGGAAGGTGTTCCAGCTGGTGGTGCGGGAGCTCCACCTGCGGGGGGAGCTCCTCCTGGTGGTGCTGGAGGCGGCGACGGTTTTGATGATGATGAGTTTAGTGAGTTTAATAAAAAAATACAAGCCATTTTAAATAAGTTGCGTCAGGGTATTGAAATTGATCCAAGCGAAATACTTAAATTAATGGAATTGTATGAACAGGCTCGTAGAAAGTTTAACGAATTGATGGGTAGTAGAGATCCAAAATTATTTAAGGATATGACTGCTAAATATCAAAAATTAATCGAGGAAATTAAACAAACAGTATCTACAGAATATAAAGGTGGATTTGAATCAGCTTATAGAATGTATAATATGCGAGAAAAAGTTGATTCTAATATGGCTGATAATCTTAAAAAGATGGAGAAAGATTATAGTCGATTCAGAACTTTAGATATTGAAACTGAAGCACCAGATAGACCGGAAGCAATGCATAAGAATTTAAAGGCTTTATTTGAAGTGGCTCGTCGAAGACATGGTCTTGTTGGATCTGATACTAAAAAGTTTGGTGCTGATATTGAAAGCTTGATTAAATCAGTGACAGAAGAAGGACCTGGTTTAGATATTTCACGTCAAATAATAGCTGCAGTAGATAAACTTCCTAAAGAAAAACGTGGATACACAGTAAGTATATGGAAACATTATAGGAAGGCTGTAAGTGAATACTTTTTGAAAGAATTAGATAGATTACAAGAAGAAATTGAAAGTGCTCGAACTGAAGATGAGGCTCGTGAATCTTATGCTCAATATGAAAAAACACTTCGTCATTTTAGAGAAACTATAGTTAAAAATTTGGGTAAAGTTAGTGATATATATACTGAAAAAGCATTTGGTGGAACTCGTGAATTTGTAGATCCTGGGTTGGCTAAATTAACTGGTACTTTTAGAACTAAGGATGAAATCTCTGAAATTGCTCGAGCAAGTTCGAGATTATCAGGTGAGTTTCAACCTATAGTTGATATGCTTATAGGTGAAGGTTCTGGGGAAGATATCGAAGCATTAGTGCCGCCTATTGAAAAAGTGCGACGTGCATTCGAAATGTTGACTTCTGATGCAGAGGAATTTAAAAAGACGTTAACTGATGAAGATGCTTTTAGAAGATTTGGTGATCAAATAGCTAAACAGTGGGATTTTACTAAAACTGTTAAAGGTGTTACTCAGTTAAGAGCCGCTTTAGAATCCTGGAATAGAATGCAAGTAGCAGGTATTGGTGATGTTGGTCCGAGTGCTTCTTATACCGAAGCTCAACGTAAAAATATTGAAGAGACTATTAAATTATTGAGACAGTTGGAGAAATCATTTGTACCAACTGGTGGGACGGCTGCGTCCGAAATGGGTTTGGTAGGAGTACCCGGATTTTTGTCTACTTCCGAACAAGAGGCTTTACATAAAAGAAATATAGCAATGACTCGTAAGTATTTTGCTACTCCTGAAGAGGAAGGCGGACCAGAGAGAGGCCGTGCATTTACTTATAGATATAAAATAGTAGATCCTTCCACAAAGCAAATAGTTCGTAATGTAGCGGAAGAGTTTAGAGGTCTTGGTGATACTGTTGATAGTACTGGTAGAAAGATGGGTGTATTTAGACAGAGAACTGAAGACCTATTAAAACAATTCCAGGAAAGACGTGGATTTGGTCAGGCATTCGGTCGTGTTATTAGATGGGGTTTGGCAAGTAATGTGGTTTATGGGTCTGTTAAAGCTCTTAAAGGTATGGTTAATGTTATAAGTGATGTAGAATATGGTATCGCTGTTTTACGTCAAGTTATGAGCCCTCTTGAAAGTGATTTTGAAGGTATTACTATGGCAGCAGTGGATTTTGCTAAAGAGTTTGGATTGCCTATTAGAAATGTTATAGATTCTATGAGGGTGTTTGCTCAGCAAGGTTTGGCACAAGCAGATGTTATTGATAGGACTAGAACGTCTACTTTAGCTGCGAACGTTACCACATTAAATGCGGCAGATGCTACAGAAGCTTTGACAGCTGCAACAAAAGTTTATGGTTTACAAGGTCAGAGTACTCTTAGATTTTTAGATTCATGGAGTCAAGTAGAAGCTCGACACGCTATTACATCTGCTGATTTAGCGAATGCGTTGAAAAAGGCTGCGGCAGCTGCTAAAACATCTGGTGTGGATTTTGATCAGTTGAATGCAATTGTTACTGGTATCGGCGAAACTTCACGTCAAACTGGTAAGGAAATTGGTACTTCATTGAGATTTATGTTTAGAAGGCTACAAGGTGAAAAAGGTCCTAAAGAACTTGGTAAAATAGGTGTTCCGGTTCTTACACCTCAAGGTGATATTAGATCTGGGTTTGAAGTACTTGGGCAGTTAGCTGATAAATGGGGTGATTTAAATCAAGCTCAGAGATTAGCTATAGCTCAAGCTATTGGTGGTCGTCGTCATTATAATAGTTTAATTATTTTAATGGACCATTGGGGTGATGTATTAGATACATTACAAGATAGTATAAACTCAAAGGGCGCTGCTGAACGACGAAATGCTATCGTAATGGATACATATGCAAAGAAGCTCGAACAGGTAAGAGCATCTCTTACTGAATTACAAATTCAATTTGGTAAATTCGCATTACCTATAGCTAAAGGTGCATTAACTGGACTTAAATTACTTATTGAAACTATTTCAAATATACCTACATCTATTAAAGTAGCTTTTGCTGCTGTAGCTTCGTTCTTTACTTTATTAACAAAAGGTGGTAGTTTGTTTGATAAAGTTGCTATGAGTTTTACTAGTTCTGGTAATATATTTGGAGATTTTATTAAGACTGCAAAATCTGAATTAAGTAAAGGTGTGTATGAGATTTTTGGAGAAGGTATTGGTGGATTTAGTTTAGATAATGTATTTAAAGATATAAATACCGAAGGTTTGAAACAGTTTACTGAAGCTACTAAGATGGGAGATCTTGAGTCGGGATTAGGTAAATCTGTATATGTACTTGCCAAAGTAGGTAGATCTTGGAATAATTTTTTAACTGATATAACTAAAGGTAGTGCGTCCGCTACTAATAAAATAGCACATATGTTTGATTTTATAGGTGATAAGTTAATAATGGGAGGTGCGGCGTTAGGTGAAAAAGGTGGACCTGCGGGTATAATTACTGGAGCTTTAACAGCTGCTTTGGGATCTGTATCTGAAATGGCTGGTTATGGTACTGAGAAAGTAGCCAAGATGTTGGGATTGACCGCTGAGCAAATGGCCAGATTGACTAGATCAAGCACTGGAGTTGTTGGCGCATTAGCACCTATGATAGGTTCATTTTTCGCTTTAAAACCTTTATTGTCTGCTGCATGGGATAATTTTAAGAAATTAGCTTTATCAGCCAGTGATTATGAAAAATCTATGAGTGGTTTACGTATGCTTCATAGTGGTGAGTTAGAACGTATAAAAGACCTTGGTTATGAATATGATAAGTTATCTAAACGAATGTCAGATATAAGCATTTCTATGCGACCAGATGTAAAAGCTCGTCAGCAAGAAAGAGAAGAATACAAAAGTCCGCTGCATGAATTAGGTAAGTTGTATGGTGAGGCTACTGATTATGGTAACAAATTAGCAGAAACTAATATTGATTTAGTTAGTGGATTTGATAAATTTGGTAATGCAATTTTAAAAACCACTGATAACATGAAAGGCTATTTGGAGGTATTAGAATCTGCACAGCAACGTAAAATGGCTGAAACTGAATTGGGTGTGTTAGGTGTTTATGTAAAAGATTTAACCAAAACTACTGGTTTGGAGTCATTTAAAAACGAGTTTAAAAAGTTTTTAGCTGAAATTCCAGTGATAGGTGAATCGTTAGCTAAAGCTATAAAAGTATCTCCTGCTAAATCTATAGAAGAATTAAGAGAAAAAGTAGAAGATTTAATAGCGTTAAGAAATAAATATCCTTTGACTACTTCATTTGATATTGATTTAAATAAATATAATCAACAATTAGCTGAAGTTAGAAAGTCTTATAAACAGACTTATAATGATTTTTTAAGAACATTAAGTAATATTCCTGTCGAAGGTTTAAATCCAGCTCAAGTGTCTGAGATGTTTAGTAGACCTGAATTTAAGGAAGGTTTTGAAGTAATAGCCAATATAGAGCCAAGATTACAAACTGGTGCTTTAAGAGGTAAAGTAAATTGGCAAGATGTTCTTGGTACAGAGGTTCTTAAAAAGTTGTATCCGAGTAAGCCGTTAGATTTTACAGCACAGTTAACTAAAGGTTTGCTAGAACAAGCTAATATTAGTCCTAGAGACGCAGAAGCTTTTTCTGGTGATATTGTATTGTTTACGGATGAAATTGCTAAGAAATATGAAATGGCTGGTAACCAAGCCATTTTGAAAATGCAGGAAACTAGTGAAGGTATTGTTAAATGGACAGTACAATTTTTTGATAAAGAATTATCTACTATTAAAGAATTGCCATTTGATAAGGTATCCAAATTTGTAGATTCTATATTTCCAGTACAAGCAATATCTGATAGATTATATGAAAATATTGAAGTATTAAAAGAATTTGTAGCGGGTGCGGGTGCTGGTCTTCGTGGTATTACTGAAAAAACTTTTAAAAAAGATTTTAGTTTAGGAGAAAGATTTTTTAGCCAGTTACCTACAACTACGTTGCTACAAACTACTAAGGGGTATGAACCTGGGCGTGGTTTTGGTGAAGTGCCTTTTAAGTCAGGATGGGATAAATGGATAGATGATAATTTTTTCAAACCTATGACTGAATATACACGGCTGTTGGAACAATTAAAACCAGCTGATTTACCAACTGGTGAATCTGAATTAGCACCAGGTCTTACAGAAGATATTGCTTCTCTTCAAGATATATTGAAAAATAATCAAGTTGTGCTACAATATAGAGCTGTTCATGAAGATTTAATAAAATCCATATCTGAAGGTAGTCGAGTTTTAAAAGAAAATATTGCTGCTGAACGTAATAGAAATGAATATATTGTACAAAGTAGTGGTTATTTGAAGGGCCTTGCCGAAGATATGGCTGATGTTAATTTAGGGGTTAAAAAATATACTGATCTTACATTACAACAAAGACTAGCTTTGGCTGAAGTTGGTAGAAATATGCAGCCATTTACAACAGCACGTCAACAATATAGGGAAGGTACGGTAGAAAGACAATCGATAGTAGATTCTATAACTAATATAGATAAATCATTGATAGCTGTACGTGAAATAGGTGATGTAGCTAGAAGTTTTGGGGCTGCTTTACCTACTCAAGATCTTGCAAACTATATAGAAGAAATTGCTAAAACTGGTGATCGTGGTACTGGATTACTTCTTGGTGAAACAAAGAAAGTGGAAAGTAATACAGCTGCTACGGTAGAAAGATTAGACCAGATATTGGAACAAGGTGGTGACTCAGCTGCTATTGAGCGGATTGTTGAACGTACCAGTGGTCGTCGTAATATTATAGATAAGTTGGAATACTTAACAGAAAGACGTAATAAAGCAGCTAAAAAAGATAACACAGAATTAGTAACGACTTATGATAGAGCCATTGATAAACTTACCTCTAAACTTGTTAGTGAAGTTGGGCCAGAAAAAGCTCTCAAATATGTTGGCAAAAACGCTCCAATGTTTTTTGGTAAGCAAGATTATACTCAGGCTGAGTTTATAAAAAGAGCACTTGGAAATACTAATTTTGAAGGATTTAGTAAAGCTTTAGAAAGAGTTCAGCCAGGTATAACTAAAACCAAAGAATTCACAGATCTTGTTGCACTACAACAAGAGCAGTCTACAGAACAGGTGGTAAGTAATAAAAATCTTCAGAAATTATTAGCTATATACAGTACTATAGAACATTTTAATAAGGTTTCAACTAATAGACAAATAAAAGCTTTAGATTCTCAATTAGGCGAACTTGAAGTTCAAAGAAAAGAATTACAAAAAGCTGGTACACCTACAGAAGATATAACAAATAAAATAGCTGAACTTACTACACAGCGCGGAGAACTTGCAACAAGAGCTTCTGGACAAGCTATGCGTGAGGTTATAGCTCCAATAGCACTAGCTTCGCAAGAAATAGCTAAATCGTTTGGTGTTACAGATAGACAGTTGCGTATACTTGGCGGAACTATTGGTGGTACTTATCTTGCTTGGAAAGCTTGGAATAAATTAACTGGAGAACCAATTCCAGAATATATAGAAGAACTCGGCGCTAAGTCAGCAGAAGCAGCGCAACGTATGTCTCAAGAAGGTATTTCTGGTAAGGCGTGGAGAACATATTATGCTGCTAAAGATGTTGTGTTTGGTAAAAATCTTGATGAAAAGTTAAAAGAAGCAGAGAAGAAAATTAAAGAAGAAAAAGTATTAACTGAAGAAGAAACAAAACGAGCTACAGAAAAGGTTATGTATGCCGGTAAAGGCAAAGAAGCCCCACTTTTATTAGAGAGCGGCATGACTGATAAAAAGAAACCCACTGATGTGCTTAAAGATATGTTGAAGGATTTTAAAAATGATTTTAAGCAGAGCGGTGAAACAATAATTCAAGGTGCGGAAAAAGCCGAAGATAGTGTTGTTACTGGGGCAGAGGGATTTATGAGTAGGCTTAAAAAAGCTATACCAGATAAAGAGAAATTTGGTGAACTTAAAGAGGCCATGAAAGATGTATTTAAAAAGTATTACGGTAAAGGGACTGCTACGGGGGCTGGTATATTAGGAAGTGCTGGCATATATTCAGAAGAAAAGGCTGCTGAACAGAGAGAAACTAGTGCCAAAATTATGTCGGAATTGCGTAGATTGATGCGTAAATATGGTATTAAGCCAGAAGAAGATACTGTTATTTTTGGTGGCGAACGTGCAGAAGAAAGCGAAGTTAGACGAGCTGGTAAAGCTGAAAGTTTAGGGCAGGCTGTTAGACGCGCTGTTGAATATACAAAAGCCAAAGACAAAGCCAGACCAGCGGAAGATAAAATATTAGACGAAAATTCTGCTCAAACTGGAATACTACATGGAATATATGAACAAACTAAACGTACAGCCGAAAACACTAATACTTTCTCTGAGAATTTAAGCGATGAATTAAAAGCTGGACGTGAAGATCGTAGAGATGAAGTAGATAATATTTTAACCAATGTTGATAAATTGAGAGGTGAATATTTAGAAAGAGCTGGGACTAGAGTTAGTCCATTGAAACAAATCGTAGCAGCTTTGTTGGCGGCTACTTCTGCTGGTTATGTAAGTGAAAAAAGTGAGCAGCGTCGAAGAAATAATGAGTTAGAAAATAGAGCTGAAAAACAAGTAGAGCTTGTTGATAATATTATAGAAAAATATCCAGATGTTATTAGCAAAGCTATCGGTGATTTTAATACTACCATCGTAAATGCCGGAGAGGGTTTATCAGTTGAAACTGAAAAAGTTCAAAAAGCTGTTGATACTGAAGCCTCAGAAAAAACTATGGTAAGCCGATTGGAAGATTTGCGTAATCGTATGACTGAAGCATATGAGAGTGTGAATGAGTCTATGGAGGAAGCTGCACAACGAATGTCTGAATTAGAATTAGCAGAAGAAATGAAAAAACAGCTTGAAGATTTAGATAACGCTATAAAGAGTTCGACAGCTATACAAAATCTTGAAAAAAAATTCAGCGTAGAAACTAGTGGTGTATTAGCTGGTAAACGTGCTCCGCAATTTCAACTTGGTACTCAGAGCATGTTAGATTTGTCTCCAGCTGAGTCATTAACATTTAAAGAAGATTATAGTAGACCTATAATGGGTAGTATTAAACGCACAATGAATAATTTCACAGGTGCTATTGGTTCTGTTTGGGAAAAAGCTATGGGGTCCATCGGTAATGCTATTAGCACTGTTACTTTACATATTTTTGATGACACCTATTCTGATTTAGCTGAACAATATGAGCAAGGCACTTCTGAACTATCACATTTGATGGAGGTTGCGTCTAGTATAACTACTGAAATGACTGCATTACGAGCAGCTCCTATGACAGATGAATCAAAAGCTAGATATGAAGCTTTAGAAGATAATCTCGGTGAAATAACTGATAGGATGGGTGATTTAAATGAAAGTTTGATCAAAACTTCTGTTAGTTTACAAAGTGTTATAGCTGCTGAAGAATTTCGTATTAGAACGCTTAAAACTGAAGTTGAAGCGAGTGCTAAATTTAGCCAAGCATATGTGGGCACTATGATTCCTACTGATCCTTTTAGTTATCTTGGTAAGCAGGGATTAGGAGCTGGGGGTTTTGATTTACAATTGGCTAAAACTTCTGATGAGTTAACTAATAGTGAAAGACTTTTATTAGAAGCTAGAAAATCTAATAACACTGATCTTATAGATAGTATACATAAATATACCGCATTAACTTCAGTATTGGATGGTCAGAAACAACAAGCTGCTGAAACCGCTGGAAAAATCAGTAAATTAATAATAGAGTATCGAGAGCAATCTAAGGTTTTAGGAATAAATCACGATAAAGTTAAATTGATTAAAAATAGTTTAGATTCTCAGATAAAGTCATATATGACTTTAAAAGACTCTATGGATAAACATATAGAATCATTGAAAGAATTAGATGCAGTGCAATCAGGTTTAAATTTTAGTAGATTGATTAATGAATTGCAAGGACTTAAAAAGAGTTATTTAGAGACATCTAGAGCTAATGAATTTAAACGTATTACTGAGGGTGTGGATAAGATATTAGGTGGCTCGCATCCTTTGGCTAAAGTAGCTCCATCATACGCTGCTTTACAAGCTGGGGTACCGGAAGATCAATTGTTAAACATGAATAAATATCAATTGAGAATGGCAGAGTTAGTTGCTCAACCGGGGCCTGGGCCAACACTTGAACAGGTAAATGCCATTAGGTTTGGTAAAACAGTAGATGTATGGGCTTATGAGCAAGCTAAGCAAAATGATGAATTGAGACGTCAGCGTGAACAGGCAATTCAATATAACAATGCTTTTTCTAGAGCTATTAAAACCGCCGAAGCTACTGGAACTGAGCAGGATGTAGCGAAATTGAGAGAATTACAAGGCGCTTTTATTAAAGAAGCTAAAACAATGTATGAAGTAAAAGAGGTTGATGAGAGCGGAGTACGTTATTATAAAGGTATAGATTTCGATAAATATATAAGAGCGAGTGAAGGTTTATTTAAAGATTTAGGTTTAGGGGATATGGAATCTAATGTAACTATGCCTATTGTTACTTCTATTGATAATAATACTAAAAGAATAATAGCAGCGCTTCAAGGCAAAGATCTTTATAAAGATACAGAGAGAGGCTTTTTCAGTAAACTTTTTGGATTTGGTAATGATGATTTGATTGATAAAAAACAATCTGGTGGGTTTATTACTGGTCCTGGAGGTCCGCGAGAGGATCGTGTATTAACTAGAGTAAGTCCTGGTGAATATGTTATAAAAGCAAGTTCGGCAAAAAATATAGCTAATAAGTATGGAGCTGGTGTATTACATTCTATGAATAATACAGGTGAGATGCCTAAAGTTGCTAAAGGAGGATTAATACCTAGATTTCAAGACGGTGGTCGTCCTGATGAATTTATAAAAGCTTCTAGCACAGATGAAGTACCTGAAGGTATGGTTTATGATTATGATTTAGGTGGTTTTAGAAAGAAAGTAACTATAGAGGATGTGGAAAGAACTCATTCTGAGGTCAAAGGCATGCTAAAAAGTATGGAAGCCTTTGATAGATATTCACAAATGAAGGCAGAACAAGAAACCGAGGAATATATGGATCAGCTAGATGAAAAGATGAAGCAAAAATATTCCATTAGCGGTGTATTTAGGTCTTTAGGAGACAAACTAAGTGCTGCTCGTAAAAAAAATCAAGGGTTAGGATTTGATTTTTCTAAAGATAAAGGAACTGTTGGTAATATTGCTGAAGCTGTGGAAGGAGTAACCAGCACAGGTAAAGTGTTTTCTTTGGGAGTATTGGAATCTGTACCTAGATTATTCCAATGGGTTGCTCAGATTGGTGAGGGGATGTTTGGATTAGGTAAAACAGCCATTACTAAAGGTACTAAAGCCGAAACTTATACAAAGGGTTTTAAAAATATAATTGATTTTTATACTAAGAAAGATGTATTGAAAGAAACAGGGTCTATACTTAAAGATACTGGTATCGGTTTAACTAAAGGTATAGGTGATATGTTTGTAAGACTAGGCGAAGGTGATATGACAGCCGCTTATGATGTAGCTTCTTTGGTTGCTCCTATTAAAAGTGGAGCTGCTTTAAAATCAGGCAAGTTTTTTAAAGCAGGAAAACTTGCGCCTTCTAAGTATTACAAAGAGCTATTATCGAATAGAAGTACTGATACAATTGCTAAAAGTTATCGTAAATTGTTTCCTAATAAAAAGGTTTTTGAAGATACTATGGAAGCTTATTATAAAAAAGTTTATTCTGAAACGATGGATCCAAGTAAAATAGACGCGTCTATTCGTTTGATAAATGAAATTAGGAAAGGTGCTATAATTGAGCCGTCTTTAGGTGAAAAAGTAATGGGGGCAGGAATTGGAGTTAAAACTAAGGCTAGTGAAATTTTTAGTGGTATTAAATCTAAATCTAAAGATGCTTGGAGTTTTGGTAATAAAAATATTGATGAAGCAATACGCATTATGAGTGATAAGTCTAAGAAATATAGAAAGGGGTTTAGTGAAAAATATAAACAAGCTGGTGGTATATCTGGTATAGCTGATAAAGCGGCTAGTAATTTGAATAAATTTGATGATTGGGTGGATGAGCTTGTGAAATCAGCTGGCCCAAAAGTTTCTAGTATGGCAAATACTGCTAAAGAATATACTAAAACTGGTATTGGAAAAGCTAAAACTGCTGCATTTGGAGTAACTAAGAAAGCTGCTAAATATACGGCTTTAAAAGGACTGGATCTGTTAACACCAAGGTCACTTAAATGGTTGTATAATTTTATAAAAGAAAGACCAGAGATTTTTTCTGATATGGCAAAGAAAGGAAAGTCTTTTTATGAGTCATTTGCTAAAAAATTTAGCGGCAGCGAAAGTGCTGATTGGGGTAAAAAAGCTAGTGGTTTTTGGAACCGTTGGGATGCTGGAGAATATAGTAAAAAGTCTGGTAATTATAGATGGAGATCAGGTTCTAGTGAAAAAGCAGAATCAGGTAGTTATAGAAATAGAAGAGATTTTTGGGAAGAGGGTTTAAAAAATGAGGATCCTGAAGCTTATAGAAAGTATCAACAGTATAAAGAAACCGCAAAGGAAAATATGCGTCGTCGCGCTGAGGAACAAGCGGCATATAAGAGTAGTCGAAAGTCAGCAAAAGATATTAGAGATGAATTACTACGGGCTAAAGCTAAATATGGGTCTCAATCAAAAGAATATCAAGATTTATTTAATGATTTTTTAAATAAATATGTTCGTGGAAAAGGTGGGTCAGTTGATAGTGGTATAAATAAGTTTTCATTGAGTGTTGCTCATCCAGAAGGTTTTGGAGAAGGCGGTTTAATAAAATCGCTTTGGAAAGCTATATTTGGTCAGGCTAAAAAAGAAGATAAAACAATTACTTCGGTATTTCAAGCATCCGATGTGATTAATAAGCGTAAAAAATCTCAAGCTGAACAGATAAAAGCTATTTTTGGTGAAAAAAAATCTGGTGGGTTAATAGGTTTTAAAGATGGTGGTGGTGTATTATCTACTAAGGCTTACCAAGATGTACATAAGTATTTTGTAGATGAAGAAGCCGAGACGCCCGAATGGAATAAGGAAATAGCTGGGTATCTTAGAACAAGAATAAGTAAAATAGAAGATTTAGACGCTTATTATTTATCTGAAGATTTAAAAAAGATTGAAGAAGGAGATAAAAAAAGTTGGAAGGAATTTTATAATAAGATATTAGATTATGAAGATATTGCTGATAAAGTTTTTGAGTCTATTCCAGCCCCTATTATTCCGAAAAAAGAATCTGGTACTGGTGGTTATAATTTAAAGAAAGGAATGAAGGCTGCTAGTGGTAGAACTCGTGCTGCGCAATTAAAAGAAATTATGGATGCTACGAAAGCACAGGGTGGTTTGTTAAAGGGGTATGCTAAAGGCGGCGGTACTGATAGTATGCTAGCGGCTTTAAGTCCTGGTGAATTTGTATTAAATAAAGAGGCTACTGATAAAATAAGTAGTAAATATGGGCTAAAATCACTTGAATTTATGAATAAAGAAGGTGAACTGCCTGGGTTTGCTTTAGGCGGTATTGTAGCTAAGCGGAGTTATGCGGATGGTGGTCCAGTTTATGATAGTAAAGCTATAACTAATGTATCTGTAGATACTTTAAATACACAGCAGTTGGGTGAAGAGATAGGGGATAGTATTGCTAGAAAACTTGAATCTGTTACATTTAAACCAGTCGAGCTTGCTGAAGATTCTATTGAAATTTCCTCAGATTCTATTAAAGGTATATCAGATGCCATTGAGAGTGTAAATAGGGGTGTAACGGCTGTAGGAGCTGAGGAGGCCACTACAAAGATTGACGAATTTATCGACGCTGCTAACTCTAGATTAGAAACATTTTCTGTAAAAATAGATGAGCAAAGTGAATCGATTGAGATACTACATACAAGTATTGAAGAAGCTACTGATAGAATTAATGATATAGATGTTACTTCTATAAATATGAAGTTGGGTGAGTTAGAACTAAGTGTTTCCGAATTAGTTACTAAAGATGAATTAAATGTTTCAGGTAGTGATCTTGATTCGAATATAGATTATAAAATACATGAAGCTATTAATTTTATAGAAGAGAGATATATATCTGGAGTTAAAACAGATATAAATATCATTAATGGTAAAATAAGTGATTTACAATATGACCTGGATGATACAAAAGATCACCTTAATGGTGAAGTAAGTAGATTGGGATGGGGGATTTAATAAATGCCTATAAATTCAGATGATAGATTTTATGAATGGGAAGGGATAGGAGAAAGGTGGATCACTAAAGAAGAATCTTTTGATAGTGAATACCCATCTAAGCCTCAAAAAGAAGGAGATTCTGTAGCTAAATGGGTTATTGAAGATGTTTTTGGTTTGACTTTGGATGATGATTCTAGAGATATAGGCAGTACTTTACCTGGTTATGATATTATTGGGCGTGATCCTTATGATGTTGTTAGATTGTCTCTTATAGCTGATGTGGTAAAAGAAGGAATATTTTATGAGTGTTATATGGATGGTGAAGGTATTGTTCATTATTATAGTATAGGCGTAGATCGTAGTGATATAGATAGGCATATTTTGTACTCAATAGATAATGGTGAGATGCAGATGAAATGTGATAATGTAATGGTTACAGGATATGATCCACCACCGAAACGATATGCTGGTAATGAATTTAATTTATTAACATTTGCTAATTCCTTAATAAATTCTGGTGATCAAGATTTATGGGATTTGGATAGAGGTTCATATCCATTATATACTACTTTTGCAGAAGTACTTGGTCCAGAGGCATGTCCATTTAAGTTTGAAGGATCTATAGAATATGGCGGTAATCCAGATACGTTGGATGATATAGAACCGGAACAATTTGAAAGACTTTTAGTATATAATCCAGAGGAATTTGAGAGTGTTGTTAATTATTTTTATAAAATAGAAGTCGATTTTTTTGATCAATATAATACTACAGTATCTTTTTCTGATACTAGTGTTAGATATCAAGAATTAGATGGTTTTGGTAAATTGCAAACACGAAATTGGGTATCTAGTGATAGATATATTAGTAAATATTGTTTGGAAGGCCGCCTTGACGAACCAGATCCTGATGTTGGAGTTAGATTACCCAGAAGTAATGAATATAAATTTAAAGGTGTTGCGGATGTTTATATTTATGGTTATAAATTAAAATCGATAAAGCTTAATTATACTTTTAGTTTGGATAAGGAAAAAATTAATGATCCATCTGGTTCAGAAGTATTTGTTGTTACTTTGGATACAATGCTAAGCGAACCGTTTAAATTAACTAAGGATGAAGATTATATTATAGTACAAGACCCAGCCAATCCAAAATATTCTAAGATAGTGTTTTCATGTAATGTGAGCGAAAATCATCTTCATTATTTTGGTGGTAATTTTGATTCTGGAGATAATATAAAATTTCGTGTAAGTGAAAAGTGCATATATAAAAATCGTGAAGGTAACGATTATTCTATGGCCGATTTATTAAGCGATGGTACTCAACTTTACAGAAGCGGTTATTTGAGTGATCAGCGAAGTACTGCTATAGTTGATAGTAGAGATTTTTATACTGCTGTTATTTTTCCTACTGGTGAAGGAAGTTCAGGTTATGTGGTAGAAAAAATAGTAGTTGTTTATCAATGGAATAATCCATCGATTGTTATAAAAGATCTTAGAAATGATATAGATAGTAATAAATTAGCAGAGTCAGTGAGAGCAAGTTTTTATCCTATGATCTTAAAAGATGCACCGGCGCCTATTGCTTTTTCAGGGCCTGGTGATTCTAGTGCCTCATTATTAGATCAGAATGAGGTTAGACCTGATTACGATCCTAGTACGGCGCAAAATTTTCAACCCACTGAATATGCACGAGCAATGTCTTCGATGGAAGCTGGAGATGTCCGAGTGTCTATGCCTTTTGCTGATGATGATGAGTGTATTTTTATTGCTGAAAAAATAAAAGAGATGCAAACTGATGTAGCTCATAATGTTGTGTATATGTGTTCGCCAGATGCAGAACCAATTTTGGGTCAAAAAATTAATGATGGTGTTATAAATGAAATTGAATATTCTTATCAAGATAGTAGTCAGTATTTGATATCTGTTACAGCTGGTCCACAATGGCGAGGTGGTGATTCTTGGGATAATTCTTTGTATAAAATGGAAACTGATAATCCAGTTTTAACTGGTACTGTATTGAAAATTAGTGACGATAATGTTAGATGTAATGTTAGGGTTAATAAAGTGGGCGTTGTGGAATGTATAAATGGTACTAGAGATTTATTAGGTGTAGGTGATAAAGTTAAGGTTACGTTATATAATAATCCAGTAAGCTTATAAATAGGAGTTATTTTGTATGGCTACAATAGAAAGAGAGGCTATAAGGGCTTCTATTACATTGGGAGATATTGAAATAAGCACACCAGATGTGATTTCTTTTAATGTTAGAAAGTCTCGTGGTCAAAAAGCGGCTACTTTTTCAGCTAGTGTTAAAATGGACGCCGCTGCTATGAGTAATGGTGGTTTGTCTTTAATATCTAAAGGTGTTGTTATAGAAGCAGGTGTTAAAGGATCGGAAAGGACTATTTTTACTGGTGTAGTTCAAAAAGTTACAGTTAATCCAATTAGAACAGACGCTTTAAAGGTTATGGTAAGTTTAGCCGGTAAAGATAATATGAGTGTAATGGAAGGACAAAAGATAAATAGAAGAGTTAAGACTTATAGAGATGGCGACACACCGCCAGAACGTTGGGGAGTAGTAACTGCTATCGAGGAAGATAATACACCAGTTAAGACTGGTTTCGGATTTAAGAGATTTTCTAAGAAAAAAACAGCAGTATTTAATATTGGTAAATTAGCTGTAACTTTTACTCAAGGTGCGTATGTTGATCAAGAATTAATTAGAGAATCTTTTGGTGTACCTGTTGGAAATATATTGGTTGAAAAATTAGAAGTAGAAGATTCAACTACTGATGAAGATTAGTTATAAGAGGTGATGTATAATGGCACTTACACGTGAAGCTGAGGATAAATCACAAACAGTTATTAATTGTGCAGTTAATGATGTTATTAAATTAACACGTCCTTTATATTATAAAGGAATTGAGCAAGGCGATGATAAGACCGTTTCAGTTAATGGTTTTAAAATACTATATCCAGAATTAGGTAGTTTTATTAATTATAGCACCGATGAAGGTAAGACTTGGGTTAAATACAAACATCAAAAAAGCGGACAACAAATTATTGAATTTATATCACATGATTTAGGTATTCATACATTTACTTGTATTATACAAGGTATAAGTGTGCATGACCATGCGAGTATTCCGATGGGCGGTCCTGCATACGCTACTTATTATAGTGAGCCTAGCACACATAGTGATGAGGAGGGGGGATAGTAATGGCATGGTGTACTTGTAATATAGCAGCTGAATTTACAGAATTAGCTGGATATGGTATAATTTCAGCTAATTTAAATGCTAGTACTCCTATAACACTTACAGCTGATGGATTAGCTATGTATGGTCCCGCTACTGGTAATTTATCTATTACAGCTTATTCTCCACTTATTAATGATTTAGAGTGTCCAGGAAGGGCCGGAACCAGTTTTGGATGGACGCAAAAAATTGATTGTGATACTGAAGATTCGATACTTAAAGTTTATTTTATTCCAAATGGTATAGCTAAAGCTTATATGGAGGGTGATGTAACAGATCAAATTACTATGACAGATATAGCTGGTAGGTCAAATTATATAACTTTAGAAGCAAGTGCGGCTAATGGGCCTGCCAGCCCCGCTTTAAAATTATCTCATCAAGATGGGCATAGTTTATTATATAGTGGAAGACCTATACAAGTAACTCCAAATAGTGGTACGGATAATACTATTTTGGAATTTATGGCTAATATATTGCCTGTTGGATCAGAGTTATATATGAATAATTTTACTTGGACCTACGATCCGCCTGGTATTCCAAGAGTTAGCTATTCTTTTTTATTTAAGTACAATAATTAATGGAGGTGTGTAAAATGGACGGCGAAAGCTACTCTTCAGATATATATAAATTAAGGTCTGCTGGACCTACGCCAGTTAGTCCTGGTAGATTTGTAATTCAAACATTTGGTATAGATCACAATACAGTTAAAACATATCCTGCTACTACTACAATTAATAATTCAGATGATATGGCTGGTATTTATGGTGGTATATATATTTCAGCGAATTGGCAAAGATTACCATATTTGAATAGTGTAGGCAAACGTTTGTTTAGTGGTAGTACTGTAAGTAAACCAGATTGGATAGATCGGGACGAATTAACTTAAAGGAGGCTATTATGGCTAGAGGAGAAACTATCGAATTTATTGATTGTGGATCTTTATCTATTAGTTATGATGCTACTGGTAAAGCAACTATTTCTTGTAATGTTATTCGTAATGATGCTACTAGTTTACAAAATGATTACAATACATGGAGATTAGGCGGTGTATTTTTTGACGGGAATGTTATGAGTTTAAATCAATCGCCTATGATAGGTAGTGGTGGTTGGAATCAGTGGCAATTAAGATGGGAAGGAGTTGGAAATTAATATGGCTTGTTGTGGAAAACGAAGTACCCAGCCATTTTCAGTAATGGGTGGGTATAAATATCTTACTAATTCTCAAATAAATGCTAGGCTAGAAGTTTTTAAACGGATTTATTGTAAAGCTTGTAGTGAAAGGTATAATTGTAATTTTGATATTTATAATAAATGTACAATTAGACCTCAGATTAAATAAGGAGGTTTGTTATGGCTATTCTAATTGGAGCTAATACACAGGTAACGGGAGATGTACAAGGTGTGATTTCAGCACAATGGGGTATTAGTCCACAAATAAATAGACTATGGCAATTAGGGTCTTGGGATCCCTATAATCAACTGGCAACACGAGTTACTAATATAAGTTTAACTATTTATGCAGGCGGTGGTCCAACAATTAGTTTACAACCTGCTACTGCTTGTGTGGATAGCAGTGCAGTTCTTAATATCACCATCACCCCGGGTTCTTGTGGCACTGTGCCAGCAGGTTTAGGTGGTAATTTCACAGTTTATTTATCTAGTTATTCTTATAATAAGGGTGATGCTATTGGCTTTGGTCAACAGAGCTATAGCGGTCAAACTTGGCCCGGTGGGGCTGGTCCAGGTGGTGGAGGAGCCAATGTTGAATTTACGGATGCGCCAACTGTTGTTTTACAAGGAAGAGCTGAAGGTAATTCTACAATTGATGCTGGTTTAGGCACAGGTGTAAGTTTTAGTAGTGGTTGGGACGTTTATGGTACGCAAGGAAGTGTAAGTGCTGGGTTTCCTGGTACTGGTCAGGCTAACGAAGTAAGGCATGGTTTAGTAGATCAAATTTCTAATGGTGATTTACGAAATGATGGTAAGTCTGGTCAAGCGAGTGTTAATATACCACATCAACCATTGTATTTCGGATAAGGAGGAGAGGTATTATGGGATTTTCAGTGTCAGAGCGTTATAGATTGGAATTACATTGGAGTAAGGCTAAGTATAAGGTAGATCAAGAAACAATGTTGGAAGGATGCTACTTTTCTGGTCCAGTTTTAAATGAGGTATGGCAGTTACAACAAGAAGATTATATTGATTTAGATTTTGGTGGTCAGTATATGATTTTTATGAATTTTTATTATATAGCTCGATTATCATGGAAAGGTGTCAAACATACTACTGAGAAAATAATGTTATCAAAAGTTGTATTAAAGAACAAAAATTTGAATGTCATTCCTAAATTAAAAGATGATGATTATATAGTGATTGATACACAAAACCATGAAGATCAACGACATTTATATAGTTTGGTTTATCCATCTTATTTAATAAGAAATGATGGGGAACTTTACGATTTTGGGAGTAAAAAATAATGCCAAGTGATGAGTTTATAGCACATAGAAAAGGAGCTGCGGCTCATTTAAAAGAAATAGGATGGGAAAGATATTTTGGTACTACTACAAGTGGTAATTTACCACAATACAAAGCTACATCTAATCCATGTAATGTGAATGTGGGTGCTTTAAATCCACAATTAGTGGATGATTTGGATATTAAAGGTGGATCATTTCGATTTTATCATATTAAATGTCATTATTCTACAGAGTCAGGTACGCATGAAATAGTAGATAAGAATCCTTTAAGTCCTACTTATGGGCAAATGATTACTATACCAGCTGGCGATATTGCTGCTCATACTGTGACCAGCGGCATTATGATAAAGCATAATCGTGGCTCAAAGTATGGTTGGTTATGCGTCGATGATAATTGCCCATATTATCAAAATACTGGAAGACGCTATTTTTATTTCTAATAGGAGGATATTGATATGGCTGTTAATGTTACAGTATATGATTTAGATAATTACCCCGACAATAGTAAAACTGTTACTACTGACCAAAAGACATTGGTGCCTGTAGGTTATGAAGGGGATGAACAATGGGTATTGTCATTCTCGACTACGGCTTATAGTGATAACACTAATAGAACTGCTATTCAGGATATTTATGTTCGTGAAATGAAAGCTGGTTGGATTAAGAGTTCTGGTTTTACTGGAACAAGTGGGAAGTTTACTTTAGTTTCTGGAAGTTCTAATCAACTAAAAGTTAAAATGGATGCAAGTGCTGGTGCTACTGGTCAGGGCGGTTATTATGTAATTGAACTTACCGCAGGTGTAAATTTAACTGGTGATGCTATTGCTGCGGATATGGAAGATCAGATTAGAGCAATACCAGATAGTGCTAGTTGGAATTCATCTGATGCTGGTTATCAACTTTCTTACAAAAATGCTATGGTAGATTTTACTGATGGTAGGTTTTGGATTGTGTCTGGAAATGTTGGGAAATATTACACTGGTACAGAAAGATCTTCAGTAGCAGTAGCTAAATATAGTACTGATACTTGCTATGAAGATTTAGGTTTTGATTTGGCTATTAGCAGTGAAAGTATAGCGGGTACTTCTGCTAAAGAAGCATTATTGGCGTCTGATTATACTACTGATACTGCTTCAATGGTTATCGGGGCTGGTACTGGCGTAGCCGCTGGTGATTGTATGTTTATTACTGATGGAACTAATACTGATTATTTCGAGGTTATTTCTGTTAGTGGTACAACTTTAACCGTTGCAACAAGTGGTGCCAATGGATTTACTGGTGTATCCAATAGTTATACAGCTAATGTAAGTAAAGTTCAATTGTTGAAGTATCAGGATCCAGAACAAGTTCCAGCTGCATATCATAATACAATAGATAGTATAACCAGGTGGGGAATAATGTCGATTGCTAACGTCATTGATTTCTCTTCTTAAGTTATTTCAACTAGTTATGGAAAAGGAGTATTAAATGAAAGTTAAATGGTTACCGGAAGAGGTCGAATTTTTAGAAAATAATTACGAAGAAATGCTATATAAAGATATTTGATAGATAACTATAATGAAATGCCTGTTGTTAAAATTGCTAAAAATTTGAAATGTGTGACAAATATGTGTTGAAAAAGATAAAATTGTTTACAGGCTATAAAAATAAGATTGTAGAACTTGAGCCAGATAAACCCCACTATAAGACACCTTATCAAATAACATTTCATGGTAATAAGGTTTGGCAATTTTTTAGACGATTAGGTATGGATAATAATAAACTACATAATGCTGTTTTTCCTAAAAATATTTCTGGTGAGTTTATACCACATATTATTAGAGGGTTGTTTGATGGTGATGGATCTATATCTATGAGTAAAAATACTGGTTACCCTTTTGTTCGTATATGTGGTACTAGAAATGTAGTGGATTATGTAACTGATTATATTGGGTTATATAACACATTACATCAGAATAGTGATATTAATTATACTATTCAATATACTGGTGAAAGAGCTTTACAATTTCTTAGTTGTATTTATAATAATTCTATTAATTACACTAGGATGAATAGAAAATATGATAAGTATATTAAAGCTTTAAAATGGGGCAATTGATATGTCCGAGTTTTATGTACATAATAGTTTAAACATAACTAAGTCTGTTAAATTTAATATAACTCTGCGATATTTCGTTATTAAAGGCGAAAGAGGCGAGCATATGTGGGTATTGGAAATTGGAACTACCCATCCTGATAGGAACGGTGATCCAATATCTGCTAAAAAAATTCATCGAATTTCGGCTGAGGATTTGGATGAAATTATCGAAGATGCTCTTTCTGATCTATGCTCTCAAATAGATTGGACTCCGTTTGTAGATGATGTAGATGCTCCTTATGTTGATACTTTATATCCAGATGACAGAACTACTGTGTCCATAGGATCTGATGTATATATGGTTATAAAAGAAAAATTGCCTGCCGCTGGTATTGATTTATCTAATTTGAAAGTGACTTTGAATAATAGTACTGTTGATTTTGATATAACTAGTGAAGTATCTATCGAAGGTGACCCATATGAATATAGTTTAAAATGGTCGCCACCACTAAGAGTTTATGATACATATGATTAAGGGAGCTTATTATGGCTGAAAATATTAAATTGCGAAAAAGAAATTTTACGGTTGATCAAGGTTATTTCTATACCATAGAGGAAGACCGTGATAATTTACTTCAGAAGACTGATGATGGTAATACAGCATTTTCATATCCATTGGATACATTAATTACTAATACGCCTTTAAGTTTAGAATTTGATGGTGTATATTTTTGGTCTCTTGAGCAGGCTAGTGCTAACAATGTTGATATTAAAAGATGGAAAATAGATAATTATGTTTGTAAATTACAACAAACTATTAATTTAACTGCTGGTACACATTATTATAATTCAGAGGCTTTTTCTGTAGAACATTATCATACTGAGTTAGCTATGGTGGCAACTAGTGGTACCAATACTGTTAAATTTGATGACTATTGGGATAATTCTGATTTAATGGGTTTTACAACTACTAGTGGTGATGGTTTGACTATTCATTTGGGACCAAATTCTAATGGTGAGGAAGAGGATGTTGAAGTTGTAACTACTGTATCTGGCGGTGTGATTATTTCGGGTACTTTACAATATAGTTATGCTGAAGATGACGCTGTTAATTTTTATACGCATATATGGTTGTTTAATAACAACGATGAACAAAGTACAGCTACTGGTGCTTTATATAAAATAGATGCTTATACAGGAGAATATATTAAACATTATCCTGGTGGTGCGTATAAAGATATTGATGCGGCTACTTTTTATACAGTTAATTCTTTTACTGAATATGGTGATGTTGATACGTTGGCTTATGTAAAAAGTACAAATACTTTATTTGTCAATATAAGTGCTGAAAATGATGTTGGCGGACTTGATTATTATGGTTCGATGGTTATGGAGAATATTCAAAGTAATGAAGCTTCTGTTTTAACTATTTATGATTTAGCTATGGATGATCAAAATATTTATCGATTACAAAAAGGGCCTGATGGTGGTGGTGGAGAAAGTTGGAGTTATTATAGTTATGAGTTATCATCTCTTGATAGTTTTGTAACTTCTATTTCATTAGCAGCTTATCCATCTGTTATAGCGGCGAATGGTGTAAGTACTACTGATATTAAAGCAATTGTGCGTGATCAATTTTTACAGCCAATATCTAGTAGATTGGTTTATTTTTCTGATGATGATTCTAGTGGCTATATTATAACTTCACCAGTAAGTACTAATTCTAATGGTTTAGCTGCAACAGTATATAAATCAGGTACTAGCGCTCGAGAAGTGAAGATAACTGCTGTCGTGGAACAAGTTTAAGGGGTATTTAGATGGCTTATGAGAATATTCGCTTTGTAAAACCTAATATGGAGTTTGTAGATGGTTATTTTTATACCATGGATGAAAGCTCGGATATGTTGGTTCAAAAAGTGGATGATGGATCAACCGCTTATTCTTATCCTTTAGATGTTCTTATAGGGGGTACTGTTAGCTCTTTGCAATATGATGGAGCTAATTTTTGGACTTTACAAGACAGTGGTAATGGTTTTGTAATTAAAAGGTGGCGAATTGAAAATCATATAGCTAAACTTAAAGACAGTTTTACTTATACAGACACAGCTGAAATTAATTACGACGCAGATACTTTTGCGGTGGAAAATTATAGAACCGAATTTGACTGTACTGTTTCAGGTGGTGATTTGATAGTTTGCCCTGATGAATATTATGATTCAGTTATTACATCTGGTACGGTTTTAACTTTAGGCCCAAACAGATATGATCAACGAGAGGAAGTAACTGTTAGTGGGGTTATCGGCTCAGATGTGATATTAGTTAGTGGGACTCAATATACTTATGAGTCAGGCGATTCAATAAGTATGTATCGAAGTTTTTTTGTATTTAATAACTATACTGGTTTAAGTTCAGCTAAAGGAAATTTAATGCGATTTAATGCTTATACCGGGGATTTAATAGCATCTGATTCAAGAACAGATTATAAAGATATAACTGCTTGCACTTTTGCGCGGGTTCAGAATTTGTTACGTGATTATGATGATGCTCATACTGTTATTTTTGTAAAAAGTACTAGCGCAAGGTTTCGAAATATATCAGATTTAGTAGATATATTACGAGCTGATAGTGTAAATGATAATTTTAATGGGCCAAATGGGTCATCTCCTAATACTACTAGATGGTCTACAACATATGGAAATCCGATAATTTATAATAATCAATTGTTTTGTTCAACTGTTATAAATGGAAAAGATGAAATAGTATCAAATTATGAGTTAATTGGAGATTTTAGTGCTCAGATAAGTGGATCTCTTGATGGTTATACAACTTTTTCTGGTGCTGAATTTGAACATTATATGCGATTTATATTTAGTAATGATGAGTATTGTACTATTAGTAGGGTTTACAATAGTTTATTTGGAGACGCTATAATTGCGGATTATTATGGATTTACACAGAGTGACATTGATTTAACTGAACCAGGTGGTACTATTGCAGCAAGAAATTATTGGAGTAGTGATTATCCATCTAAAGCGATAGATAACAATACTAGTACTTATTACCAGTCTAACGGAACTTCATGGCCTAAATGGCTAGCCTATGATTTTGAAGTTCCTACAATTATTAATAAAGTAAGGATATATTTTTATCCAAATCATTTTTCTAGTACTGTATATGTACAAGGATCTAATGATTTAAATCCTGATTGGGATAGTAAAGCATGGAATGTGGTATATACTATGACAGGATTAAGTTCTGGGTCTTGGCAAGAGAGGGAGTTTAGTAATACTGATGTATATAGATTTTATAGATTGTGGGGTAATTCTGGCGGACCTGGTAGTAATGGTTGGTGGTGTATATATGAAATAGAAATGATGGGTTCTCGTTACATAGGAGTAGCTGTTACTTCTAGTGGTGTTAGTTTTGATGAGTATAGGTTTAAAATTAATAGAACCGATTCGGATTTAAGTTTTTATTATAAAGCTTTAACTTCTGGTATATTAGATACCACATGGAATGACCTTGGGTCTATGTCTTTATATGAATATGATGGTTCTATGTGTTTAGGATTACATAGTGCTTCAGTAACAGTTTCTGGTGCATATTTTGATGATTTAATTTATAATTCAGGACATGTTAGATATCCTCCTGTGGATATTCCTTATTATGATGTAATGGTTATGGATAATATAAGATCAAATCAAAGTACTATAATTCCAATAACAGATATATCATATTATAATGGGAATTTATATAGATTACAAGATGAAGGCACTTATTACGGAGTAGATAATGATTGGGGCTCACAATATAATTACGTTTGTTCTCCTGTTAGATCTTTTATTGATTCAATAACAGTAGATGCTTATCCAATTATTTTACCAGCAAATGCTCGGAATATATCAACTATAACCTGTATAGTTTTAGACCAGTATTCAAACGGCGCAATTAATAAACCTATAAATTTTACCGATACTGATGATTATGGTTATATTACTATTAATCCACAAAATACTGATGCTCTTGAAGGAACTGGGGAAGCTGTGACGTATTATGTAGCAGGTGTTGATGTACACACTGTTACTATACAAGGTACAGTTACTCAGTATGATTAAGGGGTAATTTATGGCTGATATTAGATTCGATGACGGAAATTTTTGTATAGGAACTTATCCTGGTACTTTTTGTAGTATGAATGATGCTAATGACCTATTAGTAACCAAAAACACTTCAAATGGTACGGTTGGTATTCAATATACACTAGAGCCAGAATTAAGCTTGCAAGTGTTGAGTTTAGAGTATGTTGGACCAAAAGATCTTACAGCCACTGAGTTTGGGGGGCCATTACCTTTTTTTAGTTTGGATTCAAGCTATATTCGTAAATGGGAATTAAACAATCCTATTTCATTGGGTAGTGTAAGTAGTGGTATTAATAATGGTAATTATACTACTATGGCTGTTGAGCATTATACTACTTCATTTAGCGCTGCTACAGCTACTGGAACTGGTAGAATAAAAGTTGATGATGATACTTATATAGATGTGGGAACAGAGCTTTTATTAGGGCCTAGTGATGATGCAGGAGATGACGGGGCTTATGAATATGTTGAAGTTACTAGTATTTCTGGTGGTTGGGTTTATATAACATCAGATGGTGTTACTCCTCCACATCATCAATATGATAATGGAAATGATATTACTTTTGCTAAATATATTTATGTGTTTAGTAATGATGGGTATTTGAGAAAACTTAATTTAGATTATTCAGTAGTTGAAACAAAATACAGTGACATATATGCAGGTGTAAGTGCAGCTGCTTGGAGTGATAATTATAAAGCTGTGGGGTTCGTAAAAGACGGGGGTTATAGTCTGTTATACGTAGACCCATATCAGAATTATCAGATATTGAAATCACATACTTTGAATACTGTGAAGGCTGATAAGGCGCTTACTTGGACTGTGTATGATTTAGCTTTTGAAGGGGCATCTATTTATAGGTTACAACACGGTATGACTCTCGTAGATGATGATGGTGATTATTCTAATACAGATTGGGGGTCGTTATATAGTTACCATGAAGATGTAAGTACACCATATACTAAAAGTATTTCAATTGTGGTAGATCCAGCTGGTATAGTTGTTAATGATGATGTTGTAACGTTAACAGTGGTTGTTAGAGATCAATATGGTATTGGATTATTAGGTAAAACTGTTACTTTTTCAGATGATGATTCTTATGGTACGTTTGATCCTATAGGTGGTACAGCAGTAACCAATGCAAGTGGAATTGCTGAAATTAATTATGATCTTAATAAGCCTGGTGGAGATGTGCCTGGTTTTTCATCAAGCCATGATATTAGGATAGATATAAAAACAGACGGATCTTCTTCATTTACTGGTAGTTCATGGGTATGGGATGGTATGAATTTGTTATGTCATCGCAAGTTTACAATAGCAGCTGATGATTTTATTGAACAAAAACAGACTTTGAGTGGTGATTATCCTGTAGAAGGAGATGATTTATATACACAAATGTATATGACTCAAATATCTGAAATGGAGAATGATTTTTATTTAAAAGCAAAAAGTAAATTTCAGTTTCCAGGTGGTGATTGGGGTTCTGGAGGAGCGCCATCAAATCAAACAACTTCTGTAAAACAATTGGAAGAGTTTGGAAGTGATATGAATTTTGACCAGATAGATAAAGAAATTGATTCCGAAGTTTATTTGGATCAAGATAAAGAACAAGATAATGAATTACAAGTTAGTCAAACATATGTTAGTCGTCATGTTTTAACTGGGCATTATGATAGTACTGATATAGATCAATTTAGGTTTATTGAAGATGCTATACCGGCTTTTTGGTCAGAAAAAAATTCTGTAAGTACAAATATTTGGATCAGGCTCAGACCTTTTGCGTATAGTTTAAATCAAAGTACGTTAATTTTTAAAGTCAGAGAAATTTCATATGTAGGTGATACACATTGGCAAGATGTTACATCTTCCTGTGCAGTTAGTACGTTTGATGCTGGCGGCGGTCTTCTTGGTTTAGATATTACATATGATCCGCCAACGGATTTTCATCACAACGGAATTGTGTATGTCGATATTGTAGTTTATGATACAGCATCGACTCCAAATATAATCGTTACTGACTATTGGTTTAAAATTATTCAAGATTATAAAGCTCCTTATATCGAAAATGAGTATCCTTCTCGTGGTGAGGAGGATGTTGTTCGAAATACAAATATTTCGTTTGATATAAAGGATGCGGGGGTAGGTGTAGATATAAGTACATTAGAATTTTATGTCAATAACAGAAAGAAAACACCTGTTATTTCGAATATTTCTGGTGGTTATCACGTTGAATATAACCCACCAAATGATTTCTTTTATGGTCAAACTGCTGAAATAACAGTTAAAGTGAAAGATGCCTCGGATTATGAAAATGCATTACATGATATGTGGAGATTTTACATTGAAGAGAGCACTGGCCCTTGGATAGACCCTGATAGTTTTTATCCGGATAATTGTACTAAAGGGGTGTCCAGAAAATGGTCCGAAATATCATTTAATGTGTATGGAATCAATGACACGGGGGTGGATAGAGACAGTATTGTAGTGCATATTGGCGGTAAGGAAAGGGGTGTAACCATAACCCCTATTATATACCGCATAAGTTAATCTAACCAACTTATATATAGAGGATTACATCCAAAATGACTATATTAATTGATAATTTTTCGGTGGGAGTTGAAGAATGGTTACCTGTTGCAGATTTAGTATCTTTTTCGGTGGATGTGGTAGACTTATCTTCTACAATAAGTACATCTGGAACATATTTTTTGCACGACGGCATGATTGTGTCCACAGTTTTATCTGGAATACCGAATGGTTATAGAGCTTATTATTACCCAACTAGTGTTGCGTCTAGCGGCACGATAACTTTAACAATCCATGCGGAAAACACAAATTCGGGTATTTTGGAACATAATTATTATTTATTGTATGGTTATCATGTTGAATTTAATGAGCTTATAGATTGGGGACCGAAGTCCACCGTAGTAACATCTGTTCAGGCATCAAATTTGGCTTTTTGTCCTAATACAGAGGGAGAAGCGGCGTATTTTGAAACTCGTGATTTAGAATCCTATGATTTAAGGGCTTCAATATCTGCTATTGATAGTGTAGATTTGGGAGCTTCTATTTATCCTCAAAATAAATTTTTCTTTTATGGAAGAACTTATACGATAACCGTTTCTGGAATAAAGGACTTTGGGGGAAACGAATTAGATCCTGTTGTTTTTAGTTTTACTATAGAGAATCCAAACGATACATAAAGAGATTTATCAAAATGTTGTTAGGAATAAATATAATTATAGGGAGGTATAAATTATGGCTGCTGTGACAAGGTGGGTTGCCTATGATGTGAGTGCAGAAGGTGCTATTGGTGATGGGGATAATGGATGTAAGGGAACGCAGGGTTATTCTATAGCAACTGCAAGTGTTGGTGATACATTTAATATAGGTCCCACAACTAATAGGTTACATCTTAGTATTGGTGGTGATTCTGCTCCGTATATTACTTTATATTCTGGATCTAATCTGGATGCAAGGTTTGTAGCAAGAGACATCACTGAAAAATTAAGAGCTTTAGGTAAAGGCACTGAAGATTATGATAAAGCCATTTGTAAATGGGAAAATGATGGTACGAATGGAAATCGTTTTGCGATTTATCCTGGTGAATTAGGTGTTGGGTCTCAGGTTGTGGTAGCAACTAGTGGTACTAATTCAGCACACGCAGTGCTTGGTTGGACTACAAAAAGCGAGGCTGGTGGATCTGCTACTTCTAACACGTTTAATGGCACGGCATCAATTTCTGGAACTTATTATGGTTTAGTTTCAGAAGTATATAAAATTGTAATTAGTGATGATAATGATGCTACTCGTGGTATAGGTTCAGCAAGTAAAGGCGGCGGAAATACATATGCTGGGACTATGTCCACTGGTGGTGTGTTTAATAATAATTCTGATATTGAATATGTTATAAGTATAGATGTTACCAATGGAACAACTATGGGCGCAGGAACTGGTAATGTTCCAACAATGGGCTGGACATCAACTGGAAGTGCTGATGACTCAAGTGTTAATACAGAGTTATTATATCCAGATTATTGGTATAAAGTAGGTAGTAAAGGATTAATGGTTAAATTTACTGATGCAGTTTTTAATACTGCAAGTCCTGCTTGGACCATCCAGTGTTATAAACCAGATGGCGCTGGTGGGGGGGCTTCATCTCCAGTAGGAACAGCTCAATATGTATATAGTTCTGATAGAGGTGATATGAGTAGTTCTCCGACTACCACTATTTCAGGTAGTTATACTGTATTAGGTTCTCGTGGTGTGTCAATTAAATTTAATCCAACTGGTGGTGGTGATGATCTTGCTGCTGGTGATGAATTTTATGTAATTTGTGCTGGACCAGATAATGCCGCACCTGCGTATCCAAATGTAACATCAATAAATTATGGAAATGTTACGGTTTCTACTGAGAGCGCTGTTAAATGTGTTATGTTTGAAATTGAATCTGGTGCTGTTCAGATGAGTACTGTAAAATTTGGTTTACAAAGTCATGGTACATTTTCTCATCATAACGAAGGTAATTCTGATACCTATTTTAGATTTGGTACCGTTGGTATGGGAAATGAAGCTGGTACAGGCGACACTGATGGTATTGAATGGTATCCTAATATAGCAGCTACGGATATTGATGGTGATACTCCGCCTAGTTATTTATATGCTACTGAAGATAATTTGTCTGTTGTGTCAACAGCTGATGCTAGTGAATCTATTGGTAATTATGGTTTGGTTGCTGATCCTGTATGGTTAAATATAAGATTAGGCGCTGCAGAAACTGGTGCCAATTCTACTATTAACTATAGGTGCTATTTCGACTATAGTTAGAGTAAAATTAAATAGTTATACAGATATAGCATATTGTTATTTATTCCATTTTTATTCTAGCAAAATCCATAAAATATCCTATAATATATATAGGAGGCTTTATGAATACTAATAGCAATATGATAAAAACTAAAAAAATTTGTCCAGTATGTGGTAAGGTTGTAAATAATCTGAATCAACATATTAGTATGATGTCCAAATCATGTAAAGCGCATGACGCTTATCAGTATGGCAGACTGGAGAGTTGTTTTAATAGTGAGTCCTCTTTATCTGAGATTTCTACTTTGTTAGGCATAGAAAGACATAGTCTAACCAAATTGTTTAAATTATATTTTGGCAATAATAAAACTGTAGGTAGGAATGAATTTAATAGAAGAAATAGTATATCTAATAAAAAAAGTGGTAAGTCTAATACACGTACTAAAACTTCAATATCATATGAAACGATCAAGAAATCTTTTGAGGTTGAGGGGTATAAACTATTATCTACTGAGTATATAAATAATCGCCAAAAATTAAAATATGTGTGTAAAAATGGGCATAGAGGTGAAATTAATTGGACTAAATGGCGAATTGGACAGCGTTGCGCTAAATGCTCAAAATATAGAAATAGATATAATATTAATTATATTAAAAAGTCTTTCGAATCTGAAGGGTATCTGCTTTTGTCGGATACTTATATAGATTCTGAAACACCTCTTGATTTTATCTGTCCAAATGGGCATAAGCATGCTATATCATGGTCTGCTTGGAATAATCAGCATCAAAGGTGTGCTATATGTGCTGGGGTGTCCAGGACTAGTTATGAACAAATTAAAAGCTCTTTTGAAAAAGAGGGATATGAATTATTAACAAAAGTTTATATAAATAATCGTCAAAAATTAGATTTTATATGTCCTAATAGTCATAAGTGCTCTATTACGTGGAGCGCTTGGTCGAAGGGAGGTCGTTGTAAAATTTGTAGTGGATTATATATCGATGAAGATGTAGTTATAAAAGATGTAACATCAAATGGATATATATTAATAGGAAAGTATACTAATTCTCACATACCTATGCATTTAATTTGCCCAAATGGCCATGATTATTATGTGTCATGGCACAACTGGAGTTCTAAAGGGTATAGATGTCCCAGATGCACGAATGTAGGCACATCTTATCAGGAAACAGATTTATTATCTTGTATTAAATCAATTTATGATGGTGAAATAATAGATAGATCAAAAACTATAATATCTCCATATGAATTAGATATAGTAATTCCAGATAAAAAAATAGCCATAGAATACTGCGGTCTGTATTGGCATTCAGAATTATCTGGAAAAGATCGTAAGTACCACCTAAGTAAGTTAGAACTTTGTAATGAAAAAGGTTATAGATTGATAACTATTTTTGAAGACGAATGGTTATCAAACAAAGATTTAGTAATTTCAAGACTTAAAAACATTTTATCTTTGGACAATGAAAGAATATATGCTCGTCAATGCACTGTTAAGGAAATCACTGTTACTGAAGCTAAAAAGTTTTGTAATGAAAACCACCTTCAAGGTTATAATGGATCAAATATAAAATTAGGTTTATTTTATAATGATGAGTTGGTTTCGGTTATGACATTTTCTAAGCCTTCAATTTCTAAAGGGGGTAAGAATAGAAATCGAAATATATGGGAATTGCAGAGGTTTTGTTCTAAAAGAGGTATAACTGTTGTAGGAGGAGCTTCGAAGCTTTTAAAATATTTTGAAAGAACTTATGATTGGATTCAAATATTTTCTTATGCGGACCGCCGTTGGTCGAATGGGAATTTATATGAAAAATTAGGGTTTGATTTTGATAAGTATACTGTGTTAAATTACTGGTATTTTAAATCAAATAAGTTAGAAAGAATTCATAGGTTTGCTTTAAGAAAACAACCCTATGAATCTAAAAATAAAACTGAGTGGGAATTACGACAAGATGAGGGTTATAATAGAATATGGGATTGTGGTAATATCAAATATATAAAATATAAGAACAATATTAAGGACAAGTGAATTATTTAGGTTAAGAATATAGGACGGGATGGTCTCTACAATAGTGTGGTTGTAAGATAATAGTTTTAAGGGAAATGGAGTAAAAAATGAATAATTGTATAAAATTTTATAAAGAGTACAGTGGTCTATATTTTTATATGGATTGTTGTGCTCTTTTTTAATGGTGGCAGTATGCAAAGAGGTAAAAGAAGTATTCAATTAGATAAAAATAAAAATAGTATAATTAATATGTATAATAATGGGTTAACTCAACAGGATATAGCTGATAAATTTGGTGTACATCAAGGTACTATAGGAAGACGTTTAATTAAATGGGGAATCACTAGTGGCAGAAATTTGGATAATGATATTATTAAAGAGATGTATGTGAAAGATTGTTATACTTGTAGAGAGATAGCGGAAAGATTTAGGGTAAGTGTTTCGTGTATAAATAATAGATTACATACTATGAGTATATATCGTAAATGTATAAATAGAGATTTTGTGCGTACTGCACTTAGAGTGGATATATCTAAAAATGTTTTAAAAGATTTATATTTCAATAAAAAGTTAACTATGAATAATATAGCTGAGAAGTTTAATTGTAGTAGATCTTCTATATACAGAAGGATGATGGAATATGGATTGAGACCACGGAATAAAGTAGAAGCCGCTAATAGGGGCATTAATCATCATAATTATAATAAACATATGTCTAAAAAGTCGAAAGACAAATTGATTAAGTAGTTATCTAAAATTGATCGTCCTATTAAAACTTATGGTAAAGGGAATGGATCTTATTATATAACACCCAATCAGGGTAAGCGATGGATGAGGTCTGGATGGGAAATTAAAGTTGCTGACTATTTGACTAATAACAATTATGACTGGTATTATGAACATAAATGGTTAAAAATAGGCGATGAATATTACATCCCTGATTTTTATTTACCTACGGAGAATAAGTATATAGAAGTTAAGGGATGGAAGACTGATAAGACTATGTACAAATATAATAAAGCGAAGGCTATGTACAATATAGAATTGTGGGATTATCACAAATTAATTGAGCTTGGTATACCAACCAGGTAATTTATAGGAGATAAGTATGAAAGAATTTATCGGATGGGAAGTACAATTAAAAGACGGTACTATTATACGAGAAGGGTCTATGGAGTGGAAGGAAGTGCCAAAGAGGGCGATAGTTAGACTTTCATTGTATCATTATAATGGACGTAGATGGGATTTAACTGGTAAGGAGGCGTATGGTATAAAGACAACTGCTTCTATGGTTCCTGGAATTCAAGAGAGTTTTCGGATTGAACGTAGGACCATTTATTACTATGAAGGTGCGTCAAAGGTTTGTTATCATGTAGATGAAACAACTGGCCGATTTGATATGGAGGTCATTGATAATAGTGAGTAAGAATAAATGTCAATATTGGGTTAATGAGCCTATTGTATGTGAATATTGGGATGAGGTAAATCAGGTTTGTATTTATGCACCTCAGAGTGCTTCTGACGCAGATGCGGCTAGTAGGGCACCTTATTGTAATCGGATAGGTACAGATGCATCTTGTGACCAATATACAGGAGATGGTTCTAAACAATATAGGTGTATTTTACCAGACCCAAATAGACATGTAGGACAAAGAGATGTTCCTGGTGGTGGTAAATGGACTCTGGATCAGATTAATGGATATAATGATGGTCAGTGTGATGGTAATGGTACTGATGCTACTTGTTCTGGTTACTCACCTTATCACATGGGTTTTTCATCTATACAGCCGGATAAATATCCTTATGCAGCTGATTTAGAACAATTTGCTACAGTTCCTTCTGGATTGGTTTTTAGACTACCTCTTTATTATGATGTTTCTTATATAAGGGCTCAGTTGGGTAGATGCTTTTGGTGGCGGGAGGAAGCCCAAGAATTCTCAATTGATAGTAATACCGGTAGAATAAACAATGTACCTACACAATGTTTGAATAGAAATGATGAAAAAATACAGGAATATTGGAATGATCATAGTTATGATAAAGATTTAGGTATGTGGAAAGCCCCGTGTAATGGTGCCAAACCAGAATGTCCAGGATATACTGGGGTTTGTTGGGAATATTGTGTTGATCCTAAAATGAGCCAAGGTGACAAGGTTTTGGCGGAGCAGATTTTGGAGCTGCGATATTATCTTTTTAAGGAAAATTGGGATCTTGATAAATATAAAGATTCGTTTGCTGAACCAGATATTCAAGCATGGGCGGGTAAAATACATCAAGCGTTAAGTACTGTCAATCCTTTTCAGGTTAATTGGATTATAGATGCATGGCGTGTTTATTTACCAGATTTTGATTATTTTCATACTGAAAGAGAAAAGCTGCCTTTAACCGCTGGTACCGCTTCAAATAATTATGAAGGTGAATATCCTGATTTAGTTAAAGAACTTAAATCAATACCTTTAAAACCAATTATACGAAACAAGTTTGAAACGTTAGAATTTCCCGATGGAGAATATAATGTTTTTGAATCTTCCGATATAAATCACGAAGACGTAGTAATTTTAGGTGACACATTTTGGTATAATAGTGTTGTTTATGCTATAAATTTGTCTGATCCAGAATTGTCCTTTTTGCCTAAAGATGAGTTATTACGATATGGTAGTTTATTCGAAATGGAGCAGGCTTGGAGTGATACTACTGGTAAATTTGATGAATTTTATGATGAATTATCTAATGATTTAGATTTTGTATTAAAAGCTTTTCCTGAAAAAGCCCCTACGTCTTTAGTGGATTCACATTTAAATATGTTTTATATTGGCTCAAAAACTTTTTGGGGTGATAATGACATATTTGTGTTTGATAAAGGTAGTGGAACGTGGGAATATGATCATATTCATTTTAAAAAATTATTTGTTGGCGGGGTAATAGGTCAAACGTCTTTTAAAATAGAAGGTGAAGGAACTGCTGATTATTTACCATCATATCAAGATGATTTTGTAGCTTACACTAATAGAAATGGTGAGATAACTTTTAGTTTCTTTCCTATGGTGTCAGCTTGGTTTGGTGAATCTTGTGATATGGCCTATTTATATAACGATGCTGTGCGTGAACGTTTACCAGCTAATAATCTTATTATGCCATTATCAAAGACATATGTGGTTGGCTATAAATTATACAAAATTTTATTTGGTCAGGAAATGGAATTATCTATAACTGATGGAAGTTTAAGAGTACTGGGTAATGCAGGTTATATACTTGTAATTATACCAGATACATACAAAGATTTATCAAACGCGGTGCGCCCATGGGAAATAGATGGGAAAATGTATTTATATTATGCTGAAGATGATAGAATAGAGATGGAAGTGTATGAAAAGGGCACCGATCGTTTAGAAGTAAATCAATTTATAATAAAACCTAAAAATATAAATGAATTTAAACAAATATGTAATAATACTTATTTATATATAAATAAATTATATACATATGAAAAGCATAGTTTTGGTGAAGTTCCGGAAAGATCTCATTATGGTTCAGAAGTTGTGCCTGATTCTTATGTAACGGTTAGTGGTAGTGATCCAGATTCCGTTATTTATCGAGATGATATTATGGAATTAGAAAATGATGAATATAATTATACATTGAGTAAATTTGGTTATGATCCATTGATTATGTCGGTCGTATTAAAAGGACGAACTGGTAGAACACGCGGTCAGATTAAAACAAAATTATTGACTTGGGTTAGACAACCTTATTGTCGTGATGTTGAAATTTTTTACTCATGGTCAGCTTCTTATAGGAAATATACTTTATTACCTGAGTATAATTGTTATGGTAAGCCAGGTGCGGAGTATGAGGTAGACGAAAATGATGCGCCTGTTTCTATAAATAATGGATATGTACCTCCTTGTGGTGATCACGATTTGAGTTTTTTTTCTGAGACCGGTCCCATGTGGTATCCATATAATGAATGTGATAATTATGCACGATATAATATAGTAGGTAATCTTACTGAATTTGATATTCGCATAATGGAACCTTTTTGGGAAGGTGTTGATCCGCCCCATGGTAAATGGGATATACGTATGTTAGGTCCGGCCGATCATTTTGGTTATACTTGTGATTCGCATGCTCATTTATGGAATTGTTTGTGTGATTGGTCTTTTTGTAATGAGGACAAATTAGGTGAAAATAGATTTTCCGGATATGGTTATTACCGCTGTGGTCTTGATTTTTTAGCTAAAGAAAGAGCTTTAAGAAATGACGGATCTTTGCCTAAATTCGGTAATGTATACCGGGATTTTCTCAGAAGTTATAGATCTATGGATAATATAGATTATTATGTTGTGAACGAAGCGTCGTCTTCATTTGTACGTAAGAATAAATGGGTTCCAGCTAATGAGTTTTATACAGTGGCAGATATTGGTGCTACAACACAGGATTATCCCTATTTGTTATATTGTAGTAGTGATTATTATGATGATGGTTCTTTTTTTATAAATCCATTTGGTTTATATTTGGTAGATGATGATTTAGAAAATATTCCAATAGACGAAAAAATAAAAGTAGATGGATCTACAAATTTACCAGTACGTTATAGATTTGATGATGTGTTTAGAACACATAGTTCTTTAGCTGGTTTATATTACCCATATCCTAAAAATCCTTATCAAGCTATGGTAGGTAGTATATTAGTTGATATAATAACTTGGTATACATATAATGATTACCCAGATGGTGATAGTACTAAATCTATTCAATGGGCATGGCAGGAAATTTGGAAAGATATTGATAGATATCGTGTTGTGTATGACAATAGTTTATCCGTTACTTATTTAGGAAGTCATCCAATTTTAGATGAGGAAGATTCTTATTTTGATGAGTATATAGATTCTAATTATGAAGATATCAGCGGGGATATTAAAGGGCGCCATTTATTTTTAAATGTGGAGTATCCAGAATATAAATATGATTTTAAATTAGGTGAACACAGATTAGTTTGTGATGAGGGTGATTCAACAATTAATATTTTAGCCCCTATAAAAGAGGAATCAGGGGTATTTACTGGTAATTATTGGCAGATACAATTAAATAATGGTCCGGTTAGATGTTTTGATGCAAGTGGCGATTGGGTAAATACAGTTAGTGGGTGTAATAAAGATTTATATGATACTTGTACCATGTCCCCATGGGTGACTGATATAACATTGTTCGATACTGGATATAATAGCACAATACCTTCTTCAGATCGTACTATTCAAACTTATGATAGTATTGGTGACCCTGTTTATGAATATTATCAAAGAGGTTTAAATATAGCGATTGATGATACAAAACTTGATTTAGTACCTTCAAAAATGGTAGTTTTAAATGAAGATAAGTATTTAGTTAGTTGTGATGTAGCTCCAAACTGTTTAGATAGTGGTTCTAAAATTCCTTGGTCTGATATAATTCCAGGTGATTGGTATCCTAATACTACTGGTAACTACTATTATGCTAAATATTGTTGCGGTAATACAGATTCGGGTGATGGAGTTAACATTGATTTTAAATTTCAGGATAGTAATGGGGAGGAACAACAGCGTGTAATTTCTGGTGTTCTTATTGAATTTAAATATGGATCTATAGAGACAGAAGGAAGAACTCCACCTATAGAAGGTGCAGATTACTTTGGTAGTCTTTATCATTTACCAGGTTTAAAAATGTATAGTTCGTCTAATGGTTCAAATTGGACGGAAGTGTATAGTTTGGACGCTATGTATTTAGCTACTAAATATGATGTTTATGAAAATAAAACTGGATTTTATAATTTAGGAGTAAATGCTCGGGATTATCTCAATGGTTATTCTTATTTTAGAATATCCTTTAGAATATCACCTACTAATACCGAAGTTGAAAGTCGAAAAGGTCTTTCTAAATATTACGATATAATCAGTACAACTAATATTGTTGGAATTAATGGAATAAAGCTTTATTTTGGAGATTTAGTGGATGCGGTTGAGGACATCGTCACTTATGAACGAAAATATAATATATCTTATGGTGAGCATGGTGATTTTCCACCTCATGGATATGAATCGACAGGATCTTTATTATATCCTACTCCAACTGATAAATCTACAGTATATCAATACGACACTATTGGTGGTGTAGTTGGTATGCCAGGTAGTAGTGGGGAAGTTAATTCTATGAACAAAGTTCGTGGTAGAATAATGCAAGAATGTGTAGCTGATAAATCTCGATTAGATATTAGTGGTGGTGGAAGCAATGCTTGGTTATACAAAGCTGAAGCTGAGCAGAAAAAAATTCATGATGAAATAGCTATAAATAAGGGCAACACAGCTTTTACTTTAACGTCAGTTACGCCACCAGGTTTAGAAGATTTTTTGAATGAGATGGAATTATCGTTTCCGACGTGGTCTTGTTCTTTTACTAACACGTTAGTCAGGCCACTTAGTCCTATATTGGAACGCGGATTATATAGTCCATGTGGGCATAGTTTTGATAGAGACATGGAGAATGCTCATTTGGAATATAATTGCGGTAAGCACGGTACTCCATTTCACAGATCTACTGAAGTAGTGTATGATTATGTATTTAGGCATTATTGTAGTGATTATGAACAGGAAATGGTTGATGTATTGGTAGCTTATTATAGAGGTATTGGTAATTTGTTAATTAATCCATTTGTGTTTATCCAAGCTGATGCTGCTAGAGCTAGTCGATTTAGTTCACATTATAGAACTTATAGAGCTCAGGGCGGTGATGTGGTTTTGAGTTTTCCTCCAATAGTGGATCCAATAAATTAGGAGTAATTATGTTTACTATTAAGTGTGATAAATGTTCTGGTAATTTGGTAATGGATATGCGTTCTACTATGAACAACTATATAAAGGATGATTGGAAGTACGAAATAGATATTGATACTGGAAAATTGATTGAAGATTCTATTCAGAAATATTTGATTTATACTTGCAAAAAGTGTGGAACAAACTATAAGTTTACCTATAAAGAATGGGAAAAACGTTATAGAAAAGAATTAGCGACACAGATTATGGAAATTAAAAAGATGAAAGTATTTAGAACATTGAATCCAGCTGCTATAAAAGAAGAAAATGGAATAGAATTTTGTGGTCAATGTAGTGGGTATGCTGGAGACGGATATTGTTTAGTGGATATTATTAAACAGTGTTCTATAAGGAAATCATAAATGTCATATAATTTTTTAAGAGATTCCAGATATATAAGAAATTCATTTCTATGTATGTATGATACATTGGACGGGTATTCGTCTGATTTTCATGAAAATGGTGACGTAGATGGTTGGGATCTGTATAATAATATATATTTATATGGATGTTGGAATGGTGTTTTATTTGGAACATCTTATGATAGAGATTGTTATATAGGTCGTTCCGCTAATTTATTACCTATCGAGGCTGAATATTATTATGTAGTTAAAATAATGATGAAAGTTACTAATAATAATTCTGACAAAGCTGTGCAAGGTCTTACAACTGGTAGAATTAGATGGACTCGTTTGGGTGATAGTAGTTGGGATTCGAATAAACAAATGGATTTTGATATTACAGCGGACGATAAATGGCATTTATATACTATTAATATGGGGCCGGCTCAGTGGTGGCAAGGCGATATTAGTAATTTGAGAATTTATCCTTTTCTTGATGGTTGGTCTGGTGATGAATTTGCCATTAAATATGTTAAAATTAGTTCGCAAAATAAGTATGCTTGTACTAATACACAATGTCCTTATTATTTAAGTTATGAACACCCCTGTCCTGGTGGCGGTAGTAGGGGTAGTTGTGAGTCTGGTTTACAAAATACTACATATACAACTATATCTGGAGTAAACGATAAGTTTTCTATAAATATAGACGGCTATGGAGAAGAAACATTTGATTTAGGTACTAATGAAAATGTTACTCCAATAGAGATGGCAAAAATTCTCGCAAATAATATAGCTTCTCTTAATGTAGGAGGTTATTCATATGTTGAAGTTGATTATTCTGAAAATGATAAATTAAAAATATATTCTGGAACAGTAGGATCAGACAGTTCAGTGATGGTTGTGGATTCATCCGCCGCCAGAGCTCTTGGTTTTTTCGATAATGAAGGTAATGATATTTCAACTACTGAAATAGGCACTGATCCGGCTGATGGGTTTGATTATGCGTCATCACGTATGCTGACTGCATTGGAAATTAATAAGTTGATTGATGGGCGTACTAATTCGTTTGCATACATTCATAATCCACAACAATATAATATTGAAGGTGGTCGTAGAGATTTTAATGAAATTGGAACTTCTCGATTGCTGTCTGGGGTTACTTCTGGTGAATATTATCAGTCATTAAATAATACAGGACGAACTTTAATAGATTTATCTCATCCAATAAATAATAATGGGTGGCTTAAAGCTATTTATATGTATGGAAAAATAACGTCGTTGGCTAAGATAAAGATATTAAGACCTAAAAAAGACGGTACATTTACTGTAGTTTATTCATTGGATATGCCCACAGAAGATGCTACTAAGCTTTATACTACTAGACCTATTAATTATCGGGTTGATTGTGATATATTAGTTACTAAGGGTGATGTTATTGGGATTTATAATGCTGATTTATATGTTGGTGTTACGTTAAATGGCCGCCCGGATGCTGTGTTTCAGCAGTTAGCTGGTGATGTTGTGGTTGGTGATGCGATAGATGCTGGTGAAGTTTATTCATTTGGTGTTGCTGGATTCGCTATATATGCTCGTGGAGATAGATGGCAAGATAATATAGTTTTAGATATTGATTTAGGTGATAGAATTAATATTGAAGAAATGAACATTTATGGTAGAGAAGAATCTGATGAATTTGAATTTAATATAGCATCTTGTTTAGATTTAAGTTGGGATGTTGATTTATATAATGAAACACATTACCATTCAGGTGTTAGATGGACTGATGGTACTACTTGGACTGAAACTCATTTGAATGTTGGTTATGGGCATAGTTGTTTAAATGATTGTGTTAGAACGGCTGATAATGGTAGGCAAGGTGATACGTTTACATCTGGACCTAATGGCATGGAAACTTACGGCCATCATGCATATTTTTATGTTGATGGTGACGCTGAGTGGTTGTATTCATTCAGTTGTACTGGTAAAACTGAATATTGTTGGCCGTATGTACCTGGATCAGCATATGGTACTACACGTACGGCTGGTGTAGGAGGTTTTACACGGGACCCTATTTCATTTACGTTGATGTTTCCTTATAATTTTACAACTAAAATTCATAAAAGTATAGTTTATTTTAAAGAACGTAATAATTTTCGTAGTATTGAGTTATCTTATTATCTTGGGCCTTATCAATCTACTGGTAATGCATACAAAGACTCACGATTTATGAGGGTGCCTGATTATACTTCGGTAAAATTAGATGGGCTGGAATATTTACCTGATTCGGATGATATGTCAAATGATTATATTTTTAATAACCCAACCAATGAAGATATACAATTTGCTCGAGCTAATAGATATGATCCAATTAATTGGCGTGAATATAGGGCTGCTTTGATTACTGATTGGACTATTTTAGAACATAATTTCGATCCGGTAGGATGTGCTGGTTTTAGAATTTACACTAATAATCATAATAGTACAAAGATTATGGAAATGGAGTTGTATAGTAAAGTTGAAACTGACCCGTCGTTATTAGATAATGTGTCATTGTCATTTTCTGATTATGGAGAAATATGGATTGATGTATCATTTGAAGAAATAAATGATAGTAAAATTTCTGGATTTATGGGTGGTGCGCCTAGGTATATGCGTTTGGAATTTTCATCTGCTACTACATTTGAATTAAATGAAATTGAATGTTTGGTTGGTGATCAAGTTAAATTAGAAGATTGTAAAGATATTATTGATTTAAACCATGCGCCAAATAAAAGAATAGGTGATTCAACTCCGATAGTGTTAGAGAATGTTTATGATAAAGCTTTTGATTTAAGTGTTGATATACCAAGGGAAACTAGTGAAAGCGAAGATATTATTTTTTGGAGCAAATTAAATTCGCAAACAGATGTTGAAGATCCACAAATTGGTCCTGGTTGTAAATTGTATAAAAATGATGATTATGATATTCGAAATGACAATAAGCAGTGTGCTATAAATGTACCTGCATATGGGTTAAAAAATATAATTGATAATAAAAATTCTTATGTTTATGAAAATGCTGGGGATTGGAGATTTCATGAAGTTTTATCAAGCGGAGTTTCATTGGATTATTCTAATAGTGAAATTGATTTTAGAGAAACGTTGGTTACTTTTCCTGCCGTATCTAGTAAATATTGGAAAATAGTGCATAGTGATTCGGGTCTTTTATTAAGTAATATTACTCCATATTTTGACGATACTGATAGAGACGTAGGTGAAGTTTATGCATGGAGCACTAATGATAATTTGTCACAGAATTATACTTTAACGCATCGAGATGGGCTTGATATAGAAGGAAGTCCATTACGAAATGATGTAACTGGAGAAGCACTTGATTTGATTTGGAGTATTGTTCCTTCAGGCACTATAATTATGGATAATATGGGTGCTGTGGTTGATAATTATACTGGTAGTAGTAGTCCTTATATAATTAGTACATTTGATTCTATGACAGATTTTACATTTTTTATTGATTTTATAATGTATAGAGCATCAGATAATAGGATGGCAATTACACAAGTTGATTTTTTAGATAGCGGTGATAATCGAGTAATACGATGGGAAATTTATGATTATTGGGTAGGTAGTCAGCAAACAGCTCATAGATTATATGATAAATCAACACCATTATGGGGTGATCATGTATATGTAACGATTAATAATACAGCCACAGATTTTAATGGTTTATACATAGAGCGGCAAGGTAGTAATTTAATTTATAAATTGAATGGAGTAGAATATTATAATGGGTCTTTTTCTGCTGATGCTGTGGCTAAGATGAAAATTGTATTGGCAAGATCGCCAAGTTATACTCCACCAGATAAACATGGTGTGTATTTTTCATCTCAAGAAACTATGGGTTTTAGTTTGGATAGTAGTGAGGCGTTAAATAAAATACGATTTAGACATTTAAATGGTAATTTTCCGTCATCAGCAGAAATTTGGGTTAGCCCCGATAATGGTAATAACTATATTAAATGGAGTAATTTGACATTAGAGGAATCAAATCAGACGTTTTATCAGTATTTTGCTATTGATTTAGAAAAACGACATGATCTTGCGATATTAAGAAACTATGGCGAAGCATCAAATAAACTTTGGTTAAGTGTAGATGACTCTAATGTAACATATTCAAATACAGAAACCAGTGATGTTGAAAGTGTAGTATGGGACAATACGGATTATGATGATACACGATGGATTAGAATAGCATTATTGTGTGGTGATGGTGTTAGAAGATGGTTAAGAAAAGTAGGTATATATCCCGATATTACTACTGCATATTGTATAGGTGGTGGATATAATTGTGAATGGTATTCTTTGGGTAATATTTTATCGGATTATTATAACCCGATAAATGTAGCTTATGGCGCTGTTGTAACTGGAACTAATAATTACTTTAGAGATTTTTATCCTGATAATGCAGTGGATGGTATTAGTACCGATTATAGATCGCAGGCATGCTGGGGCTTTGATGATAGTGATGGTGATCCTTATTTAGAAATTGATTTTGGCCAATTGTATGATATAAATAAGATTGTATTATATCATGGGTATAGTCCTGATGATGATGATTATATGAACGTGGATTACAATTTTAAAGTATCTACCACAGTCAGCGGTGATGATTTTACTACCGTGTTTTCGATAACGAGTAATTCTGATTTTACTAGAACTCATTATTTTACACCGGTTTCGGCACGTAGAGCACGATTAACAATAACAGATTATGATCATGGCAGATTATTTATTGTTGATCCGATTACAAATGAATACGAAGTATTTCTCGGTAGTTTTTTACGAGAGATTGGGGTATATACATATACTGATGTTGGATATATAAATAGTGAAAACTGGCCGATAGTTTGTATGAATTTATTAGATCAATTTCAGATAGTGAATCATGAATTGATTAATAAAGATCCGTCAGATACAGATACAGATTGGGATAATGATGAAATTTATTTTAAATATTCGGATAATATATTTAATGATCCAGAAAAGGTTTCGTTTACTAGGGCGGGTAGTGAAGTAGAGATTTATTCTACAAGTGATAGTTCTGGAGATGCGGCGACCACCTTTGAATATATTTTTGATGAAAATGTATATTTTGATGCTGGAAGTTATAATGTAGAATGGCAGTCATATTATAATCAGTCAGATGCTGAAATTAGTTTAACTTTAGAAGGTCCTGATTTAGCTGAATTGTATGCTGAGACAATAAGTACAACTTGGGCAGATGAATCGGGTGTAATTGAAGTGCCTATGGATGGATTTTATACTGTTAAAGTAGTTCAACACGAAAATTCTGAGAATCATTGGGGTGGTAGAAATGTGTATATATACAGAATGGCTGGTTTGACTAAATGGGTATCAGTTAAACGAGACACCGCAGAAAATTATTCTTGGGACGATGATTCAGCCAAATATGGAGCTGATTATTTGACGTTAATAAAGATATTTGGTGATACAAAATATATACCTACGGAATATGGTTGGTGGTGGCAATCTACTTTGAGTGAAATCAGTAATGATAGTTTGTTAGTAAAGACCGGAGCTAGGTCTTTGAAAATATCTTATCCCACATCATCGGGTATTGATACAGTTCAATTTTTTGAAGGCGATGATTTTGGTCAGGATGTTTATTTTTCTGCAAAAGATATGTTACATTTTTGGTTGTATATTGATGACGTGTCTGAATTAGATACAGCTACTGGTGATATTACATTTGGAATAATAAATGATGCTGATCCGGCTTATTATATTTGGTATATTGAAAATTTAAGTTTGAATACAGGTTGGAATAGTTTAAAGTTAAAGTTTGAAGATGCTGAATATACTTATCCGGTACCGAGTCAGTCTGATTATATATTTGGGTATTTGAATGCTGGTTTGGATTTTCGTACTAATAATAGAAACTTTAGTTCTTTTAGAATTAGATATAAAGGGTCAGGTAATCCATTTACTATGTATATTGATGATTTACAAATTAAGCGTAATACTTTTGATGATGATGTTAAATTTAATAAAGGTTTGTGTTTAACTGGTTATGATTATTTAGATATACCATTATCTGGAGTTACATTAGAACGCGGTGCGATTGAGTTTTGGGTTAAATTCTATACTGATACTTATGGAATTGATATATTTGGTGATATGAATTCAAGGTCGTTATTTACTATGGTGAATAATAATAATGATGTAATATCGTTGGGCATAAGATCTGGTTATTGGTTTGCACCAAATGCTGGTCATGTTAGAAAAGCTTTGAATTTATTTGAAGTAAATAATAATTTGTTACCACCAGAATATGTTTTTTCTATCGGTGATACAGCACATATAGCTTTGGTTTGGAGTAATGATGGTGAATATTTAGATAACGGCGACACCATAAGAATGTATATTAATGGCGAGTTAGCTGTAAGAAATAATATAGCATGGAATGTTGAAGATACTAAGGCACTTTCAATAAGATTGGGTGGTGCAAATACGCAGTTAGCTTTAAACAGTGATTCTTATGGTAGTGCAGTATTTGATAATGTTAAAATTTATAATTATTGTAAAACAAGTTTTACTCCTAATGAAGAAGGTATTGCTAAAGATAAGGTATATACCCCTAATGAGTTTATACAAATATCGAAAGATGATGTTAATTTTTATGGTTTAGGTTCAGATCAATTACCATTGGTATTTTCACAAGTACCCGCTGGAGCTTCTAGAACTATTTATTTAAGAACAAATAAAAATGAAAATTTTGGGCGGGGTAAAACGACCGCTAATTTAATAGTTGAATGGTTAACAACGGTGTAAAGGGGATAGATTATGTCAAAATACAATTTGATAAGAAATGGCGCGTTTTCTGGATCAGGGGATCATAGTTTTACTTGGGCTGATCTAGAATTACTTCAAGATGGAAATACTACAAGTAGTGGTGTAACTATTTCTGGAACTAATAATTTGATTGTGGATTTATCGCAACGTATAAAAGTAGATGGTATTCGTTTGTATGCGAGTGATATGAGTAAGTCCAGTAACATACATTTTTACTATAAGAATGGAACTTCTGATAGTTATACCTCATTGATTACGAGTTCTGGAACTTATTATTCTACAACTATTCCTGCCCCTTCCGCACCGAGATATGTTAAAGTAACTATTAGTGGTGTGTCCATGGATTTATATGAATTTCAAGTATTTAATGATGATTATATTGTAAACTTCGGTGAAAATGGGCAGCAGTATGTAGAATATATTGAAAGTACTCCAATTGGTGAGATAGGTGATCCACAAGCTATACCTATTTATAATAATAGTGAAAATAATATGGCGGCTACTGCGTATACTTGTGTAGAAGCTGTTGGTTCTGGCTATGATAATTACATTGAAATTTCGGCTAGTGAAAATGGCCCCTATTATGCTATAGAAGACGGCGCGGTAATAGAGAATGATTCACTTGCATCAACTTGGCGTTGGAGTGATGGTACTTTGACTGATGTTGAAGTTAATGATCAAAGTAATTTAGAAGTATCAATAGGTATAGGATCTAAATTGAATGAAATTCAGTCAGATGTTAAAACATATAATTGGTATGTAACGGAATCGGCTTGGGATTTTGATCCTATTAGTAAAAAAATGTATACTAGCGGTAGTGATGGTATATATAAATTATGGGAATATCATTATGAAAATGATACATATACTTATATAGGTGAATTAGGCGGCGGCACTGTTACTAGTGAAGCTTGGAAAGGATCAATGTGTGTTTTAAATAATAAGATTTATTCTATTCCAGAATCTACTCAAGTATTCGGCTGTTATGATTTAAGCGGTCCTGCGGGTAATTGGACTACATTATCTGGGCATCCTCATGCATTGTCTGGAGATAATGCACGTAGAGTGCTTTGTAGTGACTATAGTAGATATATTTATTGTATTGATGTAGCTAGGCATAGTCTAGTTAGGCGATTTTATAGATATGACACCACTACGTCAGGTTGGTATAGTTTGGACATCAATTACAGTTATGCTAATTCAGATAATTATTCTATGTCAGCTCATTTTGTTTATGATTATGATAGGGATTATATTTATTTTTCACATCAAAATGGAGGTAATATGTGGAATATTCAAAGATACAATGTAGCCGCAGATAGTTGGAATACAACTTATTATAATCTCACTGCTTTAAAAACTAGCCCTGCTGCAGGAAGTTACGCGGCTATATCATATAATAATAATACGATATGGGTAGCTTTTAGCGCTGATAAGGCTGATGATGATATTTATGGTATTAATCTTGCTACTGGTGTGACAACTCGTTATACAAATATTAGTTGGGAACTGGAGCATTGGGGTGATGGTAGTGGTTATGCTAATCGTTCATCATATTTAATAGCTATAGATGCTTTACCTGGAGACACTACTTCTTCTCATATATTTGCAGGTCAAGTAGATTTAGATCGAACTCGAATTTTTACATTTCCTAGTTTTGATTTTTGTGATTATGGTAGTTACACAACACCTATTTTAAAATTAGAAGATAAGTATAATTCGAGTTATTTTTATATAGATGGAAACACGAATAGTGTTTCTGGTAGTATTAGTTATGATGCAGATACTTATAATGGTACTATTCGAGTTCGTAGTTCAGATACAGAGCCAGTGATTATATATGAGTCTTATTTAGTATATATGGAGAATGCTGATATACATATAGTTAGTTGGTCGCCTTATAACGATGAATATGTTGATTCTGAAAAATGGGCGTCTAGTCATAGAAGTACTTCACCTGGGGCTATAGCAGTTGATTGGCAAGATGGTAGATCTGCTATATGTTGGGGATATGGTTATTATGGTTATCATGAAAATGCTATTATAGAGGTTTATGATAGGGAAGGTTCTACTCTTTATTCTGAAAATACTGGTATTGATTATTATTATTATTTTAATGATAAATTGCAATTTGAAGGCGAGCATGGTTTGTGGGGTTATGGAAATGTTGATAGTTCAAATAATCGAATACTTAAACATTTAGATGAGGATTTAAGCGTTATAGCTTCGTATAGTGAGAGTTTACAAGATTTTTTATATGATTTAGCAACTGAATATAACGGAAGAGGCTGTTGGTATACTAATTCTATTGATGATACGTTAGTGCATATGAATAGTGATTGTACTAAAATAAATACTATTATTATGAATTCACCAAGAAGTGTAGCTCGAACTACTGATGGTGGTTGTTGGGTACATGATACGGAGGATGAAAAAGTTTATAGATATGATTGGAGTGGTAATAGAATTAAAACTTTTGATTTACCTTATAATGCGATGTATCAAACACATGGGTTAAGTTTTATAATAGATGATCGCAGAGATGGTTTTTGGTATCGTCATGGTGATATAATACGTCATGTGACTAGTGCCGGTGCTGTGGATGTAGGACCGGTTACGGTGGTGGATTCTAATCAAATGTTTGGATCTCCAATTGGTTGTTTTGTACATTCATCTGATGATAATAAGATGTATTGGATTAATATGAACGGCGGTATTGAAAGTTATCATTCTATGCCTGGAGGTGAATCTACTATTATATCTGGGTTTTATTATGGTTACGATGAATTTGAAGAATTTAAAGAGCATTATATTCCGGTTTCTTATGACCCAGTTTGGGGAACTGGTGGTAGTTTGGAATGGCAAGAAGTAAGGAAAGATGGTTATTTTTTACCAAAAACTCAATATCACCAGGCAGAAATTACTTTAAGAGGAACAGCAGAATTAGAAAAAATTATTATAGCGCCAGCTGTAAAAGTTCAAGATATACAACCAAAAAGTAGTCGAAATATGTATGTGCGAACAAATATACCGCTCGAGGCTGATATATCTGATTATGAAATAAAATTAAGAACTTGGTGGGGGATAGAAGATATTTAATTGAATAAGGAGTAAAATTAATATGGGATATGCTACATGGAATCCATCAGATAAGCATAGTGATATAACATTATCTAATGGTAATTTAACTGTGGGACATACTGGTTCCACTTATAGGTCTGTTAGATCTACTGTAAGTGTTAGCAGTGGTAAATGGTATTGGGAAATTACTGTTGATTCGTCTAGAGACCAAGTTTTTGGTGTGGGTAATAGTAGCGCGTCATTAAGTGAAGCACCTGGATGGAGTGATACTAGTGGCTGGGGTCTACAAGGTTATTATAGCCCAACAAGGTTATATCACAATGGAAGTTATGATGGTTATGGAAGTCAGTGGTCAGATAACGATGTTATAGGAGTAGCTCTTGATTTGGATAATGGTAAATTGTGGTTTTCTAAAAATGGAGTATATCCAAATGGTGGAGATCCAGCTAATGGTACTAACCCTGGAGCAACTGGAGTAAGCGGGCACATTTATGCTATGGTTTCTCCGTATAATAGTAGTTGTTCGTCAACTACAAATTTTGGAAGTACACCATTTTCTTATACTGTGCCTAATGGATTTATGGCTGGTTTAACTGATTATTTAGGTTATTTTTCTGGTTACGTTAAAGAGGGGGATGTAGCTGTTAGTAGAATTGTAAGATTGTATAATAGGAATAGTGGTTTATTAGTAGATTCAACTACATCAAGTGGTAATGGTTATTATTATGTCGAAACAACATATTCTGGTGCACATTATTTAATAGCTTTAGATGATGATAGTGGTGATAGTTATAATATGGCTCGTTTAGATAAAATGATTCCTGTTAGTATAATTTAAAAGGAGGCAAAAATGTCTATTTATGATCCACCTATTGGAAATGATGCTGATCTTATTTTTGTGTCTCCTGGTTATGAAGCTCCATTAGGGAATGATTCTGATTTGATTTTCGGTCCAGATATCATAGAAACGCTTTATCAGATTTGGACTGACGATGATTATGTTTATGCTGCTACAGCAAGAGGTTTAGATATTTATGACATTGAAACTGAAGAAAAATATGCTTTTATAAATTATTCAAATGGATTTAATACAGTATGGGCAAACGATGATAGAGTTTTTGTTGGCACAACTAATAGTGGTGTCAAATATTTTAATAAAACTTGTATTAGTGGTAGTATTAGTGATCCATACAATTTAATTATTTGTTTAAGTGATTTAAGTGATCTAACTTATTATAGTCAATTAACATCAACTTATATTAAATATATCCATGGAAATAGTGATAAATTATTGATTATCACAAACAGCGGTATCGATGTGGTAAAATTAGATCCACAGAGTTATCGAAGTCATTCTACAATGACAAGTGGTGTAAAAGGATTTATGACCTCGACTGGAAAATTTTACTATACAGTTTCAGGTACAAATGAATGGGCTATACATCGACTTAATACATGTTTAGTTGATTGGTCGGTTCCAGATAATGTGTATAGAACTGGAGGTAGTATATTTGATGCTGACTTAACATTAAATGATATGTTTGTTACTGAAAATACTGCGTCGAATGATATATCAAACACATTGTTTGTTGCGACTTCAAGTGGTGTTTATGTAATTGATGAAGGAAATGATCTATATGCTATTTATTATAAGGAGTAAAAATTATGCCTTGGTTAGAAGGATGGTCTAATAGAATAAAACTGACATTAGATGGATCTAAAATTGATGAAGATCTTACTGATTTTCCATTGATGATTAATGTTGCATCGGGAACTGGTCGTACTAATAGCGATATAACTGATGTGTTTGATGAATTGTCTACAATTTCCGGAACTAAAAAAATAGCTGTAACAACTAGTGACGGTGAAACTCAGTGTTACATTGAAATAGAGATTTGGGATTGGATTAATAAAGATGCTTATCTTTGGACTAAAGTTCCAACTATTACATCTGGAACAAATATAAATCTTTATTTATACTATGATAAAGATCAGCCTGATAATACAACTTATGTTGAGAATACTGGAACTTATCCAGCAACGGAAGTGTGGGATGATAATTTTAAAGCAGTATATCATTTTTCAGAGTCCAGCGGTCAATTAATAGATTCAACCTCTAATAATTTCAATTGTACTGTTAATGGGAGTACTACTAGAAATCATGATTCTCCAGTAGGATATGCGTATAATTTTGATGGATCTGGGGATTACGCTGAGACCTTATCAAATATAGGTATATCATCTGATGATGTTAGAACATCTCAAGTAGTAATAAAAGCTAATTCAACATCTCAGTCTCAGTGGGCTTATTATTTAGGTTGGGGAGGTACAAACACGCTTATTGATTGGAATATGAACCACTTTAACGATACTGGTCGATGGGGAACAAGTTTGTGGGGTGTAGCTTATGATTATGATAGTAGTGTAGATATTGACACTGATAATTGGCATATTAATACATTCAGATATGATGGGTCTAATGTGTCTTCATTTATTGATTTAACTGAATTTGGTGTTAATGCACATACACCTAACACTTCAGATACTCATTTATTTATCGGTGGTGGTCATTACGGTGGTAGGGATTTTAATTGTAAAATTTCTGAAGTGAGGATATCTGATATAAATAGAGCTGATGCTTGGCTTAAAGCCGATTATTATTCAGTTCATGATGATTTAATAACTTTTAGTGATCCAGATAAAAGTGGACCACCAGTTTTAAGTTTTTCTGGTTATACTTATGAGATTGGATTACCGGTGTCAAGGATTGTGAGAGCTTATCGCCGTGATACTGGCGAGCTGGTAGATGAAACTACATCTGATTCATCAGGGTATTATTATTTAAATACTACAATTAGTGGCGAACATTCATTAGTTTGTTTAGATGACGTTGGTGGAAATGATTATAATGATTTGATTATAGGGTGTGCTACTGCTTCTGGGATAGGAGGTTAGTTATGAATAATTTTAATTTCACTGAATCTGGTTATATTCCTCCGTTACAAACTGAATATAATTTTAATTTTGGAGAAGTATATAGTGTTTATAATATTATCAAGAGTTTGTCAGATTATTTTGTTGCAATATGGGCAGATTCGGACGCAAGTTTAGAAAACGGTAAGATGTATGTTAGTTCGGCTGCATCATTTAATATAATAAATTTAAGTACTCATAGTGTCGAAGACTATTATACTGAAAGTCATGCTGGAGAAGCTGGTGAAGTACTAGAAGGTGATGATATAGTTGATGTTAACACACTATAAAGGAGACCTACAACATGGGTTTTGATACATGGCAAAATAAATTAAAATTAACAATAGATTCTTCTAAAATAGACGAAGATCTTACCAATTTCCCAATTTTGGTAGCTTTGTCTTCTGGAACTGGTATAACTAATTATGATGCTACTGATGTGTTTGACCAGTTGGAGCCGAATACTATCTCTGGGGTTGCTGTGTCTGGTACATACGATGATTATACAAAATTGATGCTCCATATGGATGGGGATTTTTCTGATTCACAACATACTATTACTATGAATGGTAATCCTAAATTATATGCTACTGGAATATTTAACGGTAGTATGTATTTTGATGGTGCTGGTGATTATTTAAATATTCCTGATAGTAGTGATTTTGATTTGACTTCTGTATTTACTATTGATTTTTGGTTTAAAACTAATACTTCAAACCAATGTTGTTTACTTAATACTGGAAATGCTAACAATTCCAATGAGTATCAGATCGAAATGAATAGAACAGCAGGTAAGTTGTCAGTGTATTCTTCTGGACAAAAATGTGTAACTGCTAGTTCTTGGAATGATAACAATTGGCATCATTGCGCTTTAGTCTGTGATGGCACAGATATGAAAATGTATATAGATGGTGTAAAAGATGGAGAAGAACTTTCTTACGCTCCATCGTGGACACCTACTGGAATGTATATAGGTTCTGCTGGAGGGTCTGAATATTACACTGGTTATATAGATGAATTACGTATATCAAAAGGGATATCAAGATGGACTTCAAATTTTACTACGCCGACTGAACCTTATACAACTGACTCTGGAACAGTTCTTTTGCTTCATATGGATGGAGATCAGTCTGAGTCACAACACACAGTTACTTTTAATGGTAACCCACAGTTGTACGCTACTGGTAAATTTAATGGTAGTATGTATTTTGATGGTACAGGAGATTATTTAAGTCTAAGTGATGATTCTGATTGGGATTTTGGAACTGGTGATTTTACTATAGATTTTTGGATAAATCCAGGAGTACTTCCAGCTAATTATTTTGAATTATCTGGAACAGCTACTGGTGATATGTTTATAGGTGGTAGATCTGGAACAGTAGGTATAGGTAGGGTAAATGTAGCTTGGGATCAGGAATATGTAGGGGGACTTTCTACCACTACATGGGCTCATATAGCTTTTGTTAGATTTAGTGGTGTATTAACTATTTATGTCAATGGTTTAAGTATTGGTTCGGATAATAATACTAATGATTATGATTTTAACTCTTTATATGTTGGTCGCCAATCAGGTTACTATTATACTGGTTATATAGATGAATTACGATTTTCTAAAGGAATTGCTCGTTGGACTTCAAATTTTATTCCTCCAACTGGACCTTATGGAAGTTCATGGGATAACAGAAAAAAAATAGCTGTAACTACTGAAGTTGCTTCTCCTGGTATATATGATCCAATGACTAAATTATTATTGCATATGGACGGTGACCAGTCTGATTCTGAGCATACAGTCACATTTGCTGGAAATGCACAAAGTTATTCAGCTATTGGTAAATTTGATGGAAGTTATAAATTTGATGGAGCTGGTGACTATTTGAATTTAGGAAGTGATTCTGATTGGAATTTTGGGTCGGAAGAATTTACTATAGATTTTTGGATGTATGCTACTTCGAATGCAGATGAACGAGATGGTTTAATATGTGTCCAAAATGGATCAGGTGATATTGAAATACACATTGGTTTAGGCGTAGCTAGTTGGGGCAGCGCGGGTGATAAAATATGTTTATCTATTAATTATTCTGGTGGTTGGGGAGCAGATTTAGTTGGGTCTATTGGAGTATGTGATTCTACTTGGCATCATGTAGCTATTACTAAAAGTGGTACCTCTTGGAAAACTTATATCGATGGCGTTGAGGATATCTCTACCACTTATAGTTTTAGTCCAGGAGCTGGAACATTGTTAATAGGTGCGCATATAACTACTGATAGATGGTTTAATGGTTATTTAGATGAAGTCCGAATTTCGAAAGGAGTTGTTCGATGGGATTCTAGTTTTACCCCACCAACAGAGGCTTATACGACTGATTCCGGAACAGTTTTGCTGCTTCATATGGATGGTGACCAATCTAGGTCAGAGCATTCATTTATGTTTAACGGTAATCCGCAAATTTCCTCTGCTGAATATAAATTTAATAGTAGTTACTATTTTGATGGCAGCGGGGATTATTTGTCTATACCATCATCTACTGATTTTGGATTTGGTACAGATGATTTTACAATAGAATGTTGGACAAAATTTGGGGGAAGTCAAACAAACGATTCGGTTATTTGTGCTAATTGGGAAGAAACTGGTGGTTCTTGGGCGGCTAATGAATGGACACTTCATAATAATCATCATGTTAGTGGAGGTTATTGGTCATTTTGGGTATATAATATAAATTCTAGTGCAGAGATATTAGTGTCTACATCAGCATCAAATGATGATACTTGGACACATGTAGCTGTGGTTAGATCTGGTCAGAATTTTTATTTATTTGTTAATGGTGTTTTAGAAGATTCTACGTCTTCTAATCTTTCATTGGATGGTGGTGGATCTCACCCAGTTTATATAGGCGGGGATATAAGTACTATGTATTTAACTGGGTATGTTGAAGAGTTTCGTATATCTAAAGGAATAGCACGGTGGACCACAACATTCAGCGGGTTGTTGCCAACAGATGCTTATGCTAGATCTACAGGCGAAGTGCAATTACCAGTAGAAATAGAACGTTGGGATAGTATAAATGAAAAAGCATGGTTGTGGACTCAGGTTCCAACTATTACGTCTGGTACTGATACAGATTTATATTTGTATTATGATAAAGATCAATCTGATAATACAACTTATATAGGAGATACCGGTGAAGTAGCATCTCAAAATGTGTGGGATAATGATTTTGTTGGTGTTTGGCATATGAGTCAAGATCCATCTGGTGGGCTTAGTACTATAAAAGATTCTACTTCATCTGTTAATGATGGGACCCCAGCTGGTTCTATGACTTCTACCGATTTAGTTGATGGTAAAATAAGTAAAGCCTTAGATTTTGATGGTAGTGATGATGTTATTACTCTTGGTACTATAACTACAGCAGCGTGGACGGCTGAAATTATATCGAAACCTATTAATTACACACAAAGCGGTGATGGTTTTATTGTTTTTGATGGCAATGGTATTGTTCAGGCAAATGGTTATTGGGCTTTACTCGAAAATAGTGATTGTCAACGAAAAGGTAATTCCCTTTCTATAAGCGGTGATTTTGTAAACATAGTGGCTTCTTATGATGGAAGTTCTGTTTATAAAATGTATGAAAATGGTGTAGAAAATAGTTCATCACATGTTAATAGTGGTTGGGCTTTAGGTGATAAATACTATATAGCAGAGGGGTATAGTAGTCGTAGACCAGAAGGTAAAATTGACGAGGTTCGAGTGTCTAATACTGAGCGTTCTACTGCTTGGGTAAAATCTACTTATTATTCTAATTGGAATAATTTAATAACTTTTTCTGAATCATCGTTTGTTAATTTTGTTTTTAGTAATCCGGTTCCGGCGGATGCGTCCACTCAGTATGGTTATAGACATTTACTTAAAATAACTGTTACTACTAGTGGTAATACCGCTGCGTCATATGCGAATGATATTACTTTTTATGATGGGTCGGATAATAAAATAGGTAACACAGTATCTGGTGTGTCAAGTGGGGCACAATCAACTAGTACTGACTATTATCTTACTCCGACCGCTGGTACTAATAGTTGGTATGTATATTCAACTGCTAGCGGTTATGATGGCACAAGTTCTACTTATAGTTTTAATAATTTGTTTTTATGTGCGGGGTATACTGAGGTAGATGGTGTAAGAACTTCAGGTATTCCTGTTAGATTATATAAACGTAGTGATGGGTCGATGTTAGGTGAGGCTGTGACAAGTGGTGTAAGTGGTACATTTGTAATACCGACAAGTTATACGGGATATCATTATGCAGTGGCTTTACATCCTACAGATGATTATCGCAATGCAGAAATTTATGATTGGTTAGCTCCGGTAGTTTCATAAGGAGATCTTGAATGGCATATGAAAAACCACCTATAAATAGAGTACCTTTTAGGTTTAGTTCAACTGGCTATTCAGCTCCAGATTTTAGTAATGAGCCATTTCAGTTCGGACTTAGACCTTCTCAGCAACAAACTGCTGATATGCGAGCTATGCTTGAGGTGTTTGGTAAATATTGCACCTCGACGTATACTTATGTTAAAGAAAGAAAAACATATGTTGTAGGTTACAGCGCTCACGGAGTACAAATTTTAAAAGGTAAAACGATTTATGGTGGTATACGAGATCTTTGTGCATCGTTAGTAAGAACACCCCCATATTCAGATTTACCAGCATATATTTTTGTGGCCTATAATTTTCTTGATTTAAATGGTTATATAAAAGCTACTATACAAGCCTACGCTGATTTGGTGGCTGAAGTTTATGGCGTACCTCCGTCGGATTTACCAGCTTTTATACATGGTTTTGATACTAGAAATATCCCTGCTACTATTTATGGATGGGCTATAAAAGACCTACCGGCTTATATTGGTACTCATCCGCCAAGTGATTTGGCGGCTATTTTAAATGTAATTGAAATAAGGAATTTGTCAGCGTCAATTACAGGTGAATGGTGGCACGGACAAGCTGATTTAGGGGCAGAATTTTATCGTATATGGGATCGTAAATATAAAGATTTACAGGCAATTTTACATGGTTGGCAAGAAGTTAATTTACCAGCTTATATTACTGCGGTTTATTTTAAAGATATTAATGCTCGAATTCAGAGTAGTACAATAGTTGATTTGTTAGCTTATTTAAGCGCAGTCGCGCCAGTAGATTTGTCCGCTTTAATACATGGATTCGATACAAGAGATTTACCAGCTTATCTTACTGGTCAGTATGGTCCATATGATATACAAGCTTATTTGACCACTATACCTCCAAGAGATTTGAATGCGCGTATTAGAGGTTTTAAAGGAATAGAAGTTTCGTTTGATTTACAAGGTATAGTCGGTGGTTGGGGTATCGGTGATTTGTCAGCGTATATTAATTCTATTAACTCAGTAGATTTGTCGGCGTATTTAAATCCTACAGGAAAGTCATCAGATATCGGTGCTTCAATTATACCTAATACCATTTTAATGAAACGAGCTATTCAGATCCCATTATTGGAACATAAAGATTTGAATGCATTAGTTAATTTTATGTGTTTTGGGTCAGGATATAAAGATTTATCAGCTTATGTTTATACACTTTATAAGTTAGATTTACCTGCTAATATTATAGGGTGGTATGGTAATACTTCTGATAATATTAAAGATTTAGGCGCTTATATAAATGCGGAAGATTATACCGTTCAAGATAAGTTTAATTTAAGATATGTTCCAGAGATAGATAAGTATTCAAGATTAAAATTAAAATTTGGTGTACATGATAAGTACACAACTTGGGATACATTTAGAATATTATATGAAACTTATTATGCTAAAAATTTACCTGCCTCTATAACAGGTGTGTTAACAAGCAGTGATTTAGGTGCCAGTTTAACAGCGGTTTTTGATTGGAATTACAGCGAATTGTCGGAATATGTTAAACCTAAAACACACGAAGTGTTTATTAATATGGACAGATTCGAAGATCAATGGCGACGTTTCGTAGAATTAATGTTTGATAGAACTGGAACCACTCCATTTGAATATTTTTATGTAAGTGGTACTCAGCGTGTATATAAAATTGATAGAACTCGTAAATGGACAATTTGGGTGGATGGGTATAGTCGGACAGAAAATAGTTTGGTTGAACGGGTTAATGTTCGACGTAAATATATATTTAATATGTCGCAATACAATACCGTTGATGAGGCTATAAGAGAATTAATGGAACGAGCGGCTCATCCAAGACGGGTGGATTTACCTGCGACTATAAATGCATTTTTTGAACCCCATTCAGATTTAACAGCATCTATTGTTTCTATCGAGAAATACACTTGGGTTAAACATTTGACCGCTGAATTGAACGTAATTGAATATAAAGATTTGACCGCTGAAATAATTGGTAATTAAGTCATTTTTTGTCTAGCAAAATACGAATTTTATTCTATAATATAGTTGAATCTCAATGATACAGGAGATAAAACTATATGAAATTAGAGTTTATTGAGGCAACAACTATTCCAGATAGTTGGTTTCAATCTGTTTATAAAATATTGGATTCTGGTAGAATTTATATAATAGATAGAGGCAGTTATGAAGGTCAACAGCGGTTAGAATTCGATCATATTACTATTCGTATAAAATACCCCAATTCAAGACCCCTTCTTCCAGAATGTCCCCCTGGATGTGGTGTACCTAATCCTGCATCCAATGATTATCTTGAGGAATATCTTCCTTATTTATTCACATCTTATAAACCAGCTAATACAATTTACACTTATGGTTCTTATCTTGAAAAACAAATAGAAAAAGTTATAGAAATATTTTCTAAAGGCTATCATGGTACCAATCAGGCTTGTATGACTGTTGGTGATACTGATTCTATTTTTCAATCTGATCCAGCTTGTTTGAAGATAATAGACTGTAGGGTTATAGACGATAAGTTAAATTTTATAATTTATTTTAGATCCAATGATTTATGGAATGGGTACCCAGTTAATATAGCTTCTTTACAGTTATTAAAGGAATATATTGCTGAGGCATCCGGATTGGAAGATGGTGAAATAATATATAATAGTAAAGGTCTTCATTTATATAATCATGTGTGGGATATTGCTAAAGTAGTGGTGAATCATGAATAGTGGTAGTGTAAATATATCTATAGTAAATTTGATAAATTTTGGAAATTCCTATAATAATGGTTGTATATTAGGAGTTAAAAAATGGTTGGTGAAGAAGAACTTGATAAATTATATAAAGATTGCGTAGAAACTTGGGGGGTTGAGGCCCAGTTGAGACAAGCGCAAGAGGAATGTGCTGAATTAATTATCGCTGTAAACCATTTTTTTAGAAATAGAAAAAGTGGTTTGGATGAGATAATTGAGGAATCTGCTGATGTTTTTTTAATGGTTAATCAAGTTATGGAAATAGTAGGTAGGGATAAGGTTATGGAAGTCGTATCTTATAAAGCAGGTAGGACTAACAGATTGTTAAAAGGAGATAGTTAGTATGGAATTTACAATACCAGTTGAGACATTACAGAATGTTGTAAGCAGAATGTCTCATATAATTAAATTGACTTCTGATGATGTAACTAGTATGATGTCAATCGAAGTCTATGATGATAGAGTTAAGTTTTGTGGTACAGGTGGCGCAGTGCATGTAGTTATGACTGCAAGAGATTGTGAAATTACAGATAAAGGTAAAATTTTATTACAGTTACGTGACGTTAGTAATTATGTAGGGAAATTTGTACCACTCAGCGATGGTTTTGGAACAGAAAGTTTTAAAATTATAGCGGATGACAGGGAGGGGTTTATCAAAACAAAAACACATTTTGTATCTGGAAAACCTTCCTATAGGAAGCTAAAATTTAAGACATTTAATACTGGATTACTACCAGCAATTAAAGATTTTGATGATGCTCAGTTAATCGTAAATAGTGATATTTTATTGGAAGGTCTTAGTAAAATTGTTCATTGTGTTGATCCAGGAGAAATACGTGAAGCTCTTGCGGGGGTATATATCGCAATAGATCAAGACAAAATAGTCTTTGCTGGTACAAATGGCATCAAATTAGCCGAAGCAAGATTAAATATTGTTGCAGATATAAAACAAGCTCAATATGTTTTAAAGTTCTCTATGGCTAATGCGATGAAGCAGTTGTTAGACCATAATTCACAGGTATTTATGAAGTTCGAAGGTAAAGATGTTTACATTAAGTGTAATGATGTGTATATTTCTGGTGGTTTAGTTTTGAATGAACCATATCCGGATTACAAATCTACATTAAAATCATACGAAAAGATTATATCAATACCACGATATGATTTGGTTGATAGTGTATCAGCTTCTATCGGTGTTTTAGATCCTGAAGATAATAATCGTTTAACGATAAGATTTGAAGGTAATAAAATGATGTTGAAGAACGATAGGGTAGAAGCTGTTCATGAATTTGATTATCAATTTGAGCATGATTTAGATGTGGATATAAATGGGTCTTATTTGTTGTCTATGATTACTAATTTCATAGGTGAAAATTTAGAAATATGTTTTATTGATAACAACAAACCAATTATTTTTAGGTCTAAAGATAATCCTGATCATACCGCTTTGTTGATGTTATTAAGGAGACGTTAATGATTGAAGATCAAACTAATTTATTTTCCGATGGGAAATCTATTGAAGAGGCTCGCATTGATGCTGCTAAAGATATATTGCTTGCGGCAGGATATCGTATAATTGATCCTATAATGATTAATGATCAGATAACAACACAAAAATGTTTGAGGGATTATTTTTATATGCGTTTGGATTCTAAATATCCAAATAGACGTTTATTACGCCAGCCTAATATAAAATATGATATGCAGATGATTAGTCGATTTGTTAAATCTCAAATGGACGGTGCTAGTGAGAAACGTGCAATACAGGAATGTGTTAGAATTATTGATGCATTATTTAATTATGAGGAAGAATTTAATTTTAAATATCCTATATCTGATATAGGCATTTTAGGTCAAGGTAAATTGGCGTGGATTACAGAAAAAGCTCTTATAATTCTTGATAAAAAACGTCATGAGAAAATTGAAAAAGAAATGTATAAAAAAGCCGATGAAATAGAAAATGCTTGTGATGTTGATGTGGAAGAAAGAATACGTAGTTTAGACGCTTTGTTAGAAAATATGGGGGCTAATAATGGTTAAAAAGAAAGAAAAGGATAAGGAAAAGCCTAAAAAAATGGTTAATTTGTTACAACTTGCTGAAAAAACCATTGAAAAAAAGTATGGTAAGGGCATAATTAGCAGTTTAGGTGAGCATGAGGACTTAATTATAGATGCTATTTCAACCGGTTGTTTATCATTGGATGCGGCTTTAGGCATTGGGGGGTTTGCTCGAGGTCGTTTGTATGAGGTGTTTGGTCCTCATAGTAGTGGTAAATCTACCTTAGCACTTAGTGTTATTATGCAAGCATTATTAAGATCTTTGGTAGTAGTGTATATAGATGCTGAACATGCTCTTGATCCTAAATTGGTAAGAAATATGGGAAAACAAGTCGGGGTGGATGCAGACCAGATCAAACTAGTGCAAGCATATACTGGTGACGATAATTTACAAATTGCGGAAGAGTTAATGAAAACTGGCGAAGTAGATATTGTTGTTGTTGATAGTGTATCGGCACTTTTACCAAAAGGCATGGCTGAGGGTGAGATTGGTGATAATTATATTGGCCAATTAGCAAGGTTGATGAGTAAAGCTTGTAATAAACTTACACCGGTAGCTAATCGCACTAATACTCTTTTAATTTTTATTAATCAGATTAGACATGATATTGGTAAATGGGGTGATAGTCGAGTACCTACAGGTGGAGAGGCATTGGCTTTTTATGCAACTGGACGTATACGTGTTGAAGGTGGTGAAAGTAAATCCACACGTATTTTGAATGATGATGGTGTGGTAATCGGTCATGAAAGTAATTTTTTAGTGATAAAAAACAAACTTGCTGCTCCTTGGAGAACAGCTAAAATAAATTTGATTTATGGACAGGGGTATGATTTTGCAGCTGAAGTAGTAAATTTATCTATTGATTTTGGTCTTATAGAACAATCTGGTGCGTGGTTTGAGGCTGATGGTTATCGTATACAAGGTAAGAAGAATTTGGTTGATTTATTTAGGGAAAAACCTGAATTGTATACTGATTATCGTAGTAAATGCATGGCTATGGTGGGGCTAAAAGATGAGTAAGCAATCCAATGACATTTACGATTTGTTAGTTAAAACATTTCCATATAGTATAGTGAAAAAGGAATATTATATTAAATACAAAGGGCAAAAATTGTTTTTTGATTTTTATGTCAAGGACTTTAATTTATTGTTTGAAGTTCAAGGTCGGCAGCATAGTGAATATGTAAGTCATTTTCACGGCAATCGTCAGGGATTTCTGGAAACTAAACGGCGTGATAATCTCAAAATTCAGTATTGTCAAGAAAATGATTTGGATTTAATAACGATTAACTATGATGAAGAAATAATTACATCAGATGAATTGATTGAAAAGATAAATAGTATATTGAGTCGATAGAGGTAATATTTTTATGGTAGATATAATAATTAAAGATCAGAAAGATGATATATTAGATAAAGATTGCCCTGATTTTGTTTCGTTGGAAGATGGAACAATAATAGGTGATAAGAAATATTGTAATCTTTCATTTCAATGTAAACAAATTGGTTTTTACTCTGAGTATTGTGAATTTTTTGATGAAGAAGGTAATGTGGTACTTAAAGATTATCTATGTACTGGTAAAAGGTTGAAGCCAGGGGAAGCCACTAAAGATGAGGAAGCCAGATAATGAATATGCCTGATTATTTAAAGCGACGTTCAGAAGAACTTTTACTTGACAAGATGCCAAGGAATGGACATATTATGGATGAAATATTTCAATTTGATGTAAGGAATTTGGAATCAACCACTTCGCTTAAAATAAGTCAGTTTGTTATTGGTTTATCTCAGTTTTTGATTTACTTTGGCTCACAGATTAACCAAACTAAAGTAGCATTGATGCGGAAACGTAATGTAATTGATTCATATATAGATAAATCTGATATAAAGGCTAGAACTAAAGCTGAAAAGCGCTGTAAGGTTATTGATTCTAATCCAGAATTACAGCAGATTGAATTGGGTATAGAATTAGCCGAACAAGAGTTAGCATTGGTTGAAAATAGAGAGAAGTATTTAATAGAATTAATTAATAGTTTTAAACGTGAACTGACTCGTCGCGAAAATGAATTAAAATTAATTAGAACTGAGAGAAGATCATAATGAGTGAGGGTATCAAAAATTTATTTTGCCGTGCTATATATGAACGTGCAGTTTTAGCGTATTGTTTTAGATCAGCCGATAATTATTATACAATTACGTCTATAGTTTCTGGTGATGATTTTCTTAGTCCTGAGCATAAACTTATTTTCACTATTTTAGGAACATTAATCAAGCGCGGCGTATCATCATTCGATAGTACTTTGGTAATTAATGAGGCTAAAACTGATGGTGTTTTAAAGCAAGTTGGTGGATATGAGTATGTAGATGCTGTTATAGGTACAGATGTAAGTGATGGTAATTTAGAATATTATGTTAAAAAATTACTTGATGCAAGCACGAAATACAAACTTTATAATCGCTTAAAAAAGCACTGCCGTACTTTAGAAGATAAAGCACAAGACGAAGATATCACTTCTGATAATTTGATGAATTTGGCTGAGTCAGATATTATGGATTTGTCGATGCAATCAAAGTTTGTTAAAGAACCCAAAAATTTATCTGATGGTTTGGAAGAATATATTGAAGAGCGACGTAATAATCCGATTGAATATTGTGGTATTAGTAGTGGTTTTCCGATAGTTGATAAGCGCATAGATGGATTAGTTCCTGGAACATTACATGTTATTTGTGCTCGACCAAAAGAAGGTAAGAGTACGTTTTTATCTTGTGTAAGTTCCTATGTAGCTTATAATTTGCGTAAGCCGGTATTATACGTGGATACTGAAATGCCTTTTGAACAATGGCGAGATAGAATAGTTTCAATGCTTTCTGGTGTTCCTGAAAGACGTGTAAAACATGGTGGATATAACGATGATGAATATGAACGTATATCAAAAGCATTAACTCTCATCAAAGGTAGTAAATTGTTCCATGAATTTATGCCTGGTTATGATGTTGATAAATTAATATCAGTTTATAAAAAGTATAAGTATAAAGAAGATATTGGTTTAGCAGTCTTTGATTACATTAAAGCACCTTCTGGATCAGATTTTCAGAATAAGAAGGAGTATCAAATCATCGGCGATGTAACCACTGCATTGAAAGATTTGTCAGGTGAATTAGATATACCAGTATTGGCTGCTAATCAGATTAATCGACAAGAAGATATTGCTGATAGTGATAGAGTATTGAGATATGCAGATGTTATAGCTTTTTTTCGAAGACGTACTGCTGAAGAGTTAAAGGATATTGAAGATAAATACGCGCCATTTCATAATGATTACGGTACGTATAAGTTGTGGATAAAAGAAAGTCGTAGGGGTGGTCATACACCACCCGACGGTATTGGGTTTTCATTTAAAAAACGAATGTTATTGGTGCATGAATCTAAGCGACAACTGATAGATTACGATAGTTCTGAATATAATGAAAAAGAGGAAGTTGAAGATGAACACAGTACTCCAGATGCAACCGACAGCACAGTGGAGAAAGCCGATGGAAAGTCGTATTTCTAAAGAGGAGTTTAATTATAGATTAACACGGTTACAGGAAGCCGTAGATGCTGAACAGTTGTTGCGTTTATTGGGTTTTCAAATAACTCGTGTAACTGAAAGAGAAGTACGTGCCCCATGTGCTGTTCATGGTGGTGATAATAAAACGGCGTTTAGAATGAATAAAGATACTAAAAGATGGGTGTGTTTTTCTCATCAATGCCACGAAGATATTGGATTCGGTGTAATCGATTTAGTAAAACATATGCTAAATATGAATTTTGCTGAAGCGGTCAAATATTTAGAAAGTATTACTGGTATAGATATTCATGATGAATCTGACTATGTTGAATATCAACGACAAAAAGAACGACAGGAAGTTATACATCAAGCTGATAATCGTAAAATACCACTAGCATTAATTGATGAGTCGTTTTTAAATAGTTTCGGGAAGTTTAGATCTGATTATTTTGAACACGAAGAAAATGGTGGTTTTTCAAAAGAATTATTAGATCTATTTGAAATAGGTGGTGGTTACGTTGATAAATTTGGATTTCAACGAGATGTTATACCAATACACGATGTTAATGGTAGATTATTAGCATACAGTGCTCGAGATATTACTGGAAAAGCGGATTATGATTATAAGTATTTACTAACTGAAGGATTTGACAAAGATAAAGTTTTATATAATCTGTTTCGAGCAAAAGATTATATGACAGAATCTCGTATTATTATTGTTGTTGAAGGGTTTAAATCTGTTTGGAATTTACATCGATCAGGATATAAAAATGTTGTTGCGTGTATGGGTAGTACTATTACATCTGGACAACAGAATTTATTATATAAACATGCTTTTAAAGTAATAACTTTATTTGATGGGGATGAAGCAGGCATCAAAGGTACTCTTAGGGCTTTGAATGATATGAAAGGTAAGATAGATATAATACCACTATTTATACCATATGCTGAAAAAGATCCAGGAGATCTTACTATAAACGAACTACATGGTATTTTAAGGAGATAGCGATGAAAGATTCTTTTAAAAAGGTGATTGGCACACCTACTATGATGATGTTACCAGCAAGAAATTATACATTTAAAGTTTTTGAAGAAGATTATAGTATAATTTTACCGAGAAAAGGTAAATACAAAGATTTTGATGATGAGTTATTTAGTGAAGAAGATGGTGAATTCAATATAATGGATCATATAAGTGAAGAAACTGGTCATGTATTGTTTATGCCGTCATTATCAAAAGTTTTGTTTGCTACTGCACAGTATCCAGATTTAGAAGAAGATCAAGCTTTTGTGCCTGTTGCGTTAATTATTCGTAACGAAGAGGTAGAAATTTTAGGTAATGTAATTCAGATGATAAAGGAGAATTAATATGACAGAGTTGATTAGTGATCGAAAATGTCCGTCTTGTGGTAATAATACTGGAGTGGTAATGCATTTTGAAGAAATTCCTTGTACTTGTGGTAGGTCAGTAAAAATGGAATATATAGTATGTGAATGTGGATATTCTTGGCGATCTGCTGATGATAAGTTCCTTGATGGCTGTATAATTAATGTAGAAAATGTGGAAGAATTGATTAATGAAGTAGAGGAATTTTTCGAAGATCAAGGCGTGTTTAATAATATGCAACAAGGTGGAAGTATGGAAGAGCTAATTCATAGATGTTTAAGATGCGGCGAAGTAGTCGTTCAAGTAAATCCTACAACATTTGAATGCCCTATATGCGGATTTTCTTGGGAAATGGGTGAGTTTAATGAATAATATATTATCGTTTGATGTTTCTTCGGTAAAAACTGGGTGGTCTTTTATAAAAGAAGGCAAATTAAAAGAGTTTGGTTTGATTGTGCCACCGAAGAGTTTTGCTATTCAGGAAAAGTTATATTGGTTTAAGAACGAAGTTAAGGCATTATTTAAAATTTATTTTCCTGAATATGTAGTTATAGAAGAGACATATTTGAAAAATGTTAAAACTTTAAAAACATTAATGCAATTTATAGGGGTAATAAATTTGGAGTGCTTTTGTGAATTAGGAGAAGAGCCCACGTTTGTTAGTCCCCAAACTGTTCGTAGTTATTATGAGTTAAAAACTAAAGAAGAAGTATTTGATTACGTTAAAAACAAATACAAGGTTAAATTAAAAAATTATACATTTGAAACGGGAAATGATATAACTGATTCAATTTTACAAGGTTTATATATAAATCAGGTGTTATTGGAAGTTCAAGAAGGAGATCAATATGAGTGAAAATAAACAAATTTTTATGTCAGCAACACGTATGTCCACTTATCTGACTTGTAAGTGGAAATATTGGTGTGGTTATGTATTACACTTGCCTCGAAAGGATAATGTTTCGTTTAAGTTAGGTATAGCGGTACATGAGTCTTTAGCTAAGGCAGGTGAGATTTGGAAGAAGAAAGAACAATTCACTGCGAGTGATATTAGACGTATCAAAGATGAGTATAGGAAGATAGCTGCTCGAGAAGGTATCCAGAATATGTCAATTTATGATGATGGGTTAGAAATGGTTTTAAATCGGGTTGACTCATTTGACGCGGGTACTATAATAACTGTTGAGGATAGATTTAAAGTAACTACACCAGATGGAGTTATTATTATTGGTGCTATGGATAAAGTTTTAGAGTTAAATGACGAAAGTTTGTTGGTTGTGGATTATAAAACCTCTAAATACTTTTTGACTCCAGATGAGTTGAAAGCTGATATTCAGTTGTCTATTTATGATTTGGTGGCAAGTCTTAAATTTCCTGATTATAAGCGTATTATTTTGTCTTTGGATTATCTAAGAGGTGAACCAGTTTATACTTATAGAACTGTTAAAGAACGTAAAACATTTGCTAAATATTTATTGGCTGTTCATAATGAGATGCTAAAATTGGAAGAGAAGGACGCGAAACCTACCATCAATGATATGTGTAATTGGTGTGATTTTAAGGATAGTTGCTCTGCTTATAAGGATTCAGTTGTAAAAAAAAGCATTTTCAAAAAAAATCTAAACGAGTACGACAACGACGAACTGGTAGCCGAGTATCTCGACGTAAAAAATAAAGCTCGCATCTTGTATGAATATGAAAAGCAACTAAAGACCCATATTATGCAGAAGATAAATGAAGAAGAAAGTGATTTAATTGGTAGTGGAAAACTAATGTATATTAAGCAAAATGGTAAAGTAACGTATGATCCTGCTACTATTTCTAAGCATGTACCAAAAGCAGATTTTCTTAAAATGGTAACAGTAGGAAAGAAATTTGTGGATGAGTATTTAAGAGCTCATCCTGAAGTAAGACCGTTGGTTATGGAAACAGCGAGGAAAAATTTTACATTACCATTTTTGGCTTATCGAACACTGAAAAAGAAATAGGAGGAGTATTATGGATAAGGGAAAGAAAATTAGAGTTTTTGCGTATTGTGATTCACCAACTTGTGCTACAGGATTTGGTACAGTTTCAAGGAATATATTCGAAGGTTTGTATAACACAGGTCGTTACGATATTGATGTGTTTGGAATTAATTATTGGGGTGATCCTCATAATTTTCCGTATCGCATTTGGCCAGCAGGTACAAATAAAGATAGAGACCCTTATGGTAGGCAAAAAGCAGTAAGTATGATACCTCGTATGCAATTTGATCTATTATTTTTGTTACAGGATTCATTTATTATGGATTTTTTGCCCGTTTTGTTGCCTCATATGAAGGAAAATAGCTCTAAATCTTTTAGATCAATACTATATTTTCCGGTGGATTCTGTTTTGAAAGAGAAGTGGGGTAAAAATATTTCGGATGCTGACACTATCGTTGCTTATTCTGAATTTGGAAAGCAAGAAGCTTTGAAAGTTATGCCTAATCATGAGGATATGAAAGTTATACCGCATGGTGTTAATACTCGTGAATTTTATCCACTACCTAAGCATGAAGTTGAAGCTTTTCGTAAAGAATATTTTAAGTCAGAAGCAGATAAATTTATTATTACAAATCTTAATCGTAATCAACAACGTAAGGATGTTCCAAGAACTATTCAAGCTTTTAAAGAGTTTAGAAAACAAGTTCCTGAATCTATTTTGTATCTTCATATGGCTATGCAAGATCAGGGATGGGATTTACCTGAGATATGTAGACAGATTGGACTGGATATTACTAAGGATGTTATTTTTCCGCAGAATTTTGGGCCTAATCAAGGTTATCCTCGTGAAATTGTTAATGCATTATATAATTCAAGTGACGTCATTGTAAGTACAACGCTTGGCGAAGGTTTTGGCCTTTGTTTAAGCCCCGATACTAATGTTTATACATCTAATGGTATTAAGACGATGGACGAATTAACAATAAATGACGCTGTATTATCGTCTAATGGTGAATATAATAATATCGAAGCTATATTATCTAGGGACTACAACGATTATTTGTATGAAATAACTACTTGGTTAAGTAATATACCTATAAAAGCATCGTCAGATCACGGTTTCCTAGTATACAATGATGAGTTTGTTTGGAAGAAAGCTTCACAATTAAAAATAGGTGATAAATTGCTTTTTCCGTGTAATTATGCGTATAAAAATGAGAATACTACTATTGATGTGCTAGATACTATTTATACATTTTTGAATAAAAGGCAAAAGGATAATATTGTAGTTAAAAATGGCCAGGTTCGTATACAATCGAATTTTAAACAAGAAGAAAATTTTATACCGAAATATATAAATATTGATAAAGATTTTTGTAAATTGATGGGTTTGTATTTGGCAGAAGGGTCTTTAAGTTCTGTTAAGATGGATTCTGTAACATTTTCTTTTAATAAAAATGAAAAGGAGTCTATCGAGTTTGTTATCGCTAAAATGAAAGACGTTTTTGGGCTAGATTTTTATGAACTCAAAGATAAACAGTTGAATTATAATGGATATTCTATAAGATTTTATTCTTCCGTAGTTGCATATTTATTTTATGCATTATGTGGCAAAGGTGCTAGAACAAAGAAAATTTCAACTATATTATTAAATTTAGATAAGCCAATGTTAATTAAATTAGTAGAAGGTGTGTATATTGGTGATGGTAGTTATAGCGAGTCTCAATATGAAATATCTTTCTCTACAACTTCTAGAGATATAGCTTATAATTTACGTTTGATTTTGTCACGTCTTGGTATATTATCATCTGTACGTACTTCTAGAGTAGAATATAAAGTGAATGTTAGTGGTGTGTCGCGAGAAAATTTGCAAAAACTATTTGGTATGAATGTTGTTAAGGTTGATAGAACAAGAGCAAATGAGCGGGCTTCTATAAGTGATGAGTATTTAATATTACCGGTAAAGAATATTGATAAAGTACATTATAAAGGAAAACTTATAGATATTCAAGTAGCAAATACTAATGATTTTGTTGCTGAAAATGTTATTGTTCATAATTCGTGGATTGAAGCCATGGCTACTAAAGTACCAATTGTTATGCCAAATAATACAGCTATGTCGGAATTTATTACTGAGGACAGGGGGTATCTTGTTAATAGCGGCAGCAATCCAAGTTTATGGACAGTAATTCCACATGATAATGAAGTTATGCGTCCATTAGTAGATGTTGATGATATGGTGAAAACTCTAGTTCATATTTATAATAATAGAGATGAAGCACGTACTAAAGCTGAAAATGCTTATAAATGGATTGTTAATGAGATGGATTGGCAGCGGGGTATTGTACCGCGATGGGTTGATGTTTTTGACGAAGCTTATGAATTGATTCAGAGAGAGGATAAAGAGCATAGTGAGGATGTAGAAGCACTTGTTGACCAATTAGGTAAGAAAAAAATTATTGAGTCGGAGGAATTATAAATGGAGATACGGGGTATTAAATATGTAGGCCCTATATTTGATGTGTCTGGTTATGGGCAAGCAGCTAGAGGGTATGCTTTGTCATTACATAAATTGGGAATTCCTTTGACTATTGATTCTGTATCTTTTGAAGAGGGGTTGGCTGATTTTGGAGAAACTAGTCGTATTTTAGCTCCTCTTGTAGATAAAAATATAGATTATAATATAGTAATTATCCATCTAACTGCTAATTTATTTTGTTCTAAGGCTGAACCTGGTAAAATGAATATAGGTTATTTTGTGTGGGAAACCGATAAAGTTCATGAGGAATGGGTGGAAGAGGCCAATAAAAGTGTAAGTTTTGTGATGACTGCTTCTCAATGGGGAGCAGATATATTTAGAAAATCTGGTATAACTGTGCCGGTGGCTGCTATTCCTCATGGGATTGATGCTGATGAATTTGTTGATGTTGACCCATATACTGTTGCTGGTGTAAAACAGAATGCTTATAAATTTTATGGAATATTTCAATTTACTGAACGTAAGCACCCGATGGCATTAATTAAATCATATTGGAGTGCTTTTCAAAATAATGAAAATGTAGCTCTTATTTTGAAAACGTATCGTAATGGATTTGCGGATAGTGAAAAAGAGGCTATACGAGCAACAATAAAAAGATTAAAAAAAGTAACTAATATGCCTATATACCCACCTATATATTTAATATCTGAACGTTTGGATAGATCTGAACTATTAGGACTTCATAAAACATGTGATTGTTTGGTTCATTTGGATCGTGGGGAAGGTTTTGGTTTGGTGCCTTTTGAAGCTGGTGTATGCGGCAATCCTATATTAATTACTGGATGGGGCGGTGCACTAGAATATGCTAAGGAAGATAATAGTTATTTAGTTAATTATACTCTTACGCCAGTATTTGGCATGCCTTGGTCACCATGGTATTCTGGAAATCAGTTATGGGCTGAACCGGATTGTGGCCACGCGATTGAATTACTGCGTGAAATTTATAATAATCAGGGTGAAGCACGTATCCGTGGTGAGAAACTGAAACAATATATTATTGATAATTTTAGTTGGGAAAATGTTGGTAGTAAAATAATAGAAACAATAAAGTCTTTGTAGGAGATTAGAAATGAATGTAATAATGAGACCAGTTTGGAATAGACCTGAGATGCTTTATTTATCAATGGAAGCTGAGCTGGAAGCTCGTAAGCACCATGAGTTTTCGAATGATTTACTAACAGTTTTTGTTTTGGATCATGGGTATAATGAAAAAGTATTAGAAATAGTTGAGAGTTATCCTGAGCCAAAAAAAATTATTAAAAGACAAAAGCGCTTAGGCTTAACCGTTAATATACTTGAAGGTATGAAAGAATCATTTACACATGCTGATGATTACATTATTTATATAGAAGATGATATGGTGGTGCACAAGACTTATTTTCAGTTTTTGGATGTACTTATGAATTTAGTAAAACCAGAAGAATATTCTGTGATTATAGGTCATAGTAAAGGTATTCAGAACAAAGGCCGCAAAAATTTTGATCCTCCTAATGTGGATTTAAATGTGGTGGTGAAAGACCATGTGTATGCAGCTTTCGCTAGTTTGATAAGAAAAGAATTTTTTAATAATTATATTTTACCTTGTATTGGACCGACGTATTATAAAAATTTTGGTACGAGAGATAAATTTGTCACTGCTTTGGGAACTAAATATCAACAAGATAAGCGATTTAAATATAAAGGTAAATCTATGCATGCTCATAATGAGCAAGCTGGTTTAATTAATCGTTTGGTTGATGTAGCATTAATTGAAGAAGGTAAATGTACTTTAAGACCTGTTGCTACAAGAACTATACATATAGGAGTGTATGGAAAAAATCGACCTGGCAATATACCTGGGAAAGATTTTAACGAACGGCTATCATTACTTAGACATGCGGTAGAAAACAATAAGTTGTATGATTTAACTAGATCTAAACAATATGATGACTATGAAGGATTTTCGCCGAGATTAGATGAATGGGATGGGACTTTATATGTCAAATAGAATACTTTTTTGTACTGGTGAAGGCGTTGGAAATGTTATTCAAACTATACCTGTACTTCGTACTTTAAGAGAATCACTAGGGGTTAAAATAGATTTTTGGTATGTTTATGGTACTTTTCAATTGCCTAAGATAATTCCATATGTTGATAAATGGATAGTTGGCAATCAGATTCGAAACATGGATATGAATAGATATGTTGGCGCTGTATCTACTAAATGGACAAGGAAGCATATTAAAAATTTACCTATTCCTATTCTAAATAAGATTTCTGATTTAAGTATGGTAAGATCAGAAGTCGATTGTTATATGGATATTGCACGAAGTTTAAAAGTAAACGATGAGGATTTATTATGGTGGGGTAAATGTAATTATAATAGATCTGACGAATTTTATGATGTAGTGATACATAACGGTTATAATTTTAAAGGATCTTCTGATTGGAAGTTAAAAAGTTATCCAAGATATAAAGAAGTGGTGAAATTATTATCTGGAGATGTATCTTTATGTTCAGTGGGCAGTAAAGGTGAACATATTAAAGGTACGATAGATAAAACCGGTTTGAATATTCTAGATAGTTTAGGCATAATTAAAAATGCTAAAGTATTTTTGGGTAATGATAGCGGATTATATCATTGTGCGAATGCATTAGATGTGCCAAATTTAGTGATATTTACTTATACGTCTACAGAAAAAAATTATGACAAAAGATTTCATAGAAAAGCTAAAATAATATGCAGGAAAGATTTAGAATGTAGATGGTGCCAATGTGAACCAAGATTTAAAACCTGTAAGACAAGAGAATGTAGAAATATAGAACCTAAATTGATAGTAGATGTTGTATTGGAGAAATTAAATGGATAAATGTTTGGGTTTTGGTGGACTTGGTGATTGTTTTATAGTAGGATTAAAATTGATGGAATATCCTAATGAATATGTATATGTGCATATAGATAATTCTAAATCAAGATTAACATCTTCTATGTATTTAATGGAACATTTAGGTATACCTGCTATTGGGAAGGTAGTAAAAAATATTAAACGGTGGTGGTATACAAACCATAATCAATTTGATAAATGTTTTAATGTGTTTGCTAATGGGTATATTGATATACCAAAAAGGGATTACCATTGGGAACCTTGTAGAGATGAAGGATATAAAAATCCATATAGAAAAGAATTAAAAACGAAAACAGATTTTATAGCAGTACAAATTAATTCTGGTGGGCAGAGAAGTTATAAATATAAGCCAATAATTGAATATGTTTATGCAAATTATGATAGAAATAAAATACTATGGTTTGGCACTGATACAGAATTTCATGCTGAATATGGAACAAATTATTGTGGGAAAATAGATTTTATTTCAGCGTTAGAAAAAATATCTGAATGTAAATATTTTGTTGGTTTTAATAGTGTGTTACTTTATTGGTCATTGTGGAATAAATTAGATTGTTTTTTATTTACAGATCATCAAGGTAAAGAGGATTTACGAATACATAAAGAGTGGAAAAAACATTTGGAGTTTGATATATGAAAATTCTTATAATAGGCTTTCAACGAGGTGGTACTACATTACTTAGGCGATTGATGCATAATCATCCGGATGTACAATGTATGATTCATGAGAAGCGCATTTTAAATCGTAAAGATAATGGGGAATCGTTATTAAATGATTTAGACATAGATAAAACTGGAAATTGGGGTGAGAAAGTACCGTGGAATTCTTCAGATGGATCTGAAATAATAATTTATGGTAAGAAATGGTTAGAAGAATTCGGGGATGAAGCCAGGATAGTTCATATAGTAAGACATCCGGTTGATAGTGGGTTGTCAAATCAAAGACTTGGTTGGATGCAACTAAACAGAGCTGTGGATAATGCTCAAAAATCTATACCTTTAGTAATAAACGCTTTTAAAAATGATAATAGATATTTGGCTATTGCTTTTGAAGATTTAGTTACTAATCCAGAAAAAGTATTGAAAAAAATATTTAAGTTTTGCGTACTTAATGATGACGGGGCTTCCAGAGATATAAGTAATTTAAAAAAGAAAGATTTAAGATACTATGATGGTATAAAAGCTAGTAAAGCATATGAATATAAAAAGGTAGATAATTTGAATTGTAAAATACCTGATTATAGTAAAATACTGGAGTTAATAAAATGAAGTATTTAATGTTGCGTGGCCAGGTACCAATTGATCGTGATCCAAAAGAGATAGTATTTGAATATTTAGAAGACATTGATGATGTTTGGACACAATTATTTTATGCTATATTAGATAAGGATGATGAAGGTGAATTATGGTATTGGGGTGGTACACGAGAAAAAAAATTTACAGCGAATTTTGTAGAGCGCTGGGTACCAAATTATGACCAATACAAGACGAGTTTTATTCCTGATGTAATATTTTGTCGTGGGGGATTTCCAGAATATCATGTAGTTCTTCGAAGATTTCCTAACTCTATAAAGATTTATTATGGGGCTGGTAGAAGATTTTTACCCCAACCCGGTTTTTATGATTATGATATCATTTTGCAAGATTCACCAGAACAAGTACTGGAATGTCGAGAAAAATTTCCTAAAGCATTGACTACATTATTTATTAAGCCAGCGGCTGATAATATATTTTATCCGATGCCTCATATTAAAAAAGAATATGATATTTGTTTTCCTGCTAATGCGGCTCAAACTTTTAAAGGTCATAAATTTGTGTATGACACTGTGCCAAGTGATATGACATTGTTAAATCTTGGTAATCGAAATGATAGATATAAGTACCCAGCCAATGTTACTTCTTATAGAGTGTTAAGACCCAAAATGGCTGAAAATATAGCTAAATGTAAAGTGGGTATAGTAGCAGTTCAAAGTGAAATAGATTCATGCCCTAGAGTAATTCCAGAAATGTTAGCATGCGGCATTCCTATTGTCGCACTTGATAGAGTCCGGTTTTGGCGAGATAAATATATAGTCACTAGTGTTACTGGTGAATTAACTACGTTGAATAAATTCTGGATAAAAGTAAGATTTGTACTTGATAATTTAGAAGAGTATGTACCGAGAAAATATTATGAAAATAATTTATCACTTGACTATGCTGCTAGATTTATAAAGGAGAAGATAAATGAAGTTAGCATTTAACGGATTAAATAGCGGATTAGGTAATAATGGTGGATCAAGAACAATTATTAAATGTTGTGAAGTTTTAAATAGTTTGGGACATAGTTGTGATATAATTGCTAATGTAGATAATTTTTCATGGTTTGATCATAAACCAGTTATAAATTATTTACCAACCAATTTGGATGCCATTATTTCAATAGCTGCTGTAGATGTACCACTTACTTTAAGAATAGCAGTCCCAGTTAAAGCTTGGTATATTAGAGGACATGAATCATGGGCTAATCCAGAGCATCTTTTGGTGGATTATTATAAAAATGAAAATATTTTGAATGTAGTAAATTCAAATGGACTTAAACAATTATTGTCTACGTGGGGCGCTGATTCCTATGTCATTTATCAAGGCATTGATTTTGATTGGTGGGAAGATAGAAAGTTACGTAAGGATGGTATAATACGTATAGGATGTTTATACGGATCAAAACTTACTAAACGTTGGCAAGATTTTGTTAAACTTCATAGCATACTTGGTGATGAAAAATATGAATACGTATCTATTGGAGACGTTAAACCTAAATCGAATTTTATAAAAAAATCATGGGCTAATATAAATCATGATGAACTTTGTAATGTTTATAGTTCTTGTGATATATGGTTTGCACCTACTGAACTAGAAGGTCTTCATAATGTTCCTATTGAGGCTGCTCTATGTGGATGTTTGATAGTGTGTGGTGATGAGCCTATGAATGGGATGATATATGATTATGCTTTTCCTAATAATACCGCAATGGTTTATGACAGGAAAGACATTAAGCATGCTGCTGAACTTATTAAAAATCCTAATTGGGAATTAATTGGTAGAATGCAAAAACATATTAAAGAAAATATAGGATCACGCGAGACTAATATAAAGAAACTTGTGAAGTTATTGGAGATGACTGATGAAACTATATAAACATAAAGATTATGATAATTATAAAGCAGCCCAAATAGATAAAAATGTAAGAAAGTTAAAAAATATATGGGTTAAACCGAAAGAGATATCTTTAGTGGTCGGACATATAAATAAATACATCCCTAATGCTAAATTTGGTATATGTCATGGTGTGAGAAATGCGTGGGAAGTTAAACAGTTTAGGAAATTATTAAATATAAATGTTATTGGCACTGATATAGCACCATCGGTATCTAAATTTGAACATACACTAGAATGGGATTTTCATGAGGTAAAAGAAGAATGGGTTGGTAATGTGGATTTTATATATAGTAATTCTTTCGATCATTCTTATGACCCTGGTATGTGTTTAGATAAATGGATGAGTTGCTTAACTAAAGATGGTATATGTTATATACATTGGATGAAAACTAATGAAACTAAAATTGATGCTGCTGATTGTTTTGCAGCTTATCAAAAGGAATATCGAAAGATGTTTAATAAAAAATATAAGGTTATAGCTGAATTACCTAGTGCGGGGGGAACTCGTGTTATTTTTGCTATAAAGTCTAAATAAAGAGGTAGGATTTAAAGATGTGGGATCAATTAAGAGATATAAAGATGACAAGAAGTATAGATAATCTTGAAGAAGGCTGTTTAACTTTCGCTAAGACAGAAAAGCATTTACAAAAACTTAAAAATATAAATTTAAAGATTAGTGTTATGGTTCCTCATGATATTGATTCTTCTGGTTTGCCTTCTAGCGTAAATATATATAAAGTAAGAAAGGGTGAAAATCTTAAAAATGTTTTTATACGTATCCATAATAGAATAAATAAATATGTAGATCCAAAAGAGAATATTATAAGTTCTAAGGCAATTATTGATCCAACCGCGATAATTGGAATACCTGGAAATAATATAACCAAAATGGCTAATGGTCGAATAATTAATATGAAACATATGGGTAATGTTATAATCGAAGACTATGTTGAGGTACAGGCTTTATCAATTGTGCATAGATCTGTTTTTGATTCAACAATTATAAGAAAAAATGCACAAATTTTTGCAAAAGTTAACATTGGACATAATTGTGATATAGGAGAAAGCACTATTATTTGCCCAGGAAGTTTATTAGCTGGTGGAACTAAGGTTGGAAGTAATTGTTATATATGGCAAGGTGTTATAACTAGAAGTAATATATCTATATGTGATAATGTGATAATTGGAGCTGGGTCTTTAGTGTTAGATGATATTAAAAAACCTGGAGTTTATTTTGGAAGTCCGGTTAAATATATAAAACCTTATGATGAGGAAATACGATGAATATAATTGGTAATAAATTTGAACATGGAGAAGAATTTGAAATAGGTTATTTTAATGTAATTGGTAATAATGTTAAAGTGGGTAGTTATGTAAAGATTGGCCATCATTGTATAATTGAGGATAATGTAGAAATTGCGGATAACGTTATACTTCAAGGAAATATTAAAATAGCTGAAGGAGCAGTTATTGGTAATAATTGCGTATTAAAGCACGGTACTATTTTAACAAATAAAACAACCCTTAAAGATGACGTTTTTATGGGGCCTAATACGATTACACTTGGAGGCACACATGAAAGAAAAACTGAGCATGGTACTATCATAGGAAATAGATGTTATATTGGTGGAGGTACTCAAATAGCCGCAAATAAAAAATTATGTGATGATGTAACGGTCGGAGCCCTTTCATTTGTTAATAGAAATATAGTTAAACCTGGACTATATGTTGGTATTCCTGTAAGGAGTCTTCGATGAAAATACTATTATTAAATCCTAATCGCATTAAACGTCATAATTGGGGGCATCAATTATTTAAAAACGAATTATCTAATTACCATGATGTTACCTATTATGGAAGCGGATTTTCTGGTTATAATAAAAATCTAACAGTATCAGAAGTAATAAAACAATTTAATATACCTTTTGATTTAATTTTAACTTATGAAGCTAAATGGAGTTCATTTGCACGTGGTTTGAAAAATGTGGGAGATATTCCAAAAGCACATATTCAAATTGATTATTCAAAAGCTACGAAAACATGGAATGGTGCGGCTAAAAAGGAAAATGTTGAAAGGTTTTTAAATAAAAATAAATATGATATATTTTTTGTAACCTCGACTTCAAATCAAAGTGCTTTTAAAAAAAGTTTAAAAACTGATAAGGTGTTTGTTTTGCCGTTTTCGGTAGATACAACGATATATAAAGATCAAAATCTTAAAAGAGATATCGATGTTATGGCAACTTATAGTACACATATTGGAGTATATCCTAATAGAAAGAATATACAGAATTTGATTAAGAAAATGAATTTAAAATCTTTTACTTCACGCGTACTTCATAGAGCTTATGTGAAAGCTATTAATCGGTCTAAAATTTTCATTATTAGTAATAATTTTAATAAACGATTGAGTATGAAATATACTGAAGCTATGGCTTGTGGAGCTATGGTTTTAGCGGATGAACCAGAAGATTTAGAATTACAAGGATTTAAAAATGGTAAACATTTAGTATTATATAAAGATTTAAAGGATATGAAGAAAAAAATATCATATTATCTTAAACATGATGAGGAACGCCAAAAAATAGCCAATCAGGGAATGAAATTTGTACAGAATAATCATAGTTGTAAAAAGAGAGTGGAACAATTCACTGAAATAATTAAACGGGAGCTTAACATATGAAAAAAATAAATTTAGGCACCTCTGTTAAATGGCAAGCTGTTGATAAAAGAGACGTATTGGATGTTCGTGAAAAAAGTTTTGAATGATATGCCATTTCCTAAAGGGTTAATATTAGAAATAGGCTGTGCATCAGGTAATTTTTTTAATATATTACGCAATAAGAATTTTAAAAATAATCGTTATATTGGAATAGATTTAGATTCACGGCAAATAGAAAAAGCTAGAAGTAATTTTCCTAAAGAAGATTTTATTTGTGGTAATGTATTAGATGATAAATTTAATAAGCTTATAAAATCGGCTAATATTATAGTATCTTTTGAAGTATTAGAGCATATAGATTTGGATAAAAAATTGTTTAATAAAATTAAAAGTAATACTCCTATTATATTCTCAGTTCCAAATTTTAAATACAGAAGTACATTTCCTGATGGTCATAAAAGATGGTTTGATTTGGATGGGTGGATAGATAGATATAAAGACATTATAGATATTAGTGAAGTATGGTCTATTAAACATTATAAAAAAGATCGAAAAATATTTGTTTTTCAATCTACTAGGAGATAGTAATGAAAATATTTTTAGTAGGTGGAGCTAGACCAAATTTTATAAAAATAGCCCCAATCACCAGAGCTTGTATTAAATTTGATATGGAATACAAACTTATTCATACCGGGCAGCATTATGATTTTAATATGTCGGAATTATTTTTTGAGCAATTAAAAATAAAAAGTCCAGACTATAATTTGAATGTAGCCTCATCCACTCATGCTGATCAGACTGCTAAAATTATGCAAAGATTCGAAAAAATATGTTTAATGGATACGCCTAATGTGGTGATTGTTGTAGGAGATGTTAACTCCACTTTGGCCTGTTCGATTGTAGTTTCAAAGATAGAAAATATTAAATTAGCTCATGTTGAAGCGGGATTACGTTGTTTTGATAGACGTAAGCCAGAAGAAATAAATCGGGTAGTGACCGATGTGTTATCAGATTATTTATTTGTTACTAATGATGGTGCTGTAAAAAATCTTACAAAAGAAGGTATAGAAAGAGAAAAAATATTTCTGGTTGGTGATACTGTTATTGACAGCTTAATTCATAGCTTACCTAAGATAAAGACTTCTGTTGGAGATGATTATGTTTTAGTAACTATACACAGACCGTTAAGTACAGATAAAAAAGATCGTTTAGAAACTATTTTGAAAGCTTTAGTAAAAATATCTAAAGATATAAATATAGTTTTTCCTATACACCCTAGAACTCTAAATAAAATAGAGCAATTTAATCTTCAAAGCTATATCAAAAAGTTAAATATAATAGAACCTGTAGGTTATTTAGATTTTTTGTCGTTATTGGTGAATTCTAAAGCAGTTGTCTCCGATTCTGGAGGATTACAGATTGAAACGTCTTTTTTAGGAATCCCATGTATTTCTATAATGAATAGTACAGCTAATTTATATACGTTGAATCAAGGCACCAATGTATTAGTGAGTTATGATGTGGAAGATATATACACACAATTAATGAGGGTGATAGGAACAAATTGTGTGCTTTATAGAGATAAACTTACTGATGGAAAGTCAGCAGAGCGAATATTAAAAATACTTATGGAGAAAGAATATGTTTAATCGCATACTTTGTTTAGGAGCGCATACAGATGATGGAGAGTTTGGATGTGGTGGAACATTAGCTAAATTTATTGGTGAAAATAAAGAAGTATATTATGCTACATTTTCATTTGCTGAAAAATCTTTAATTAAAGGATTTACTAATGATTCAACACATAAAGAGATTTTAGAAGCAACTTCGATTTTAGGATTGAATAAAGATAATCTCATTACTTTTAATTATGAAGTTCGAAAATTTGATAGTTATCGCCAAGATATATTGGAAGATATGGTTAAATTAAATAGTCGATTAAAACCAGATTTAGTGCTCACGCATAATACCCAGGATACACATCAGGATCATGAAGTTATTTGTAAGGAAAGTTTTAGAGCTTTTAAACAAACTTCATCTATTTTTGGATATGAATCATTTAAAAATAATCGGAGATTTAATTCAGATATCTATATCGAGTTATTAGATAAGTATATAGATATAAAATTAAAAGCCATTCAATGTTATAAATCACAGATAGTTAAGAAAGAAAGTAATACTTTTATAATTAAGCAAGCAGCGATGGTTAGAGGTGCAAATATTGGATGTAAATATGCAGAATGTTTTGAAAATATTAAATTTATAATGAGGTAATAATAAAATGAAATTTGCTCTAATAGGGGCTGCTGGATATGTAGCTCCAAGACATATGCAAGCTATTTATGAAACTGGAAATGATTTAGTAGCAGCATTAGACCCCCATGATTCTGTTGGTATATTGGATCGTTATTTTTTTAATTGTGAGTTTTTTACTGAAACTGAAAGGTTTGATAGGCATTTGGAAAAATTGCGTAGAGAAGGTGAGAGGGTGCATTATATTAGTATCTGTTCGCCAAATTATTTACATGATGCTCATTGTAGATTAGCTCTTAGAGTTGGATCGAACGCTATTTGTGAAAAGCCTTTAGTATTAAATCCTAGAAATATAGATCAGTTGGTAGAATTAGAGAAAGAATATAATAAAAAAGTTTATGTAGTTTTGCAATTAAGATTGCAGAAAGAACTATTGAAACTTAAATCAGAGTTAGATAACACATATCGAGTGGTGGATATAAAATATATTACCCCCAGAGGTCAGTGGTATTTTAGATCTTGGAAAGGTGATGAAAATAAATCTGGTGGATTAGCTTCTAATATAGGAGTGCATTTATTTGATATGGTTATTTGGTTGTTTGGAAAAGTAGAGGATTTTGTGATAAGTAAAAAAATAAACAATAAGGTAGTGGGTACATTACTATTAGAAAGAGCCAAGGTAAAATTTATGTTATCTACTGATAATCAAGATTTGCCGGATGGTTATGAATTTTATAGATCTATAACTATTGATGGTAATCCTATTAAGTTTGATAAAAATTTTACTCATTTACATACAGATATCTACAAAAATATATTGAATGGAGATGGTTTTGGCTTAGAAGATGCTAGACCTTCAATAGATTTGGTTTACAAAATAAGGAAGTTGAATAATGTGGTGTCATAAATCTTCATATATAGATGACTGTGTAATTGGCGAAGGTACTAAAATATGGCATTTTTGTCATATTTATAACTCAATTATAGGTAAGAATTGTGTTATAGGTCAAAACGTGATGATAGGCCCAGATGTAAAGGTTGGTAATGGCTGTAAAATACAAAATAATGTATCATTGTATAAGGGCATTGTATTAGATGACGATGTATTCATAGGGCCGTCAGCTGTTTTTACTAATGTAATTAATCCACGGTCTTTTATAAATAGAAAAGCTGAATTTTTAAATACATTTATTCATAAGGGCGCTACTATTGGAGCTAATGCTACCGTATTATGTGGCGTCACTATTGGAGAATATTCTTGTGTAGCAGCTGGGGCTGTGGTAACTAAAAATGTTGATCCTTATACATTAGTTGTTGGTAATCCTGCTAAATATACAAAAATGATTGGCTGCGATTTTAATTTGAATGGGGTAATATAATTTGAAAGATTTTAAAAAAGGCTTAGGAAAAATATTAGTTATCGGTGATTTAATGCTAGATAATTATATATTGGGAACTGTTGATAGGGTTTCTCCAGAGGCACCAGTACCGGTAGTTCGTGTAGATAAAGAAACATTAACACTCGGGGGATCAGCGAACGTTGTAAACAATTTCTGTGGGTTAGGAGTAAAACCCTTAATTTGTGGTGTAGTTGGTTCTGATATTAACGCAGGGCATATATTATCTATGTTAAGTGAAAAAGATTTATTTATAGATGGTATTATAATTGATGGTGATAGACCTACAACGATTAAGACTAGGGTGGTTGGAAACGATCAACAAGTAGTGCGTATTGATTACGAGAAAATATCCACAGTAAATAATCGTATTACTAAAGAGATGTTAAATTTTGTACAGACAAACAAAAGAAGTATTGATATGATAATCATTTCTGATTATGGTAAAGGTGTTGTTTCACGTCAGCTTATTGTTGAATTGACAGCTATAAGTGGATCTATACCAATTTTAGTTGATCCACATGTTACCAATTTCAAACATTATGTTGGGATTACAGGTTTAACACCTAATCATCATGAGGCTGGTGATTTTTGCGGTTTTAAATTGACTAATGATGAACGAGTAATTAAAGCAGGCGATTATATTTTAGATAAGTTAAAATGTGAATATGTATTGATTACTAGAGGTTCTGAAGGCATGACATTATGTACAAAGTCTGATGTGTTTCATATATCTACAGTTGCTCAAGAGGTATATGATGTTTCTGGCGCCGGGGATACGGTTATTAGTGTATTTGCTTATGGATTAGTACAAGGTATGTCATTATTTGAATCAGCTAAACTATCTAATAAAGCTGCTGGAATTGTGGTTGGTGAACGAGGGACCTCAGTTATTACGAAGGAGAAATTATTATAGTTGGAGGTGTATAAATGGATTTTGTAATTATCAGTGGTTATTTTAATCCAATTCATAAAGGACATATAGATTATATCAAGGCAGCAAAAGATCTTGGTGATTCGTTGATCGTTATTGTAAATAATGATGTACAGCAAGAAATTAAGAAAGGTAAAATAATTTTACCTGAAACAGATAGAATGGAGATTGTTAAATCTTTGAAGTATGTGGACGAATGTGTTCTAGCTATTGATCAGGATAATACAGTGATTAAAACATTAGAAATGTTGGCAGACAGAATAAAATCTGAAGGTGACTATTGTATTAGGTTTGCAAACGGTGGTGATAGACATTCAGAGGGGGTAGTTCCTGAATCAGTTTTATCCGAGAAATACAATATTGAATTTGTTTATGGGGTAGGTGGAACAACTAAAAGGGATTCAAGTACTCGTATCAACTCTTTAATGAAAGAATCTTTTACTATAACTCATCCTGAATATCATAATAAGGTTTGGGGGTCAGAAGAATGGATAGTGAATAGTCAGTTATATTGTGGAAAGATATTAAATGTTAATAAAGGGCATAATTGTAGCTATCATTTTCATAAAATAAAAGATGAAACGTTTTATATTTTATCTGGTACTGTAGCAATGACGATTGAAGGGGAAACACGTATCATGGGTATAGGAGATGTTGTTCATTTAGCTCCATATACTAAACACACATTCAAAGCTTTAGAAAACACTCAGATATTAGAGATTTCAACACAACATTTTGAGGAGGATAGTCATCGATTGACTAAAAGTATATAAAAATGGAAATGATTTTTGAAAGACCGATAAAATTAATTGTCTCCGAAATAGATGGAGTTCTTACAAATGGCACATACGCAGAGGATGAATTAGGTAATACCTTATATAAAGTTTTTAATCAAAAAGATTTTTTTGTGATTAATGAATTAAAGAAGTATTATAAGGTAGTTTTTCTTTGTGATGATAATAAGATTAATTATAATATGTGCCAGCGTAAAAGTTTGCCATTTTATTGGGGTAAAGGAAGTAAAGGTAAGTATGAAATTATACCTAATATATTAAGGCGTTATGATGCTACCCCTGATAGTACTATTTACATAGGTTCGAAACTATCAGATAAGAAATGTATGCAATTGATACCTTATTCTATGTGCCCGGATGATGTTGGTGATTATTTAAGAAGCATTGCTTGGGCTCCATTTATTGCAAAAGGTGGTGAAGGTATTTTTATTGAGTTGCTCGACCTTTTACAAGAGAATATAAGAAAATATATAAATTTAATATAAAAATGATAAAAAATGATAGATAATTATATATTTTTATATAAATTCTTCGTTTTTTTTCTGAAAAAAATGATAAATTAACCTAGCAATATTGAAATAATATTCTATAATATAAGTGTAGTTTATAACGGAGAAGGGCTATGATAAAGAAGAGAAGGAAAGGTGATTTAAATGTTGCATATCGACCTTACCGCATTGATGAGGTATTTGGTCATGATCGTATAAAAAATATGATCTCGGGATATTTAGAAAATGCTACATTACCACATGCCTCATTGTTTACTGGACCAGCAGGTTGTGTGGATTGCGATACTGAATTTTTTACTGGTTATGGTTGGAAAAAGATTTCCGAATACACTGATGGTGATTTAGTAATGCAGTATGATACTGCTACTAAGATAGCATCGTTAGTTAAACCGTTTAGGTATATAAAGAAGCCAGTAGATAAATTATTTCATTTTAAAACTAAATATGGATTGGATCAGTGTTTAAGTAAAGATCATAGGGTATTATATTCATTACGAAAAAGTGGTTTACATACTGATAGTTTTGAGTCAATAATAAACACACACAATACTAATAAGTATGGTTTTAATGGTAAATTTTTAACATCGTTTAATTTAGATGCATCTGCTGGTATTGATATGTGTTCCGCGGATTTACGTGTAATGGTTATGATAATTGCTGATGCAACTATTGACCCTAATAGAACAAAGTGTTGTCTTAATTTAAAAAAGAAAAGAAAAATAGAACGTGCTCATAAATTATTAAACGAGGCAGGTATTGAATATTCTACATTAACCCAGGGTGATTATACACGATTTTATTTTATACCTCCAATTAGAACTAAGGAATTTGATAGTTACTTTTATGGTTGTAATGCCAATCAATTAGAGACTATATCATCTGAGGTGGTTTTGTGGGATGGTGATCAAAATAATATTTTCTTTACAACATCTAAACAAAGTGCAGATTTTATACAATATGCATTTACTGCTTCTGGTTATAGAGCTTCGATAAATATTGATGATAGGCGAATAAATAATAGGTCTATTACTTACAGGGTTATCAGATCTACTAGTACTGTTTGCGGATTTAGTACTGTGGCCGATAGAAAGACTGTTATTTCTGAATATACACCAATAGATGGTTATCAATATTGTTTTACAGTTCCATCATCTTATTTAGTACTTAGAAGAAATAATTGCATATTTATAACTGGTAATTGTGGTAAAACGACTTTTGCTAGGATAGTTGCTTTAGGTTTGAATTGTGAAACAGGTGTTACATCTAATCCATGTTGTGAATGTTCTACATGTAAAAGTATTATAGCATTGAATAGTCTTTCAGTATTAGAGTTAGATGGTGCAAGAACAGGAAATGTTGATACTGTCAAACGTGTATTAAATGATTTACCCGCGGCTCCCTTTGGTAATGATAGAGTGCGGGTATTAATTCTTGATGAGGCGCATAAACTTAGTGACGCCGCAGAGGATTCCCTCCTAAAGTTTTTAGAAGACACACCTGCTCATGTGTATATTATATTATGTACCAATGAGCCTCAAAAACTTAAAGAAGCCATTCGACAGCGTTGTAAAATGATTCAATTTAGTAGATTGGAGCGCAAACCTATATATGAGTTATTAGAACAAGTTGCGCAGTTTGAAGGTATGAATTATAACTCAAAAATTCTTAATAAAATTACTGAGGAATGCGAAGGGACACCGCGTATAGCGTTGTCTTTTTTACAGCAGATTAATGCTGAAGGTAGTTGGACGAATGAAGCGGTTGGTTTTATTTTAAGTGCTGGCCTCGAAGCAGATCAACAAGAAGTTATAGATATGTGTAGATTGTTAGTTAAGAATCATGGCCAATGGCAACCAGTTCAAAATATTTTTTTGAAGTTGGTTAAAAAAATTCCAGTAGAAACTATGCGTATAGCGGCTACTGGATTTTTATCTGGATGTTTTAAGAGATCGACTTCCATTGAAGATGCAACTCGTTACGCTAAATGTGTAGAGTTAGTTGGGCAGTTATATTATGGACCTAAGCCCGAGCATATGTTATTGATGAAATTGTTTCGGAGTTATAATATTATACATTCGGGGAAGGATATATGGACATAAGTTATGATAATGGATTGCCGGACCTTCCGCCACCAAATTATCAATACATTACAAATACTGAAGAAGCTTTAAAAGTATTACCTGAAATTGAAAGGTACGATTTGATTGAAGTGGATACAGAGACAACTGCTTTGGATCCATTTATGGCGAAAATAGTACTAATTCAAATAGGCGTGCTTGGTAAATCTTACGTGTTTGATGTTCGTGATGGTAATGTTCGTGCGGAAGTTTTGAAATCGTTATTAGAAGGCGATGGTTCTTTAAAACTTTTACAAAATGCTGCTTATGATTTTGAGGTACTAAAAACTAATTTTGATATCGAGTTAAATCGTATTTATGATACAATGTTAGTTGAACAGTTGTTGTATTTAGGATTACATCAGAAAGCAAGTTTGGACCATTTAGTTGGTAAATATTTACATATGAAGATGCCTAAAGATATTGCAACTTCGTTTGTTAATTATCATCAAAAATATCAAGAATACCAACTTAGATACGCGGCGAATGATGTTTCAGTTTTGCGTGACATTTATAACATGCAGATGCCTAAGTTACGTCAAGATGGTTTGATGCGAGTTGCTAAATTAGAATTTGATTTTATTAAACCATTAGCAGAAATGGAATTAAATGGAATGTTGTTAGATGTTCCTCAATGGCGTAATATTCTTAATGATATGGTTGTTGAAAGAGATAGATTACGTATTCAGTTAGGAAGTGTATTTGAAGATACTATTGATCAGACTACGTTATTTGGTGTATCATTGATGAATTTAGATAGTCCTGCACAGGTTATTAAAGGGCTACAAAAAGTAGGTGTTTATGTTGATAGTACGGATGTTAAGGAGTTAAATAAACATAAGAAAAATCCAGTTGTAAAATTGTTATTGGAATATCGTAAATATGAAAAGTTCATCACTACATATGGTGAGCCGATGATTGATCGTATTCATCCAAAGACTGGTAGATTACATACCAAATTTAAGCAGATGGTTGACACTGGTAGAATGAGTTCTTCAAATCCTAATTTACAAAATATTCCAAAAGAGCAGAAATATAGGTCTTGTTTTATCGCTCGACCAGGGTATAAGATTATTACGTGTGATATGAGCGCCGCGGAACTTCGTATCATTGCTAATTTGTCACGTGATCCATTATGGGTTAAGATATTTAACGAAGGTGGTGATTTACATACTGTTTCTGCTGCTGGTATTTATGGAATATCTGAAGATGAAGTAATGGCTGATAAAAAACTGGATGATGAAGATCCAAATAAAAAGAATTATAGATCTAATTCCAAACCTATTTCTTTTGGTTTGGCTTATGGACTTTCAGAACATGGATTGTCTTTACGTCTTGGTATTTCTAAAGATGAAGCTAAAAAGATGATTTTGAATTATTTTAAAAAATATCCTTTAGTTCATAAATTTTTGGAAGAATCTGGTCGTAATGCTGTGTTGAATAGATTTTCTGCATCTATTAGTGGGCGCAGACGGTATTATACTTTACCTGACCCCACTGATCCAGATTTTAAGAAAATTCGTGGTGCTATTGAAAGGCAAGGTAAAAATATGCCAATTCAAGCGGCAAATGCTGATACAATAAAACAAGCCATGATTCATGTTACTGAAAGAATTAAACCGTATGATGCTCGTTTGTTATTAACGGTGCATGATGAAGTTATAGTTGAAGCTCGAGAGGATCAAGTAGAAGAAGTTAAACCTATTGTAGAACAATCTGTTAAAGACGGGTTTGATGATTTTTTCGAGTTAGTTAAAATGAAAGCTGGCGCTGATGTAGCTAATCATTGGGTGAAAGGGTAGAATATGGAAATTAAAATTCACAGGTTAGATGATAATGCAATTGTGCCTACATATGGTTCTGATGGTGCAGCATGTTTAGATCTTTATTCAGTAGATGTAGTTATTATAAGACCAGGTGATGTTCGTTATATACGAAGCGGATGGTCGTTTAGTATACCTGAAGGATATGAAGTTCAGATTTATCCTCGGAGTGGTATAGCTTGTAAAAAGCAGTTGATTGTTTTAAATTCTCCTTGTATTATTGATAGTGATTATCGTGGAGAAGTTTATACATATATGAAAAATATCAGTAATGAATCTTTTATGTTTCGTCAGGGAGATAGATACGCCCAAATGGCTATTAAACGAAGCATTCCCGTAGAGTTTGATGTTGTTGATGAATTAGATGAAACAGAACGCGGTGAAGGCGGATTCGGATCGACTGGTACTTAATAGGGGGAAAGATATGGGTAAGTTATCTGAAAACGGAAAAAAAGTGGCAGAAGATAGATATTTTATGGATGATGAAGATTGGGATGGTTGTGCTAGTCGTGTTGGTACAGTTGTAGCTGGCGCCGAAAATTCTAATTCATTGAAATATTCTGACAAATTTAGTGAAATGATTTATAATATGGATTTTTTACCCGGTGGAAGAATATTACGTAATGCTGGTCGTCCGAGGGGATCTATGTTTAATTGTTATCACTTACCGATAGGAGATTCACGTGAAGAAATTGGCCAGTTTTACAAGGATTCATTAATTTTATGGGGTGAAGGTGGTGGGATAGGTGTTAATGCGTCTTCTTTACGCCCTAAAGGAGCGGATATCAAAGGTGTTGGCGGTAAATCATCGGGGCCTGTTAGTTTTTTAAGAGCGTCAGATTCTATTGCGGAAACTGTTGAAAGTGGAGGTTCTCGTAGAGCTGCTGCTCTAGCATTGATGCATGTTGCTCATCCTGATATTATGCGGTTTATTGATGCTAAGTTAAAACATGGAGAATTATCACATTACAATATTTCTGTAGCTGTTTCAGAGGATTTTTTAGCAGCCGTTGAAGCAGATATAGATTGGGAATTCAAATTTTATCAAAAAGCATACGGAAAAATAAGAGCTAGATATATATGGGATAAAATAATAGAAAATATGATTAAATGCGCAGAGCCTGGTTTATTAAATTGGGATAATTTAACTAAAAATAATTCGTATTATTACGATCCGGTTATGGGCTGTAACCCCTGTCTTACTGGTAGTACTAAAATATATGTCGCTGATGGGCGTAGGTATGTATCAATAAAAGAATTGGCTGATGAAGGTAAAGATGTGCCTGTTTTTTGCTATAATAAAAAAACGCAGAAACCGGAAGTTAAAATGATGCGTAGACCACGTATAACTGGTTATAATAAGAAAATTTTGAAAGTAACTTTAGATGATGGTTCATCTATACGTTGTACAGAAAATCATGAATTTTATATGAAGGATGGTAGTATTAAACGGGCTGATGAATTGAAGTCAGGAGATAGATTGCATCATTTAGTTTCGTATAATGCGTCATTAGAAGAGATTTTTAAAGGTTCTAATTCTAGGTCTTCTGATTATGTTTGGTTAAATACAGGTTTTGCCAATACATTAAGTGAGCATAGGTTAGTTGCTGAATTTAAATTAGGCAGAAAATTAAGAGTTGGTGAGGTAGTTCATCATAAAGATAGAAATAGTTTAAATAATTGTTGTACCAATTTAATGGTGATGACTAAGAAGGAGCATGATAAATTACATACTGCTGATATGATGGGTGAAAAAAATCCTATGAATAGATTTCCTGAGAAGAACTGGTTGATAAAACAAGATCACTCTGGTAGTAATAATGGTAGGTTCAAAGGATATACTCCTGATCAAGTGTTTGATTTGGCAGTAGAATATTCTCTTAAGTTAGGTAGGCGTATTACTCAGAAAGAATGGTTTAAATATTGTAGAAAAAACGATATTTCAAATAGTCGTTATTCATTAGGTAAATACACATCACCTAGTAAGTTATTGAAAGCTGCAGCAGAGAAAGCTGACGTAGTAGTTTATAATTATTCAGCTAATATTAGATCATATAGACGTTACCTTAAATTGTTAAAAGAAACTGATTTAAATATATTTTTTGAAAATGGTCGTATTTATGTAAATAAAAAATGTGAATGGTGTGGTAAATCATTTATAGTAAATTGGGATAATAGGGAGCGAGCTTTTTGTTCTAGAAAATGTTCTAGTGATTATGGTTGGAATAATGAAGTAAGTAGATCTAAATTTTATTCTCATTATGAAAATAAACAACAGGAAACAAGAAATGCTCAAATCAATATTTATAATGAATTAAAGAAAACATTTGGAAGAGATCCGTTGAAAAAAGAATGGATGAGTGCTTGTAAGAAAAACAATGTACCTTCTAGGATACGAAGTGCTAATGAGTCTGGATTTAATGAGTATTGTTTTACATCATATAAGGAATTAAAAGAAGCGGCTGAATTAAATTTTGTAGTAGTTTCTGTTGAAGAAGATGGGTATGAAAATGTGTATAATGGTACAGTAGATGAGCATCATAATTTTTATATTATGGTAAGTGAAGCCGAAACTAAATCCAAAAAACCTAAATATAACAATGTGTTATGCGCCCAGTGTGGCGAGGCAATTTTAGCACCTTACGATGTTTGTGATTTAGGTTCATTAGTGCTTCCAAATTTTATTACTGGTACAATTAACACTAATTGGAAGAAACTAGAAGAAGTGATTAAACTATCGGTTAGATTTTTGGATGACGTAATAGATGTAAATAAATATGTATTAAAAGAAATTGATATTAAAGCGCATAATTCTCGTCGTATTGGATTAGGAGTTATGGGATTAGCTGAATATCTTTTCGCTAAGAAATTAATATACGGTTCTACCAAAGCGGTTGTTGAGATAGAACGACTTATGAGGTTTATTCGAGATGTAGTTTATGAAACTTTAATTGAATTGTCTGATGAAAAAGGTGCTTTTCCTAAATTTGAACCAGTTGCTTATGGTAAATCATCTTTTATACGTAAATTACCTGCGTCATTGCGTATGAAAGTTAAAGAGCATGGTGTTCGTTGTGTTACTGGATTAGCTATTGCACCTACAGGAACTATTAGTTTGTTAGCTGATGTTACATCTGGGGTAGAACCGCTATTTAGAAAGGCATATATGAGGCACGACCGCGTAGGTGATCGGATGTATATTCATCCAATTTATAAACAGTTTCTTGAAGATAAAAATAAAATTGAAAGTTGGTATGTTGATACAGATGATTTGAAACCCGAAGACCATTTTGAAATTCAATCAGTGGTGCAACGATATGTTGATGGTGCAGTTTCAAAAACTATTAATATGCCTGCTGGAACTACTTCGGAAGAATTGAGTAAATTGTCATTAGAATATGTAAGAGATTTAAAAGGTGTGACAGTTTATGTTGATGGTAGTAGAGAAGGTCAGATTTTAAACAAGGTAACTGAAAAAGAAGTTAAAAGTTATTTAAAAGGAAATAAAGAAATTACTTCAGCAGGAGAAGAATCAGTGATGTGCGCGTCTGGTTCCTGTGAGATTTAGGAGTTTTTTATGGAAAAAGTTCTATGTGCGTTTTGTAAATTTGAAATTGATGGTAGATGTGTTAAGAAAAAAAGTAAGGTCAATTTAAAAAAGAAACGGTTGTGTAAATTTTATCAAGACGATGACGATAAAATACAGGCTATCGCTGAGCGGAAGTTAAATGCTAAAAAACCAACTGTTTATTTTCGACCTGATTGGTATTGGGATCGAAAAAATTTTATTAAAAAGATGAAAAAGGAAGAGGAAGATCGGGCTGTGCGATCTCCATCAATTTTTACTGGAGATCTTGAGCACCCAATCACTGGTGATTTAAGTAGATTTTTTAAATCTACTGTAGGAGAGGAGTCAAATGATGGAAGTGACGCTGGAAATAACTAATCATTGTCCTAATACCTGTAGATATTGTTCAACCAATGCAAGTCCGCAGGGAGGTTTATATTTAACGGTTGAAGAAATAAATTTGTTTCTTCGTAGACTTGATTTTGACAGTAAAATTGGACGGATAAATATTTCGGGGGGAGAGCCTTTGTCCCACCCGGATTTTTATCAAATATTATGTTTGTGTAAAAGATATAGTTCAGAAGTGTGGGTTTATACTAATGCTTTGACCAATATTATTTATAACAGTGATATTGTAAAAGAGATAGAAGTTGAAGCTAATGTTTGTATTGTTCCTGGTAAATCGATGTATATACCTGAGAAGGCGGATAGAGTGCATCTTTTACAGTTAGTGAATCAAGGACGTGCAAAGGATATGAAACCTGCAAATTTACATGCTTCTGGTAATATATCTAAAAGTGAGCATAATTGTAAAACATGTGATCATATCTTATTACAAGCAAATAAAAAAGTGGTAAAAGCTCCTTGTAAGAAAGAGTATTAATGAGACATCCAGCTAAATATTCAGATGTACTATTGCCAGTGTTCAATGAATACTTGAAAAATGCAAATCTTGTATTAGACCCATTTGCAGGAACTGGCAAATTAAGACAAATAATTCCCAATGCTGTGTTGTTGGAGATAGAATTTGAATGGGCTTCTATGTGTGATGCTGTTGTTGCCGATTCCCAGTTTATGCCATTTGGTGATAATATATTCGAGGCTATATGTACGTCGCCGACATATGGTAATAGAATGGCTGATCATTTTGTAGACCATCAGAAAGACAAAAAGTATGTTAGAAATACATATAGACATTGTTTGGGAAAAGAGTTAAACACTAATAATTCTGGAAGAATGCAATGGGGTAAAAAATATAGAGATTTACATATAAACGTTTGGAAAGAATGTAAACGAGTGTTAAAAGATGATGGGTTATTTATATTAAATATAAGTGACCATATAAGAAAAGGTAAAATAATATCAGTATCAGATTGGCATCTTGGTATATTGAGTGAGATTGGATTTTCAATTGAGAAAAAAATTGAAATCAAGACGCCGAGGCAGAGAATGGGCAGTAATTCTCATCTAAGAGTAAACTGTGAATATGTATTTATTTTAAGGAATTAATTATGAAATCTAAACCAACATATGAATTAGAATTATCTTTGAAAAATCAAGGGTATAGTTATATTATAGGAATTGATGAGGCTGGTCGTGGTTGTGAGAAACCAGACGCTGAAGTTCTTACTAATAATGGGTGGAAATATTACACAGAGATAGATGTAGATAGTGATAGTATTTTATCTTATACTGTAGATGGAAATATTGAGTGGCAAAATATAGCTGGAGTGGTAGAAAAGAATTTTGATGGTAATTTAATAGAGTTGAAAAATAGAAGCGTTCATATGTTAGTAACACCAGATCATTGTTTTGATGTGTTGAAAAGAACTTTTAAAAGAGATAAATCCAATAATAATAAATTGAAAATGATTGGTTATAAATTTAGAGGTAGAAAATCAGTAAGAAATATTTCAAATAATGATTTTATACCTCGTGGTGGTAATTGGTGTGGTAATAACATGGATCGTTTTATATTACCATCAGTTGATAAACATATTTATAATAGTACTGAAAGGGATTATAAAGAAAAGAAAATTTCTATGAATGTGTGGTCTGCATTTATGGGTATATATTTATCTGAAGGTAGTTGTAGATTCGATGAAGATACATATAATTATAATGTTATTATATCTCAATCTAAAACATCCGTACATTATAAAGATATTTATACTTTATTAAATAAATTACCTTTTGACGTTAAAGAATGTGGGGTAGGATTTGTAATTTATGATAAACAACTTGCTAGTTATATGCATCAATTTGGTGATGTATATATTAAATATATTCCTAATTATATTAAAGAATTAAATTCTGATTTATTGAATATATTTATACAATGGGCTATTAAAGGAGATGGTTCTTGCTATATTGGTAAAAATAGACAGGAAGTTTGCACATATTATACTGTGTCTGAAAGATTACGTGATGATTTTGAAGAAATTTTACTAAAAGCTGGTTGGACATATAAAACTTCAATACGAGAACCTAAAAATAGGATCATTAAAAATAGATTAATTTCTAAAGAAAATCAAAAAGATTGTTTTGAAATTAGATTACGTAGAAATAATAAAATATCTTGTAAATATTTACATAAAAAGTTAATACCATACAAAGGTAAAGTGTTTTGTTTATCGTTACCAAACTACCATAATTTTTATGTACGAAGATCTGGATCAGGTTATTTTACTGGTAATAGTTTAGCTGGCCCTGTAGTTGCAGCATCAGTAATGATTCCAGATGGTTTTGATACATCTGGTATAAATGATTCTAAAAAATTATCTAGCAAAAAGCGAGAATTATTCTATAATAGAATTATAACAGAGTGTCCGTATTACGTAAGCGCTGTGGATGAAAATATGATAGATGCTATAAATATAAGAGAAGCCACAAAATTAGCAATGAGGAATGTAATTAGAGGAATGAATAAATCAGATTTCGCTTTAGTAGATGGGAATTTTATTCCAGATTTAATCCAAATCCCCGCACGAGCCGTCGTGAATGGGGATTCTTTGTCTGTATCTATTGCAGCAGCCTCTATTATTGCAAAAGTTCAAAGAGATGCACATATGGAAGCCATGCATCAAATATACCCTATTTATGGATTTAATAGACACAAAGGTTATGGTACTAAATACCATAGAGAATCTATAAAAATTTACGGACCGTGTTCTATTCATAGGAAAACCTTTGGAGGTGTTAAAGAATATGTTAGATAAAGGAGATTTAAATAGTCAAAAATTATATCTAAATGAAAAACTGCATGATGTGATAGTTATTTTTATTGAAGGGCCTGGTGAGTCTCGTCATAGACTACGGGAAGCCTGGAACAAAGGTAAACTCTTAGCAATAGCTTCTGTAGTATCATCAAGCAAAGAATTTACTGGTATACATGCGGATTATCTAAATAGATATTTGAAACATTTAAGGAAAGATTTACTGAAGTATGGTGAAGTTCATGAAACTATTAATAAGGTGCGTAATAAAACAGCTTCACGTATTATGGGTAATTTGTATAACTTTTTGTATATGCTCCATGATAGCGTTGGTTTAGAATTAGAGGAAAAATGAACTACGAAAAAATATATCATAACTTAATGAACACACGAAAAAATAGAATTTTACATGGTGGAATTCATTATGAAAAACATCATATATTACCAAAATGTTTTGGTGGTAAAAGAGTTAAGAGTAATTTAGTGCATTTAACTTATAGAGAGCATTTTATAGCACATAAATTGTTGTTTAAACTTAGTGCGGGTAAAAATAAAACTAAAATGGGGTATGCTCTACATAGATTATGTACTATAAATAACGGAACCCAAAAGTACAGAATAAAATATAGTAGAGAGTTTGAAAAAATAAAAATACAGATATATGAATTTATACAGGGAGAGAATCACCCTACTTATGGTAAAAAAATGCCGAAAGAATTTTGTGAAAAAATGTCAAAAGTTATGAAAGGGCCTGGAAATCATAGATACGGTAAGCCGCCATGGAATAAGGGACTTACAAAAGAGACAGATGCTAGAGTTAAAGCATATGGTATAAAAGGATCAAAAACTAACACTGGTAGGAAAGTATCAGAAGCACAAAAGAAACTAATGAGTGAATTAATGAAGGGTAAAAATACATATATAAGGTCAAAAGAACATAGAGAAAAAATCTCTAAAACACTTATGGGTAGAAAATTACCGAAAGAAGTATGTATGAAAATGTCAGCATCGCATAAAGGTATTCCACAGAAGAAATTGACTTGCCCACATTGTGGTAAAATAGGTGGAACAACTATGTATAGATGGCATTTTGATAAATGTAAATATAAGGAGAATTAAAATGGGAGAGATCAAGCAGATAATTGTAATGCGAAAGGATCTTCATTGTAGGGCTGGAAAGATAGCGGCACAGGTAGCTCATGCATCTATGAAAGTAATTTTAGACATGATGTCTAAAGAACGAGTATCTGGTGGAATGCAAAAATGGTCCTTACTGATGCATGAGGAAGATGATATATTTACTTGGCTTGATGGTCAATTCACCAAGATAGTTCTATATGTACCTGATCTTGATTACATGATGAATCTCAAGGATAGAGCAGAAATGTTCGGTGTGCCTACAGCGCTCATCATCGACGCTGGTAAAACTGAATTTCATAATAAACCTACTCCGACAGCGTTAGCGCTTGGGCCTGCTGATTCAGATGTATTAGGAGAATTAACTGGAGATTTAAAACTAATATGAAAAGTATTAATGAATTATCAAAAAAGGATATAAAAGATATAGAATTATTAGTTTTTGATGTGGATGGTGTATTAGTTCGTCGAGGGACTGTAATTAAATCCAATAGATCATATCTTGAACTAGAAGTAAAAGTAATAGATCCATTTCAAATAGATCAGATTTGGAGATTGTCTCAATGTGGTTTTAAAATCAATATTAATTCTGGTCGTGGTTTATATATGTTACAACTTATGTTTCGTGAAGTATTACCATATGTTAGTTTGACTTATGAGAATGGAAGCGCTACTTGGTATGAAGGAAATATAGTACAGCATGTAAATAGTTATAGTCGATTAACTGATGCACTTAGTGAACTCTTATTTATTGAAGATGAACGAATAGATGGTTGGGAACCAAAAGAGTTTATTATAACTATTCATTGTTCTGAACGAGTTCCAGCGATAGAAAAAGTAATGTCGAAATTTGAGAATCTTTATTGTTTGTGGAATAGTGAAGCATACGATATTGGGATCAAAAATGATCAAACAAAAGCAATTGGTTTAAAAAGTCTTATGAATTTTTTAAAATTAGAAAAACAAAATGTGTTAGTAATCGGAGATAACTATAACGATAAAAGTATGATGGATATTGGCGGTGTTCGTATCACAGCTGATAAAGACAGGGTATCTGGTGATTTTTGGGTCCCATTGAACGGTGATCGATTACCCGCCGATATTTTGATGGATAAAATTTTAAATTTAAAGTGTGAGGTTTAAAATGGAAGAATTTGTTCAATATAAATTTGAGACAAGTATTTATGAATTGAGATTAAATCAAGCGGTTATTTCAGATAATGATTGGTGGGAAGAAGATGTGGCTCCATTAACTATTTTAAGGGTGCCTGGTGGTTGGATTTATTATAATACGCATTTAGGTAGTAACGGTGTGTTTGTTCCGTTTGATAATGAATTTATGAAAAGGAGTAAATAATGAATTTGTTTCAAAAAGGTAAATTTGAATTACATTCAGGAGTTATAAGTGATTTTAAGATTGATTGTGATGCATTTACAGATGCAGATATTGAAACGATAGCATATATTATATCAAAAAATATTAAATTCAAAGATGTAGTAGGTGTTCCAAGCGGTGGTTTACGATTAGAAAAAGCTTTGGAAAAATATATTTCAAATCGTGGGTGTCATTTGATAGTGGATGATGTATTAACCACTGGTGATAGTATGAATGTATTGAAAAAAGAAATGTATGGAGATAACGGCCTCGGAGTAAAAGGTGTAGTTATATTTGCTCGAAATAAATGCCCTGATTGGATACATCCTGTTTTCAATATGTGGGGGGATTGATATGGAAGATTTAAGACGAGTAGAAATTTTAGATGAAGATGGGTGGCGAGAAGCAGAATTTGTTGAAATACAACCTCATGTCTAACATCTACAAATGGTACATCATTTTAAAGTATAATTATTATAAATTATATTGGAAATTTCATAAACCAAGAAAACCAAGTAGTTTTTATAAATGGATAGAATATTACTATAGTGTATTAGATCAAAAAGCAGTGTGCTTGGGAGTTTTAGATGATAAATCAGAATAAATGCAATTGTGAAATAATGACAGATAAAGGATTAAAGTTATGCAACAAGCCAGCTATATGGAAGCATCCTCGATATCTTGATGGTAAGTTTTGTGAGGAATGTAAAGAAAACGTGGCTTATTTTTTTCCAAATGATTGGTGTTTGCTGGAGGAAGATTAAGATTGGTAAATCATATATAGACAATCATAAAGCAAGAAAAAATAGAGGTAAGCCCGCATTCGATAAAAAAGCGTTATGTCGTAAATCTATTTCTGTATGTCAATTATGCGGAAATAAATGTAGGGCTTCAAAACTTATAGAAGGTATATGCCCATTATGCTATGATAGAATAAAGGATAACTATAATGGCAGATAAATATAGTAGTTTTGATATACCAATAAAATATCAAAATAGAATTGATATAATGGCTAGAGGTATGGAAAGAGCATTACAATCGTTAGGTTTAGATATAGAAATAAAGTCAAAACGTTTTATGGGTGGGGATGGAGAACGAATTTCATTTGAATTTACCAATCATGCAAAGGAGAATTAAAATGATGCCGACAGAACAAAGGTGCCCAAGTTGCGGCACAATATTTATTGGATCTGACGCAATAGGAGATGTGTGTGATAATTGTAGATCTTACAAGTGGAAAGTTGTGCCTTTTAGATATAGATCCTGAAGATGTTATTCCTGGTGGTGTTTTTAGAACTTGTGACGTTTACAAATCTGGCGGCGGGTATGATAAATTTCCTGGCATATATGAGCGTAGGTATGGTGTAAAAACAAATCCTAAACAATTTGTAGTTCAGTTATATGGATGTCATTTAAAATGCCCTTATTGTTACGTAACACAAGATGGTATCTGGGGTGATTACAAAAAATATACATCAGAGCAATTAGTTAAAGAATTTCTTAAATCAGGATGTGAAGTGTTTCATTTAATGGGGGGTTCACCTGCTTTGTATATCGAATATTGGCCTGAACTTATTGGTATGCTTGATAATTATTTGGGAAGTAATATGATTTTTCATAGTGATTTAACTTTAACTGAAAAAAGATTTAATCGACCATTATTAAAGGCTATTTCACAGCCAAATTGTTTGTATGCTGTAAATGTCAAGGGTGTGACCCCACAAGATTATGAAAGAAATACAGGTAAGAAATTTGATAGTTCTATGTTCTGGATGAATTTATGGGATATGATGGTTTGTGAAGTGCCGTTTTACATCACATTTACCAATCCTGATATGGATCATTATTCAGAATTTGTGGATCACATTAAACATATTTATGGCGAAGAGTTATTGGAAGATAGTTTTATTATAGATTTGATAGATTATAAGGCGGTAGAAAATTGTGAAAGAATTCATAGATAAAATACATAATAAAGATATACATGAATTATTGAGAGAATTACCAAATAAATCAATAGACCTTGTATATTCTGATATAGATTATAATGTTGGTGTAAAATATGGTGGAAAATCTTACACCAAAATATTTAAGGAATATATATCTGAATACGTGGCTTTAGCATCAGAATCAGTGCGTGTATTAAAAGATACTGGCAGTGCGTTTTTTATTAATTATCCAAAGAATAATGCTTTTTTATGGGTTAATTTTTTAGACAACGCTTGTTATGACGTTCAAGAATATGTATGGATATATAATTCTAATATAGGGCATTCGCCCAGACGATTTACTACGGCACATAGGTCAATATTACATTGTCGTATGTCAAAAGAAAGTAAATTCTATAAGGATAATGTGGCTCAGCCATATGTAAATCCTACTGATAGAAGGATAAGGCGATTAATGAGAAAAGGTAGTAAGGGTAGAGCCCCTTACTCATGGTTTTATTCGGATTTGGTTAAAAATGTAACTAAGGGTAGTAAAAATATTAACCATCCCTGTGTCATACCGGAAAAGGTGTCTTCCTTATTAATTAAGAGTGTTACTAAGCCAGGTGATACTGTATTAATCTTATTTGCGGGAAGTGGATCAGAAATAAATGTTTGCCGTCGATTAGGCAGGCATTTTATTGCGGCTGAATTGAATGATGATTACTGTGATTTTATAGAAAAGCAATTAGATGAGCGGTTAATTTCGTTCTAATGAGGGAAGAGCTATGGTTAGAATAACTGGATATGATAAGGGATTGGTGATGTTTCATTGTGATAAATGTGATTATACTGGGGTTAAAGATATATCATCGTATATAACAGCTGATTGTGTGTTTAGTATTGAACCGATATGTATAGTTTGTGGTGATAGTGGTTGTTTAGATTTTTTATATTGTTCAACTGAATATAAAGCAAAGGAATTATTGGCAGAGTTCGAAGCGTTAAAATCCAGAAGGGGGGGATTAAAATGCCAATTATTATAAAAAATAGATCGCAGTATGCAAAAGAGGCTGTAGATAGAATTGTTAAACAATTAGAAGAGATGCAACAAGAGGTAATTGAAAGTGTTGAAAAGGCATCAACTATGTTGGTATCAGTAGAAGCTTTATATGAAATACGAGATTATATTGATCAGTTAATATTAAATTGGAAGGATGAGAAAATAGAATTGGAGGATTAATAATATGAAAAGAATTTCGTGGGACGATTTGTTTATGGCTATGGTTTATTTAATGTCTATGAAAAGTAAGGATACAAAGACACATGTAGGAGCGGTGATAGTAGGCCCCTTAAATGAAGTACTATCGGTAGGTTTTAATGGTATGCCTATTGGTGTAAATGATAATATAACTAAAAGATATGAGCGCCCAGAAAAATATTATTGGATGGAACATGCTGAAAGAAATGCGATACTTTTATCACCTTATAATGTTAGAGGTTGTAAAATGTATACTAATGGGATACCCTGTATGAATTGTGCTAGAAGTATAGTACAGGTTGGTATATCAGAAGTAATTGTAGATAAAGTTTGGGATGATAATAACTATAATCAATGGATTGAAGAAGCTGAGCGTACTAAAACAATGTTTGAGGAATCTGGAGTTAAACTTAGATTTTGGGATGGTCAGTTGATTAGTGAAATTTATCGATTTCGAAATGGTGAAAAACTTTAAGGAGGTTACATGCCGACACTGGAATCTGTTAATGGATATGATATAAATCTTGTTGATCCTAGGTTTAGTAGAAAAAGTCGAAAAAGAAGGAGATGTTACATGCCACGAAAGAAAATTAAACCACCACGTACAGAGGGTGAGGTACTTCAAAAAATAGCGGATTGGTGTACAGATTTACATCCGAGAGTTGAGGTTCAAAAATCTGAATATGAAAAGTTAATAGAAAGTACTGGCGAGAAAAAAATTATTGATGCGACTATGATTGGAAAATATAAACGCAAAAGTAAATCTGGTGCAAAAGGATGTTTGATCGCTGAGTTAGAATTTGAAGAGCATAAAGCTAGACGGTATAGTATTCTTAAAGATATGCCTATGATTACTATTCCATTAAGAAAATTACCTTATTGGCGTAATGATATACCACAATATTGGTTAAAAGTGGATAAAGATGGCACACCATTTATGATAAATTATAGATATGTGGCAAATAATAGTGATAATTTAGATAAAATGCAACGTCAAGGTAAATGGCAAAACAATGACCAGATTGTGCGAATTAAAGTTGCTGAACGTAAAGATAAGAAATCCAAATGGCCTAGATATGTAATTATGGGTTGGGATAGAATATTTAAAGAATTGAATAAAGTTGTTAGATTGGCAGGATTTTAATAAAAAATGAATTTTTTATCTAGCAAAATTGAAAAAATATTCTATAATAGATATAGAGGTCAGTGGAGTTTATCTTCGCTGACCTTTTTTATTATACAACATTATAGGAGGAAGTAATCATGGCACATTTTAATGGAGATCAGTATGACAATTTTCAATTTAATCCTGGAAGTATTGGAGCTGATTGGAAATTTGGGACACAACCAGCTTACGATATGAGACCGCTTGCGGCAAGGATTGCTAGATGGAATATCGATTATGCGGGACCAAGAATGAGTGACGATTATACGCGCACTAGTCTTGGCTTTGCTTTTAAAGGTAATATTGAAAACCCGAAAAAGCAGCCTGGTATTGGTTTTGGTACAGATTGGGATGTATATAACTATAATCCATTTGTATGGGGTTATGCAGTTGCTCATCGTAGAGTTAATGCTGATCCTATGTTCAAAATTACTGAGAAGAGGGGTACTGTAGCGCCGCCAGCTAAGGATGTTATGGATCGAAAAGAAGTAAGTGCATCTGGCATGAGTCAGTACAAAAACTACCCATCTGAGGGTTGGTCATCTTTTGGTAAGAAATATGATAAAGAAAGAGCATGGGCTGGTAATACATGGATTAATGGTATGGTATAATTATAGTAAAAATTAGTATTATTTATCTAGCAAAATGAGCATTTTATTCTATAATATATGTGAGGGCAGATACCGGTGGAATATAAGATGCATTGTATTTTATGCGGTTGTAAATGGGGTACAGGAGAAGATATTGGAAGTTCTGGAATTTGTCCCCAATGTTTTAAAAAATGGATTAATGCTCGTAAAAAGGTAAATAATTTAAGAGAATGTTATGGAGAGTATGGACAGCACGATGATGTGGATTGTGTGAATTGCTCCGTGATGAATTTATGTTTTAAGGATACTTATGGAAATAAATAGAATTTATTGTGGTGATTCGAGACAAATGAATGAAATTGAGAATGATTGTGTTCATTTAACAGTCACATCACCTCCATATTATGTAGGAAAAGAATATGAAAAGTATTTACCAACTTTGAATAGTTATTTTCAAATGCTTTATGATGTGTTTATAGAAGTGCATCGAGTAACTATTCCAGGCGGTAAAATCATTGTAAATATAGGAGATATAGCGGTTGGTTCTAATTACAATGAGGGATTTCCAGAAGAGATTATGGTGATTTCTAAATTAGTGGAATTTATGCGCGAATTGGGTTCGTATTTATATGCACGAATTATATGGGAAAAAGATGATCCGTGGGCAAATAGCTCTCATGTCTCTTTTCATAGTAAAGTTCAACATGCAGAATATCGTGTTTTACCTGCGTGGGAATATGTATTTGTATTTAGAAAAGGTAAAGAGGTTCGCAAAGATAAATTCGCTAGTGATGGTAGATGGATCACTAAGAGTGAATGGAAAAAATTAGCGCATGGTATATGGAATATACGTTCTGTGCAATCTAATAGTTTTCATGAAGCAATGTTTCCAGAATTGTTAGTTAAAAATTGTATTAAGTTGTATAGTTTTAACGATGATATTATATTAGACCCGTTTATGGGTAGTGGAACTACGGCTATTGTGGCTAAGAAGCTTGGTAGGAATTATATTGGTTATGAAAAAGAACCGAAGTATGTTAATTTAGCTAATAATAGAATAGCGTCAGTTACATCTAATATGATAACACCGTCAGAAGAATATATTGATAAAACAATGAATGCTGAATTACAAGAAAGGTTTATTTAATGGAATCTCCATGTGATTGTAAAGATATGTTATGGATGATGAAAAACAATAAGGTTTTTCGAAAATCTGATGGTAGATGGATGCTCACATGGATAGAATTAGACAAAGAAGATAAAAAAGGCATTAATATAGAAAAGTTTGGTGTTGTTATTCATCATTGCATGTTTTGTGGTAAAAAAGTAAACAATTAATCGGAGGATAGCCAATGAAAACTGGTAATAGAGGTATTGCAAAGACTGTAGGTGGAAAAACAGTTAAAATGACGGTTAAGGTTCAGTGCCCTAATTGTGGAAAGGAATATATTATCCAATCTGATGTTCCTATGAGAGATCAGCAGGTGTGTCCTGATTGTAGATAAACGGCAAGGAAGAATTTTAAAAAAAGATTTTGGAGGATTTGAATTATGAGTAAAACAATGAATAAATTTAATCGAGGTTTGAATTATTTGTCACGAGGTCAATTTAAGGCTGCTATTAAGAATTTTGAAGCTGCTGTTCGTAGTGGTGATGGAACAAATTTACAACGAGATGTAGCGGCATTTTACATGGTCAATACTGCGAAATATCGCAGGGAATGGAAGAAAAGACGGTATGGTAATGCTAATCTTTTCTGGTATGATCCAGAGGATAATAGTGGAAGAGCTTGGTCAGACGTGGATATTGCCGCTGTCTTGCTTACACCTAATACTAAAAAGATGAACGATTATCTTAGCAAGTTTCTCGGCAGAAACTTGAATGCTATTAGTTTTCAAAGACGTTACGCTTATGGACGGCCACTTGCATCTTGGCGAAATGAAAGTGGAAAGCGTTATACTCGCTACACTCAGACTAAGAACGTGTATCGTAGACTTGGTGCTTAATAGTACCAGCACTCTGTAGCGGCTGGTTATGCGTAAAGGTTTTTTGGTACTTCCTTGCGTCCTAAAATTTTAAGTTATTTGAAAAGCTGCTCGAATAACTTTACCTTAAACATAACCTCAGAGTGTTGTCTATATATAAGGTGGGTGCTCTTCGTTGAGCACCCGCCTAAACATATCCGAGGATGAAAAATGGAACTACAAGATATATTAGTAGTAGAATATTTAACTCAGCGGGTAATATTTTTTATTGAGAGGTTTGGTTATCATAATTTAGATATAATAGAAACCTCAAAAGGTGGTATTTCGTATCTTAAAGATAATTTGTATGATTATATATTTTTAGGTGGTGAGTTAGGAAAAGAAGGTGGTAGTGGTTGTGAAGTAGCTTATTTTTTAAATGATGAGCAAGGTAATCCTAATGTAATGGCGAATATAATTATACATAGTTGGAATTTAATGGAAGTTGATAAAATGATACAGTTATTACCACAAGCGAAATATTTACCATTTAATGAAAAACAATTGAGCACATTATCTATTTAGTGCGGGGGCCTAGAAAATAAAATTCTAGGAGGTACGTGTCATGAATAGAAAAAGTTTGCTGCCAAGTACTGCTTCATATTGGGGGGTACCTGTTCTTAGACGTTTACGTGATGACATGGACGAAATGTTTGAGTCTTTTTTTGCAGATGTATTTAAAACCCCGGCGATGAAAGTTTTTGAAGATGTTCAGACTGGTGCTTCGTTTCCTAAAATTAATGTTTCGGAAACAGATGCAGGTTATAATGTAGAGATAGCGGTAGCTGGATTCGAAAAAAATGATGTTAATCTTGAATTAAGAGATAACACCTTATTTATTTCGGCTGATAAAAAGTCTGAAGATGAAGAAGAAGAAAAAAGTTATATTCGTAAAGAGATTTCTTCTAGATCTTTCCGTAGAGCAGTTAGATTTCCTTGTGAAGTTACCGAAGAGGTTAGTGCTAATTACAAAGATGGTATAATTAACGTGCAAGTTAGTAAAGCCGTTGAACCCGAAAAGGAAGAAGGAATTAAAATCGATATTGAATAATTAAGTCATGGCCCCCGCATTAAAAATTTATGGAGGTGATTGTTATGCCAAGAATGGATGGGACTGGCCCGATGGGTCAAGGCCCAATGACTGGTCGTGGTTTTGGATCATGTGATGATGATAAGTTGGATAAGCCCGTAAGAGCAGAGCGTGGATTGAGTCCTTGTGGTCGTGGTTTAGCTAACAGACGTGGTTTTGGTCGTGGTAATCGTGGTCGTAATGGTAGACAAAGAGTTTAAGAAAGGGGGGTTTAACATGGCAAGAGGTCAAAAAGACGGAACTGGACGTGGTAAAGGTCGTTCAGGTGGTTTGAGACGTAATAAAAATCCAAAACCTTGTGGTAAAGGTGGTGGAGGCCGTGGTAAAGGTAAAAATAGAAAATAATAATTAAAGGACGAGGAGATTTAATATGAGTAGATATTATGAAGCAGATGATTTGGTTTATAATTTAATACAGGCATTGATATATGATGAGGAACGCTTTCCTTATTTAAAACCTGCCGCTATTAAAGCGGTAATGGATAATAAACCAAAGATTGATAAATTAACTAATAGAGTCACATTTGCTTATATTAAAACAGCAAATGAGGTTGAAAGATTTTTAACAAAAGATGGTCATAATTTAGAAGGTATTGATTACATTATGTTCATTAATGATATTGTATGGGAATTAGCCAGCGATAAGGATAAGAAACGGATTATTTCTCATGAACTACGCCATACATTTTTGGATGATAAAGGAAATTTTAAGATAGTTAAGCATGACATTGAGGATTTTTATGCAGAAGTTAAATTAAACGAAGATGATCCTATGTGGGGGCAATCTTTAGGTGCTATCGCTATTGCCAAGATCGAACAGATGAAGGAAGAGGCAAAGGCTAATAGATAAGGGGGTTTTTATGGAACCACAGAGAGAAAAGATGTTAGAGGACTGGATAGCTATTCGAAACGCTATATTACGAGCTGAAGCCGGTGAATTATTAGTTAAGTATATGCGTGAATCCGATTTTATTGTTATGGAAGGTGAAGGTGGAGAAAGAGCGAGTGAGATTCAGCGATTAAAAGACGAAAAGAAAGATAAAATTGTCGGAATTTATGTTGATTTAGTTCTTAAGTTCCCTGAAGCGTTGGATAGAGATTTTACGAAAGAGGAAATTAGTGATATTCAAAGCGCTCTTGATGTTTTAGCGAAAGCGCAACAAAAGCAAGAAGGGAAGGAATAAGCCGCTATAGCTCAGGAGGTTAGAGCGTATCCTTGGTAAGGATAAGGCCATCGGTTCAACTCCGATTAGCGGCTCCAGTTTAATCTGGTTATTGGAGGGAGTATATGCCGCGGAATCTGATTAGGCAGTTTGAACAGGTAAGGGGAACCTACACGTTTTTTTATGATATGTTCCGTCAATATGCGGAGCAAGCTGGTCGGCATTATTTTACTGGCACACTATCAGTTGTATCAGGTTCGACTACTGTTATAGATTCGTCTACTACATTTGAAGAAGATGAATTAGGAAATTTTATTGTTATTGATAGTGGTGCTGAATCCGGTGTATATCAGTTAACTGCATGTAGTGGTTCGCTCAATGCTGAAGTAGATCCTGCGATATCAGGAACGAATGCGTCTGCTTCTTATAGACGACATTATTACCAAAATTTAGAAGATGACCTAAATTATTTAAGAAAGATGCTCCAATTAGTTATTGGAGAAGATAGTTGGTATGATGAGCCAAATACGGATTTACGAAATATGGCGTATCTTATACCTAAGCGCCCTAATTATTTAGGCGAAACTACTCAATATGCACAGCGCCCCGGCACTGTGTCTTTTTCTTTATCCGATATAAATCAAACCGGCGGGGTTAGTAGCAATAATCCCGCTGCGTACTATACAGATAACATATCAAGTACCTCTCCTGGCACAACAGTTAGATTTACAGATGATAATACAATGATAATTTCCGTAACTGGTGGGTTTTATCCAGCTGATATGGGTTATTTACGTGTTTATAAAGATAGTGCATTGGTCGGCGAGTTAGATTTATCATCAGTGTGGACATCAGATGGTTGTGTTTACGAGGAAGAGGAATCAGATGTTGGAAATAATCCTAACCATACAGCGGCTGGTGGATTGGACATTTTTAATTTGACAAATAGACGTTGTATGAATGATTCTGTTGATGGATATGGTTATTTTTGGCCGCCCTATCAAATAGCTAGTATGAGTTGTACATTAAGTTTAGATGAAGGTTTTACTGGTCAGATATATATACAGCATAGTAGTGGAGGGGGTTCTCAAAATTATACATATTCATCTTTTTGGGTTGATACAAGTAGTCAATCCATCTCACCGTCAGCTCCTACTGTTGTTTCAGGAATAAATGTTTTGAAATATTTAAGTGGTGTATCGTATTTTGATACTGGAAGTCAATTTACGATTTCAGGTACAAACAGTGATGCTCTATTTGATGAAGGGTATCGCACAAATAGCCCTATGACTTTTTGTTTAAGTCAATTTAACGCATCAAATATTAGTCCAACCTATAATCAAATAGGATTGTCCACTCCACTTGACATTTCTGATACAATAGCTGGATTAGGTGGATATGGTACTACTTTTTCAGTGGGTAGTGGTAATTTTAGAGATTTAGATGCTAGAGCACAGGTACGTTATTATAATGTATTTACAAATTCCCAGTCAGGCGATTCCGCCGCTGGGATTTTTCGTATCGATACCTATGGCACAACTAGTACAAATTTAATAGAGTATTTTGATGATGAGCACAAAAGATATAAAGGTACTGAAAATTTTAATGATATTACTTTAGGTGACGACCCTGATACTGATAGTGCTTGGGATGAAACAGATAATATATTATCTATTCCTGGATTAGTTGTATACAACGGTACTTTGAAATATCCTACTATTAACCATTCATTATATAAGCCTTTTGGTCCTGATTATAGTAGTGCATCTGGTGATTTTTATTATTATAGAATATTTATTGCATCTGGGGCATTTACTCATGGCACCATAACTTTCAGTGGGTGGTCAAATGCGTTAAGTACTATACAAGGTAGTGATGTTGAAATATATATGCGTTATCCAAATTGCAGTGATTATGGAAATGGTAATAGTGCCACCTGGCAAGATTTAAGTGTTGATCAGCAAAATTATGGTGGTGATGGTTGTCTTGGTGCTGGCTCTTCTGGTAGCGTGGTAGCTTTTAGTTTTGGAACCACAAGTTCAAGTTCTTTTGGTAACAGAGTTATTGTACGTATTAAATTTAGTAGTAACGTAACCGCTTTGAGTACAGTAACTTTTAGCCCAACTTTATAAGGAGAAGTAGTAGATGGCTTTTGATGATACCTATAGAGAAAGTATACAAAATAAGCATTTGGGTAATGTAGGTTTCACATCTACTGCTAAAGGTGTTACTAATGAAGCTAATGCTGACATTAATCCGCATCAATTAAATGCGTATCAAATACCCGCGCATAATGTAGTAGATGAATATGGGCCTTTAGTTGCGAGTGGTATTGCAGCTGAGTTAGTTGAAGAACACATTGTTAAGCTTACAGCGGATCCAACTGTTAATAATAATAAAGCATGGTTAGCTTATGAAGATAATTGTGTCGTATCTGGTCATTTAAGCAGGGGTCATATACGATTAAATCAGTTTATCCGTGTAGCTGAAACACAATATAAACTGAGGGTATTTGAGGATAATGGAGCTGGCACAGCTCCAGATTATTCAAAAGAGATTTTTCCGTCAGAAACACAATTTAATTGGGATTATAATGCGGGTGCGGGTACTTTATATTTTGATGAAGATCCCTCTAATAATGGGAAAACGTTGCCTTTATGGGGTGTTTTTTATAACTATATCGGAGAATCTGTTGGTGATGCACTTGCTACATTTAGTGGTACACCTGGGGCTTCTCATGAGCATTTTGATGTGGATTTTACGTATGTGTCTGGAAATACGTGGGTTTACGATCCAAATCCAGGCGTATTTTCCACTGTGCCAGAGCAGTTAGCTATTTATGTAAATGGTGTAAAAAATAAGTCGAATGATGTGTCATATTATGCACCTACGATTTCTGGGGGTAAATTGTATATAGATTTTGGTTATAACGTTAATTCATCTGGTTGGTGGGTTAATGGAACTTATATATTAAGTGTCTAGCAAAATGAAAAAAATATACTATTATATAGATAGTAGTATGAATTTTTAAATTTAAGGTCAGAGGTTAAAGGAATGGCGGTTTATAAAATATCTGGAGATATTACTGAAGATGCATTGATCTATGTTATACAGGATGAAGAATATAAAGGTAAACGTAGGGTGTCTGCGGGTCATTATGAAATAGTATTTGAATCTGAATCTGATAGTGCAATTATAGCTGTAGCCGAAAATCCTAACGGTAAGATTTTAAGTTTTGGTAATATTACAGTTATAGATGCGGATGGCCAGACACCGAATTTACATTTTAATGAGTCATTATCAGCTATCATAAATAATTTGACTGGGATATATAATTCTTTGAATGGATTATATGATGTATCGCAAGATATTATAGATGATTTAGATAGTGTTATTAATAGATTACGAAGTATATAGTATGATATATCTTAAAAATGTACAAGAAATAAGAAACATAGAGTATGTTAATAAATTAGGCGCAGAGCTTTTACAAATATGTTATGAGTATTTAAAGCCTGGTATTGTGACTTTAGAGTTAGATGAAATAGTTAATAAATTTTGTGCTGATAGAAAAGTTATCCCATCATTTAGAAATTATAGAGGATTTCCACATAGTTTATGTGTATCAGTGAATGAAGAAATTATACATGGATTTCCAAACGAAAGGGTCGTTAAGGCCGGCGATATTGTAAGTGTTGATTTAGGTTTAAATTGGCATAATTATTATAGTGATGCTGCCTTTACAAAAATAATTGGTAAAGTTACAAATTCAACAAAAAAATTAGTTAAAACTACACGTGAATGTTTATATAAAGGTATATCAAAAGCTAAACATGGTAATCGTCTTAATGATATTTCAGCAGCTATTCAATTACACGCTGAATTAAAAGGATTTGATGTAGTTCGCGAATATGTTGGTCATGGTGTTGGGTTGGCAGTACATGAAGATCCAAAGATACCTAATTATGTATCACACGGTATTAATTGGAAATTACGAACCGGGATGGTAGTAGCTATCGAGCCGATTGTTGTGGCTGGTAGTTATGAAGTTTATGTTGGGAAAAATAATTGGACAGTTATTACTAAAGATCATAAATTAGCAGCGCACTTTGAGCATTCCATTGCTATAACGGGTGATAAACCGATTATATTAAGTGAACTTTATGGAGGATAAAAATGTCATACAAAATTTCTGGAACTTTAAATGACAGCGCCAGAATTTTAGTATTAAAAGAATCTGACTGGTCGATAGAGTCTAACTCGTTGGAATCAGTGGGAGATTACGAAA